AGTGTTGATGATGAAGGGGATCCAATAAAATTTATACTAATTGTAAAATGAAATACTTAAAGAAATTTGAGTCCAATAATGATTATGGTGAATATTGGTCAGTTATTTATGATCCTATTATTATTAGAAAATCTTTGAAAAAAATTGGATGTCCTGATAAAACAATAGATAGTATTATTTATTTTTTCTCTGATTCTGATATTTTTGATAGTGTATTATATATTGTAATGGAAATAAAAAATGATAATGTATATTGGGACGCATCATTAAATGATGGTACATATAAATATTATAAATATAATGGTGATATTAAACTATCAAAGAAAGAATTAGAAGAAGTAGAAATAGAAAAACACTCAAATAAATTTAATATATGAAATACTTGAAAAAATTTGAATATAATGAATATGAATATGAAATAGGTGATTATGTTTTAGTCGATTTACCTCTAATAAAAGACTATTATTTTAATTATGCTACAAATGGAATTATTGATGATCATGCTATTATAATTGAGGTAAATGATGATAAAGATGATGATCATGAAGATCATTATATTAGAACATATAAATTATTATTTTATAATGATAAAGTACTTGATGAAGTTAGACCAATATTAATTACTAGAAAATTAACAAATACAGAAGCAAAAGATTTAATTTTTAAAACTAATTTAAAAAAATTTAACATATGAAATACTTAAAATATTTTGAAAATAATAATATTATAGAACAGCAACCTTTTTATATTAGTAATAACACATTATATATATCAGATGATATGGCAAAATTATTAACTCCTACATATAATGATCTAAAGAAAAGATATAAAAATAATCAAAATGCTATTGACTATCAATTTCAAAAAAATGTTGATTTCTTAAATAACGAAAAAGATGAAAATGGACGCAATAAAGTCAGAGAAGTATATACTAATATTACAGTTAGATGGAGAAATATGTATGCTATGAGTATAATCATTAAATATCGTGGAAGTGGAAATACTATAGATAATAAATTTGGAAAATTTAATTATTATATTACTGGAAATTCAGGTGATAGTGAGATGCATGGAAAAAATATGAAAAGAGCAACAAGAGAATGTAATTATAATCTTATGATAAAATTATATCCTATTGTTAAATATATTGATAATTTCATGAAAATTTTTGAATCTAAAGAAAAAGGATTTTTAGAAATAATTAAAGATTCATTAAATAAAGATATTATGTTAGCTAAATACGGGGTACCAAAGGAATTAAAAAAATATTTCAAAGGAGCAGAAGAAGCTATTATAAATTCGGATAAATATAATATATAATATATATATCATGATCTTGCATCATTTTATTTCTTATGAAATAGAGTTTTTTTATATATAGATAAAAATTAAATTATTAAACATGATAAATCAACAAAACAGTTTTGTGTCTTTAGCTGAACAACTAGCTGTATTAAATAAGAATTCAGTAGAAGTTATGACAAAATTAAATGATGTTGTAGCTAGTAGAAATTCTGTTGTAAACGTTAACTTAATGAATACAGATGGAACAACATCATCATATCAATTTCCAACAGTTGGTCAATTAAAAAATGAATTAGATATTGCAAATAGAAATATTCAGAAATTAGCAGGATTATCTGATAGTACAGCTTATGTATCAGATGGTACAACTATGAGAAGAATATATGTAGATGATTTGAATAGTGAGCCTAGTCCTATTGATAGTTTAGATAGTATAAAAAAATTCACATCTATAAACAATTCTTTTTTTGAATCTCTTTATAATCCTATGTTAGCGATAGAACTTGATTTAACTGATAGAATTGATCAAAAAGTAAAAAAGGTATTATCACGTAGATATATAATAAAATTTCAGACAGATCAATATGGTAATTTAACATCAGATGGTTCAAATTCAAAATCAGATTTTGAAACTAAATTCTTAAATAGAAATGATGTTTTTATTGATGATTTGACTTCATGGTACACAAATATAAAAAATACTGGTGTTTTTCATAGTAATCAACCTTATGATGAGCAAGTATTTGACTTAGATTATGATAAACTTCAATATTATGGAATATTTGATGTGGTTGGTATTGATAATGATACAATTAATAGTAAAATGTGGTATGTATTAGGATCGATAACTTATTATGATTATACAGGTAACACTAGACAATTATCAGTAGGAGATGAATTAATAATAAATAAAAAAGATTCATCAACATTATGGACAATAAAGGAAGTTAGTACAGCTAAAAGTAATTATAGAGTTATTTTAGAGAGGTTGGAAGGGTTAGAACCTGTTCCAATACTATCACAAGGATTGAAGATTTATAGTCCTGTATTACCAGAAAAAACAATAAAAATATCTATTGGTTATGATGAATACAATGTAGTTTTTATCAAACCTATTAATACAGATTCAAATGTCATTTCATCAACATGGTCTTATGGTACATCTTTTTATAGTAACAATTTAGTTTTAGATACAAATAGTACTGTTTCTATGACAAAATTCTATAGTGATACTGTATTTGATTATGGTTCTATATTAAAAGATTTAATATCTAAAAATATACCTAGTAAATTTGGAATAACACCAAATGTACCAACTTTAGTATCTAGTAATTTTAAAGTTTTACAAATAAATACACATTTAACTGATACAGCGGATTCAGCAAAAATTCAAAATTTAAATACTCAAAAAGTATCTATAAAATCACAATTAGAACAATTAAGTGATGCTATAGTTGAACAGAATAAAGAACTTAGTACTAAGCAATACAAATCAACATCAGATAAGCAGGCAAGTCAAAATCAATTAAATACTTTGATAAGTCAGCAATCATCATTAACTAAATCATACACATCGATAGTTAGTCAAATTACTGCTGAGAATACTGGTTCAATTTCAAGTGTAACTGCAAAATTTAGGGTAAGAGGTTTTTGGAGTATTCCAGAACCTATTATAATTAATACAGTAGGAGAACAACAAAAACAAGAAGTTGTTCAGTTTATTGTTCAATATAGATATAAGGCTACAGGAGGTTCTGAGCCTACAACAGAAGGATTTAATTTAAATCTTACAGAAACTATATACACAAATTCTACATCTACTGGAGATATTACTGATCAAACTAAAGCATATCTTAATCCAAGTATAACAACTCAAAATGTTACTGAAACTGGATATTTTTCCAATTGGAATCAATATATGACAGATGCAAGGACAAGAACTTATAATAGAGCTTTAGATGTTTGGACATGGGATGTTGAAAATGTTTCTGATGCAAATTCACCTAAAGTTAATCAATTAGACATATCTTTACATCCAAATGAAACAGTTGAAATTAAAATTAAATCTATATCAGAAGTTGGATTTCCAGACTCACTTATAGTATCTGATTGGTCTGACGTTATGACAATTGATTTTCCAACTGATCTTTCTCAAGTAGGTAACGAAAATTCTACTATTTTACAATCTGCTCAAAATGAACAAATATATTCACAAATAGAAAGTGATTTTAATGCAAAAGGATTAACAACGCATCTTCAGCAATCATATTATGTTAATGATTTATATGTTGCTCATACTGATGTAAATGTAGGCACATCATTTAAAGATAGCTCAGGTAATATAATTATGTTAAATGATTATTTAAAATTATTAACAGATAAAATAACTGCTCTTGAAGAAATTGTATCTAATGCAAAAGGAGAACTTTCAATTAGTTTATATAAGAATTCAACAAATGTTACAATAGAAAATGGTGCATCTATAATTCAAAATATTACATGTGAAGATTATGCAGAATTATCTGGTACAACAACAAGAACATATTACAATAATATATATTCTTCTGATGATTTCTACATACAATTTGGAAATGTTTCACAATCTGCACAATTAGGATTACTTTCATATAGAAAATATGTACCTACTGTTAATGGTGATAATAGATTTTATAATACACAATATTCAAATGGATCATTAGCAACTTATATTGATTCAGAAGATATGCTTAGAACACAAGTAGATAATCAATTTATTTGGATTTCTGATGTATCAGGAACAAATGCAATATATAATTCAGGAAAAACATATAATTCTAATGGATTAGGACAAGTTTTGTACTCTAAAAATTGGAATGTTGGATTAACTGGAACTACAACACCAAATTCAGGAGGTACTTATTCAACTCCAATAAATATATTTAATGATGTTAATTGGACTGGAGTTACTTGGAGTGCTGACAATGATTATCAAACTGATTTTCCTGTTACGATACATCCACATATTGATAATATTTCAGATTATGTTTATTCTGATAAAAGTGGAGTTAAATTGATAAATTCTAATAGCAAATTTACATTACCTATTAAATTTTTATTTAAATTATCAGGAGGAACAAGTGATTCAATATCATTTCCTACAAATTTATCTACATCTCCATCAGTTACAAAAAAACTCAGAATCTTTATTGAATCTGAAAGCTTAAATAGACCATTTGAATTTGAAATAGTGTTTAAGATATTTAGAAACAGAACATCATCAGTAAGAAGTATTGGATCTTAAAAAATATAATAAAATATAATAATGATAAATAACAGTTTTCAATTATTAAGAACTAATCCCGCTCTAACAACTAACATAAAATTAGTTGTTAGTTCTGATTATAAACTATACTTAGAATCATTTGATACTAATACTCAATTATCTAATCAAAAATATAAACATTATTCAGTTGCTAAAAATAAACTATACGAAAATCAAATAGTTAATTATTATGATGGTTTGTCATCACAATTAGCATTTGATGTTAAATATGATTCTGATGTTACTAATGTATTCACTAAATATAATCAACAATTCGATGATATTTATTGGAGTGGAGCAAAATCAGTAGAAGATAATTGGTATAATGAAGATTTTGAGTATTTAGCACCTTTATTTATAAGAAAAGAAAATTTACCAGATGGTTTTATTATTTTAAGAGTCGATGGCGCTGCACCTTATGAAAATGAAGATGACGATTTAGGTTCAAGTAAATTAAATAAAGATAACTTTCATACTCAAATAGTTGATAAATGGAAATGTGTATCTGTAATTGATATGAGGTATAATACTGATTTTGGGTTATTTTTATATACTAATTTCACAAACAATGCATCATTTCCAGAAAGATCATTTGATTTAGATTTTAGACAATATGAGTATTCTAAATTTTATGGAATTGATTATAATAATGGTAGTTATGTAAACAAATCGAATTTTTTACAATCAATACTAAAATATGAACAGCCACATTTTAAGCTTGAACATGAAATCATTAAATCTTTTGAAAATAATAATTTAATATTTCCGCATATTTTAAATCTGAAGTTTTTATTTGATGATGTTCCTGCTAATCCAGTTAATATAAATAATTATTCTATAAATAGATATTATGGTTTTTACGCTGATAAATTAGAATTAGTAACAAATTTAACATCATATATTACTCCTGAACTAAAAAGTGGATTTACATTAAAAAATAATATCTTCGGATATATGTCAGGTGATAAATTTGTAGAAAGTAATGAATCTCCTTTTATTGAAGGATTTTTTTTAGATAAAACCTATTGGATTCAACTTACAAATTCAGATTATGATAATGAATTTTATAACGTCATAAGAGTAAATAATAATGGAAAAAATACATATAGAATTGTCAGTGATATAGATTTGAGTGGATATACATTCAATGTTTCTAATGATAGAACTTGTTACATTAATTATACTAACGGATTTAATTATAATTGTAAAATTATTAATAATCCTTCTGGTATAACTAATCATATATCTGGATATACATCAAATTTTAATATTGATCCATATTATTCAGGAGAAACAACAGAATCAATGTATGGAGATTTATATCTAATACAAATAGACGGGATTTATCATGTATTAAAGAATAAAAATGGAGCTTATTTTATACAAAGTGATTATGCAATAAATTCATATTCAACAGGTTTAGAATATTGGAAAGGTGGAAAAGATAGTATATATTATACCAAGAAAGAAATATATAAATATGGAAATAAACCAATAGTTTATCCTGTTTATAGAATAAAATTCAGCGACATTAAAGATTTTGATTTTAATAGGGTAAATTCTCATTTTGCAGATTTCGATTATGAGAAAGATACATATACGTCAACAGATGAACAAAAATTATATGCTGTTGATTATACTGATACATCATCATTAACTAAAAAAAATATGACTCATTCAAGAGGAGAAGATGGACAATACCAAGTAATGAATGTTTCATCTGAATATGTTTCAGATGATGAACTTTATGAAATATCATTTAACAATTTAACTGAAATATGGAGAAAAAATCCATCAGTAGTAAAATGGGGATTTGCTGGATCAAATTCTAATTGTGATTATCCTTATAAATTAAACAATTCAATTAATATTGGAGATACTTTTAATTCTACTTGTAATGTGTTTAGTTTAATGCCAACAGAGGTAGAAAAAAACTTAGACTATTTTTATAGAATAGGAAATTTTTTCTCAGGAACTACTGATAATATTGTAAAATATTTAAATCAAACTACTAATATTGAAGTTGATTTTATGGAAATTTATAGTAAAAAATTTAACTTAGAATTATATTTAAATTCTGATATTGACTATTTTGATTATTTTTTCAAAAATAAGTCAAATTTCACTATTGATGATATTGATTATGTTAAACAAACATTAAAATATTCTACTTTTCAATCTGGTGATAACTATACTGCATCCAATACATTATTTAAAGGATTAAATATTAATGCGTTAAATGTATCAAATGTATCAAGAGATATCAACGGAAGAATAATAAACATAGTTGCTGATAATAGTAAAAATTTCAATAATTATAAATTTTCAATTATTCTAAATGATGTTTATGAATATTATGTTGATGGATCATATGATTCAACTTATGAAAACGGATTATCTAATAATAACGTAATAGATAAAACATCAAATTCCATACATGTTATTTTAAATGAAAAATTTAAGAATTTTTTAATAGTTATTAATGTTAAAATTCCAATACAAAAAAAATATGTAAATATAAATAATGTTGCTATTTTTGGAGAAAAATTTGGATTATATAATTCTAAAACATTAGATGGACATAGTTTATCATATCCTGCAACCAATGTTAATGATTTTGATTCATCTTTAATTGTAGCTTCTAATATATTTGATGCATTTGATGATATGAATACATTATCTGAATTTGATTCTGGTATAACATACTACTATGTTAATTCAATTGGACAATCTGGATATACACATCCAATGAATATCACAGGAGGTACAATGAAAAATGTATCAGATTGGACTAAAAATTATCCACCTTTTATTTTTACATTTAATGATCCAAAATTATTAGAAACAAATCAAAACTCTTATATTAAAAGTTCAATAAAAGGACCATCAGTTAATATTTATGATAAATATCAAATTTATTATGACAATAATAAAAAACAAAAATATAATGTAACAGATCCTTTAGCAAGATCAATGTATCTAAATAATAATGAAACTATAATGAATACATCAAATGGAGTATCATCAACGAATTCAATATATAGATATAACGGATCATACGAACCAATATTCAATAATGTGTCAATATTTAATAATGTATCTTTATATTTATCTGGTGATACTATAAAATCATGGAATTCAAATTATAAATTTGATACAACATATGAAAATTTTGGAAGAATAGAAGAGTTGATGTATTCAAAAATAAATCCTATATCATCGCCATTAAAATTGAAAAATACTGATACTGATTTATCAATTTACCCAATGGTGGATGAATTCGGTTATGAGTTCAGTTCAAGATTTATATTTAATTCATCTTGGGATAAAGATTTTTATGTTATTACTAATAGTGATCAAAATATGAATAATAATATATTTTCTAATTATTCTCATGTGGAATATATAATAGATCCTATAAAAACTATAAATGATTAATGAAAAATATTAAGCAATTCGAATCTTATCTATATGAATCTGAGAGTTATTGGCTTTTACCAACTGATGATAGATTTAAAAAATCTCTAATTCAAATAAAATGTGATAGAGACAAAATGAAAGAATTTTTGAATAATAGTAGAATACGAAATATGAAATATGTATTTATTTGTTATAAGCCATATTCACTTAACGAATGGGGTTGGAATCCATATAATGGTAAAATGACTAATGATTCATTTGAATCTGATAATTATCAATTTATGGGCACTGTAAATATAGATTTAAATGATGTAGAAATAGCAGTAAATAAATTTAACTTATAATGAAATATATTAAAAAATTTGAAAAATATAGTCAAAAAATGTATTGGCTAATACCAACAGATAAAAGATTTAAAAAATCACTAAAACAATTGAATTTCTCTATTGAAAAAATAAAAGGTTTTTCAAATAGCAAAGAAATAAAAAAACATAATTATATATTTGTAGGTTATAATCCAAATCTAAATTCAAATAATAATAATAATATTGATGATTATAATTGGGGCTGGAATAGATACAGAGGTAAGCCAACTGAAGATTATTATGAAGATAATAATTATAAATTTATGGGTAATATAAACATAGATGAATCTGAATTCGCCGCAAATAAATTTAACTTATAATGAAATATATTAAAAAATTCGAAAATAAAAGAAATTCTAAAAGGAAATATTGGTTACTTCCAACTGATGATAGATTTGTAAAATCATTAAAACAAATAAATTGTACAGATAGAAAAATAAGGGGATTTTTAGATAGTAGCAGCTTAAAAGAATGTAAATATATATTTGTTGGATATGACAATTCTAATAACAATTTTAATGTGGATGATAAATGGGGTTGGAATGAATATAAAAATAAATTGACTGATAATTATTATGAAGATAATAATTATAAATTTATGGGTATTGTAAATATAGATGATTCAGAATTAGCAGCAAATAAATTTAATATATAAAATATGAAATATTTAAAATTCTTTGAAGATGATTTATATGATGATACAATATATTGGTTAGTTCCAACAGATAAAAGATTCAAAAATTCTCTAAAACAAATAAGTTGTCCTAAAGACAGAATTCAAAATTATGTTAAGTATGCATTGGAAAATGTATTAACAATAAAAGATTATAGAAGAAATTATATGTATATTGTTTATCATCCAGAATATGAACCTCTTAAAAAATGGGGATATGAGTACTATGATGGAGGTATAAATGACAAATGGATGGATAAAAAAGGTTATAAATTCGGCGGTATAATAAACATAGATGAATCTGAGTTAGTTGCTAATAAATTCAACATATAAAAAAAATTAAAAAATAGTGAAAAGTAACTTAATATTAAAAAAATTTTCAGTTAACTCTGTTCCTGGTACAATGAATCAAACAGAATTGAGAACTTTTTTTGGTGGTAAAATAATTTATACAGAAGATAAAATTTCTATTAATGATGATGCTATAAAATTTAGTCAGATAGTTAATGACACAACCAATGGAAATAATGGTTATCAATACTATGATATTAATACAATACCTGATGGATGGGAAGTTAATTATAATGAAAATCTATCAGATTTAAAAGAAAATAATCAAATAATATCGCCATATAGTCAAACTGAATCAGATAAGAATAATAATACAAGATGGCAGATAAATATAAATGGTTCTCAAATATTAAAAGATTATTTATTTTTTAAAATTAAAGAACAAAGAGTATTTAAAATTATAAGACAAGATGATATATATTCAAATGATATAAATAATGCTATCTATGAATATATAAATAGTAATATTTTTAGTAGATATAGACTAGATACTATACAATTTTACGTTAACTATTATAGCATAGCAGATCAAACAATTTATAATAATATCATTTTACAATATAATCCAAAATTTAATCCTGATGTATATAAACCTGAAAATTTGACAAATATAAGTGTTCAAGGTTATGATCCATATAATTTTAATAATATAACTCTTTTATATAATCAAAATAAAACTTCTAATCAATATAATTTTGAATATTATTTTGATCTTAATTTCACAAAAATTTAAACTATACTAGTTATTTATAATACATAAAAATAAAATAAAGTAATAACTATGTCTGAAAACGAAGATTTAGATTCACGTCAAAAGTTACAAAAAAAGATGTTAGAATCTACTAAACAATGGATTGCTATTGTAAATAAATTAACTGGTAGATTAATTCATGATGATTTGAAAAATATTGCAGATATTCAAGCTGAAGCAATAAGTCAAAGACAAATGGTAGTTGAAGAAATAAAAAATTATAGTGTTAAAATACATAAACTTGTTCAAAAAACAAAGGTATTAACAAAAGCTAAATTTGAATTCTACGCAACATCATATCAAGTTAAAACTTCTGGAACTGAAAAATTGAGATTAATTGAAGCAGATTTATCTGAACATCAATGTTTTATAAATGAATTAGATGAACATGTTAATTTTTTAAGAGATACATCTAAAAATTTAGAATCAATAAACTATTCTGTTAAAGCTAAAATTGAACTTGCAAATATACTAGGAGGATATAAATAATGTTAATCAATGAAGAATTAAAAACCTATGGAATTAAATCAGCTTCTATGATATCAGAAGGAATATTTAAACCAAGAATTATTATAAAACATTTAGATAACTCTGTATATAGTTATTATGTAAATGAAGAAATAATATCTATTGAATTATTAAATGATATAATTAATAAACATATTAATACTGTTTGTATAAAAAAAATCAGAATTAATAAATTAAATGAAATAGATGAAAATAGATGAATTAGCATATAAAATATTCCTTGATGAATTTTATGCTAAATTTGATTTCAAATCAAAAATTTATGGGGATTATAATTTTTTTTTAAAAAATAAAAAAAGTTATAAAAAATATTATATAAAAGCAAATTCTATCATAAGAAAAGAAAAATTAAAGGCACTAAATGAAATTTAAACTAAATAAAGATAATTCAAAATTAATTTTAACTGAATCAACCAAAGGAGAATATAATCAACTTAAACTATATTTAACAAGAAAAGTTAATAATTATCGTTTTATGAAAAGATTCAAACTCGGTGTTTGGAATGGCGATATAAGCTACTTTTCAGACGGAGTAATTAACTTTGGCTTATGGGGTGAAATATATAAATGCTGTAAAGAGTATGGTTACAAATTTATAATAGAAAATCAAGACCAATTTCCACGTAATAAAGATATATCAAAAGATAATTTACAAGAATTTATTGAGGATTTTTATAAAGATCATAAAACTCCTGATGGTAAATCATTTATGCCTTATGAGCATCAAGTAGATGCCATATATCAATTACTCAAACATCAATATGGGTTAATTGAAATCGCAACTGCTGGAGGTAAATCATTAGTATTTGGTACTCTACTTTTTTATTACTTAAAAAACGTAAATCAAAAAGCGAAAGTTCTATTGATTGTTCCAAGTATAAGTTTAGTTACACAATTTTATAATGATTTGAATGACTATAACTACGGTTTCAATAATGATAATAAAACTCCATTAGATATTCGTATAGATGAAGTAATGAGTGATAAACCAAGAAAATATAGAGAAGGTGAAAAATTACCTAATGTATATATTGGTACTTATCAATCTCTTGAAAAATATCCAAAAGAGTGGTTTTCACAATTTGAAATAGTCGCCTGTGATGAGGCTCATACAGCTAAGGCTGTTACCATTCAAACTATTTTAACAAAAACTTTTGGAACTGCTAAATTTAGATTTGGTATGAGTGGTTCTTATCCATCTGATGCTTCAGTTGAAATATTAACTATTCAATCATTATTGGGTCCAAAATTATTAAATATTAGTGCAAGAAAGTTAATTGATAAAGGATTAATTTCTGATCTTAAAATAAAAGTTATTATGTTACATCATGATAATCATAAGTTTGCAGAAGGAGTTAATAGTATTAAAAAGTCAAATGGACAGCAAGCTTGGACGTTGGAAAGAGAATACATACACAATTCAGCTAAAAGAATGACATTCATTAAAAACTTAGTAGATAAATTCAAATCAAATTCACTTATATTATTTCATACTATTGTATATGGTACAGAATTATATAATCACATTAAAGATAATTGTATTGGAAAGGATGTATTCTATATGGATGGTGGCACATCTACTGAGAAAAGAGAATATATTAAGAAAAAACTAGAAGATACATCAGGTAATCCTAAAATACTCATAGCATCATTCGGTGTATTTTCAACAGGTGTTTCTGTGAAAGCAATTGCTAATATTATCTTTGCAGATTCTTACAAAGAACCTAAAATAATACGTCAGGCAATTGGTAGAGGATTGAGATTACATAAAGAAAAGTCAAAACTAATAGTGTTTGATTTGGTTGATATTTTTCATCCTGATTATAAAACAATATTGTGGAAACAATATGAATCAAGAAGAGATGAAGTATATAAATTACAACAATATCCATATGACGAATTAAAGATTAAACTATAAACTTTATTTAAAAAATTATATATATATTACTTATGAAAATTAATTTACATTCTCCGCCAATCATCATCATTAACGATGATGAAAACAATATCTAAAACTCGACTTTGGAGAGTCGAAATCGTAAACCGTAATGGTTACGAAGCTCCATCAATATTGATTGAAGCTAAATTAACTGAAGTACACAAAGATGTACAAAAATTAAACTTAAGATTATTAGATTTTCCTAACAAATGGAGTTATCATTTGATTGATCTTGAAAAAAGATTTGATGACAGAAAGGGTAAATGGGTAGATTAAAATAAAAAAGACTGTCAATTGACAGTCTTTTTTATATATTGAATTTATCAGATGATTTTTTTATTAGGAAGTTATCATAATTTTCTTTTGTTAATTTTTCAATACAATTTGGAATATCTTTTTCTGTTATATCAAAATAAATATAATTAAGATTAATATCGACATCAAAAATTTCATAAATAAAATCAACAAGATTTTCATTCTCATTTAAATTTGCATGATACACATTAATTTTAATAAACTGTAAATTCATAGTTCTCATTTTATATGAATCAATAGTCAATAATCTAAGATTATTGAAATTATTATTTATTGATATAAATCTTCCGTTTTTTTCATAATAACATTTTAAATTATAATCAATTGAATTAATAAAATTAACTAATGATTCTGCTAATTTAATAGTAGGACTTGTTTTTTTACTAAAAAAATCTAAAAAACTTTCATACATCATCATAATTATAAATTAAATTTATTTGCAGTATATTTAATGGAAAAATCATCAAAATTTTCTTTTGTTAATTTTTTTATTACATATTTAATATCATCAATTGATACAGTAATATCTAAAATCGTCATATAATCTTTATTAAAAAGATGTAACAAAAATTCAATCACATGACCACCTAGTATTGAATAATTCTGATTATAATGAAAATCACAATTGATATTATAGTATGATTTGTGATCACCTTTAACTATTTTAAATACAAATTTGTTCGAATTTGCATATATCCAAACATCATCATCAAATTTTTTATAACTCCAATTACATTCAGGCTTAACTATATTTAAAAAAATTATAATAGCATCAGCGAATTTAACTTCAATTGGATTAAATATTGTTTTTAAAAAACTCTCATACATCATCATAATTTATAAATTGAATTTTGCCATATCATCGTCCAAATTAAAAACATTAGTTATCTTACAATAGTATATAGAAGTAAATTTAATTCCTACTATTTCTTTATGCTCTTTTACTTTTGCTGTCATATATACAACATCATTTTTTCTAAGAGTTCTGCCAATATTATAAGCTATATATCTATTACCATCATCATCTATTAGTTTGCAGGTATATTGTGTTCCAAATGCGCTCTGAGTTGTATTAAAATTATAAACAGTTGCTTTTATTTCAATTTTTTTACCAACTTCTCCTATATATTTACTTGTACTTTCTTCTTGGTTTTTCTTTGTCAATGTTTCAAAAAATAATTTTTTATATTCTTGAATTTCTTTTGCCATATCAGCATTTCCATTAAAATCTTTAGATAACCAAACAACATATTGAGGATCTTCTACAAATACTTCTCCAATTGTTTGCCCTCTATGTTTTCCAAATGTTAAGATTTTATTTTTTTCTGCTTGAAAAAGTCCAGCATATGTTCCAAATCTATCAATTATTACTTGAATCCTACCTGAAGCTTTAGCTGCTTTTTTAACTGCAGTCATAAAGTCAGTACTTAGATTACAAATATAATAACAAGATGCAGATTTTGGATTCCATCTCCAAAATGTATAATATACTGAGTATTTACCAGATACATCTATATAAAAACAACCAACATCTTTCATTGAATCTGGATCTTTTCCTTCTGCTAATATTTTTTCAGCTTCTTCAATTTCTTCATCACTTGGTTGAATGAGTTTAGACATTTTAGCTTCTTTGATGTATTGTAAATAATTTTTCATGTTTTTATAAATTAAATTTATTTAAATTAAATTCTTTTTCAATATGAGTAATATTCTCTATATTATCATTATGTTCTTTCTGTTTTGATAATAATTTTTCCAATTCTTGATATTTATCAAATCCGAATAATTTAGCGTTTTCAATTTCTTTTTTCTGATCAGAATTTAATATTATTCTATTTTTACTAATTATTTTAATTTCACGTAGACTTCCACTACTATATATTGATATGTTATATTTATCATTAAGGTTATGTGTATCTATTATGTCATTAATTATGTTTGTTTCTTTTTCTTCTTCTATTTTTTCACTATTATTAAAACTTCTTGTTCTGAATCTAATGTAATAATATGACTTAAATTTTTCATCATTAACTTCTCTAGAAATTATATCAGACATGTGATTTCCTATTTTGGAAAAATATTTACCATTTTTCTCGTAAATAATAAATCTATTATAACCTAATTTTCCTGAATTGCAGTCATCATATATATCAATATAATCATTATTAATTATCATATTAAACATTTTATGTAATTGAACAGTTACTGTATCTATTATAGGAATAAAGAATGATTCAGATAAATTTGAAAATCCAAAAAATGGCATTTCACATTTCACATTTAGTTCATTTTCAATATCAGTTTTAAAAATATTAAATATATTATAATCTTCAAAGTGATATGTTATCATTTTTAAATTCGAAAAAAACTCTCTAATATCAGTTATTTTTTTATTCATATAATTTTCATTGTGATGTTTGATATATTTCATAATAAGAGAACGATAATATGTTTTTATTAAACATCACAAAGGTACTAAAATCTTTGATATTTAATCTTATATATTAAAAAAAAATAAACAAAAAAAAATAATATTAATACAATTTATTAATAACAAAAAAAAAATTCGATATTATATGATTATTACACTAACAATTGATGATATTTTTAGACGTTGCTTATGGTCAGACTACAAGCGATTTGTTCTTAAAGATAAAAATGAGCAAGAAATACAAGCAATTGTAAAAGAAAATAAACCAATTGTCATTTCAGAGAATGATGCATATGCAATAGGACTTCTTAAAACAATAGAAACAGATAATTTAGTACATAGATTTACTGTACATATGAAAGATATGATAAGTATAAAATCAAATATATTTGATAAAAATGTTTATTTATCAGTTAGAATAGTAGAAAATGAATTAGAAAGTTTTAAGAAAAGATTTCCTGATTATTGGGATTCAGATCCAGTATATACTGAATCAATAGTAGATTTGAATAATTTCATTTGTAATTTGCAACAGCAGATTAAAACATTTGAAGCTTATGAATTTAAAATTAAAGATAAAAAAATTCGATATTATTTATCTAAAGATATTAAAAAAATGATTGAAAATTAAAATGAAAAGAACCTTAATTAAGGTTCTTTTTTTATTTTCCTTTCCATACTAATTTATATTCATATGTTCCTGGTAGCATTATAATTTCTCTTTGATTAGTATGATAGTATTTCTTTGGTAACATCTGTACATCAACTAAAATGTCATCTGGTGAAGTAGTCATAACTGCAACAAATGGAGGTGTTGATGGTTCATCATCAATAAATCTAATAGCTGTTAATATGTTAGTAGTCCAAGAAGTTGGATAATTAAAAAATGATTTTATTGTTTGTCCTTTTTTATAAGGAGAATCTACTTCTGATGAATGTACAATTTGAACTTCTTCTAATCCTTTATATATTTTTATTGATTCAGTTGGTCTAAATTGTTTCAATTCATCTATAATATTTTGTGTCAATTTTGGTAATCTTAATGATCCTGATATATATAAGTATAACCATCTATCAGTTTCTTCTGAATATTTTATTTTTAATCTTGATGTCTTATTTTTATCATACATTACAAATCCTCCTACAAGTTTGAAACTTACTACATCATTAACATCTTCTATATAAATTTGCCAATCATTCATATAATTCTTTAAAAAATATCCAGAATAACCAGAATGTTCATCTTTAATGTCCTTCTTATCACTAAAAATATCTTCATCATCTATCATATCAATAAGTCTTTTCTTTTTGTATATTGGCTTATTTAATTTAATTTGATAAATATATTCACTACCTGTATCTGAAGCATCTGCTCTATTATATGGAAATATTAAAGCTTTACTAAAATTTTTTTTAGTCAAAGGTTTATCAGAGTATGCATATAAAAAACCGTCATATTCATCTATTTCATCAAAATCAGTTTCTTTATAATCTACTATTTCATATTTCTTAATATATTTCATATGTTAAACTTATTTGTCTCTTTTTCTAATTTGAATTGTTTTATATCTTGTTTTGTGACTTCAATTTCTCCTTGATACTCAAATCTACCTCGTTCTATATTACCTTTAACATATTCATCATAAATACACCATTTAAAGTTATTAAAATTTCTATTTGGATCATATGTTATATAAATTTTATTATTCTTTTTTTTGTATGTGTACATTGAAAATGTTTCATCATCTTTAATGTTTTTATAACAATTTAATGCATCAATTTTTTTCATACTTATTTCAAAATATGGCTCACGTACATTAACTACCCAATATTTTTTTTCATTAATACCTTCAAAAAATTTTATGTATTTCATTCCCATCTATCATTATAAATATTTTTAGTGAATAATTTTTTAGTAGCATTATCTGCTAATATCAAATTATTAGAATCTTGCACAACTCTCTGTAACAATAAATTAGATTTAGATTCATCAGGAATTACATCATCATATATTCTAATATTAGTTAATTTAATATCAGATGAATTTATTGTTATAGTTTGATCTATATTAAATGTGTTTAATGGAACAACAGAATTATTATATCCATCAACATATTTTATTGATGCAAGTTTATATAAACTAGTATCAGGTAATCTGGTAGCTATTTCAGTATTTTTAACTGGTCTATATCCATTTGAGTTATAATATGTAATACCAGATGTGTTAGTATTATCTAATATAACACTCTTATAATCATGTGTAAACATTGTTATTTTATAATTGTATCTTCTTTTAAATAAATCTAAACTCACTTCTCTTTGTCTATTATCTAAATTTACAGTTAAACCGTACCACATATTTGTTGTTAATCCTGTTGCAGTTAAACTATAATCAATATTATTTATAGTTAATGAAATTTTACTATTTTTATATGATAATTTATATCCTTTGTTATTAATTGAATCATAATTATTTAAAAATTCGAAATTACTAGTACTATTGATATTATATGACCTAAATGTACTTTCATCAATTGCTTTATTTGTATCGTAAATATTATTAAAATTGAACCAAACATTAAATGATCTATTATCACTAACTTTCAAATTTGAATCTTTGTAAGTATATGACACGGCTGTAATTCCAGATGGTAAAGAAGATAAATTATAATAACTATCAGCTATTTTTATATCCTTTAAAGAATTATAAATATCCTTTTTAATTATATTTAATTTAGGATTTACATTTAATCTATAAACTTCATGTGTAATTGGTTTTAATTGTTTACTTACTATTTTATCTTCTTGCTCTCTTATCTCAACTCCAAATAATGAATCAATAGTATTATTATTTGTTAATATATCTATCAAATTTGTTGATTTAGTAGAAAGATTTTTTTCATTTGCAAGTTTTTCATATTTTTCAAGTACAACATTATAATAAATACCCATATACATCACATCTCTTTTTACTTGAGCACTTTTTACTCTGTACATACGATTTGCCTGGCAAAAAAATATTATATCTTTTTGTGACGGTCTTTTTTCAATTCCAAACGCATTATGAAATTCATCTTTTAGTATTATAACTTGAAAGGTGTCCATCATATCTAGCATATATTCATTCACTTGAACTTGATTATCAGGAAATGTATTTTCAGGTACTATTATTTTAATTTTTTGTGTATCTACTATATTATATAATTGATATTCATGAAGAATACTATCAATTCCTTTTCCGTCTGGATCTGTTAAATGATAATCAACTGTCCATCCGAATATTTTACCTACAGTGTTTGCTAAATATGCATACCAATTACCAATTTTAATAGATCCAGCATATGGATTAAAAATACCATCTGATGCTGCTGTTTGGGTTGAATTGAATCCAGGATCATTAACTTGTGAGCTTAACTTTGTTACTACATTTCCTGATAAATAACAACTCAATCCCTTTGTTATCCAATCTCTATTATAATCAATTGCTCCTCCAGTTTGATAAATTGTTGTTCCACATAAACATATAGCATTTGGATTATCAACATAATCAATGGTTGTACCAGTATTTAGGGATGGATATGTCAAAGAGCAATCCTCTCTAACTCCATATCTATTAAGTTTAAGATAATTTTTATTAATATTTTGAAAATCTCCTAATAATATTATATCGTATATTTTAGATGTAATTCCATTTGTTTTTTTAGAAACAGAATATTCAACTTGAGCAAATCTGATAGGATTTATTTTTACTGTTGATATATTTTCAGTTGTTAAAGGTTCCCATGGAGTATATGTTCTACCATTATCTTGAGTAAATCTATATTTAATTTGTAAATTATTTGTATTTACACCATAAACTTCATATCCTGTTAATTTGAAAACTTTATAAATATTTTTAGGACTAAATATTATAAAATCATCATCTGGTATATCGACAATGGTATCAGTTTCCTCAATATTATAAGTTCCTTCAATTACAATTGTGTTTATTGCTAATGTAGGTATTGTATCAATATTTTCATCAATTCTATAATATGATAGATTTAAATATAAGTCATTCAATGCACAATACACTTGAGTAATTCCTGTAATAGGCATAGATTCACTATAGCTCACTTCACTATAACTTACTCCACTTCTTAAATTACTATAAGAAAAATATTTTTTAAAATAATGTTCATCTGTTTCACCTTTTATTACATCTGTGAAATTTGTAATTGATGATATACTTTTTAATGGTACAATTGAAAATGTTTTAATATCACGAAGTTGAGTTGAGATTTCATCTGTATACATTGGAGCACCTATCCAACTCATTGTAAATGTACCATCAAATTTAGGCGTATAAATATATCTCATGTTTAATTATTTTATATTTATATTATATATAAATTTTTGGATGCTAAATTTTATATATAAGAGAAAACATTAGTATGGCTATAATAACACCTAATTCTCTTATTAATACAACAGAGAGAACAATAAAAAATTGGAATTGCTCATTTATTGCGGTTGAAGGTCCAAATATAATTAATAAATTAAGTTTAGAGGATTTAGCTATTCCATATGAATCACAATACAGATCAAGAATAGTTTTGAAAGCAGGAGAATCCAATAAATTACTTTATGGATTTGTTGGTAAAGCGGTTACATTTTTAATGATAAAAGTAACTTATGATAGTTTAAAAGATCCATATTATATATATGAGCAAATAAAATATAATATAAATTATTACTTCGAAAATGACCCAATTTTAAGACCATTGAATAGATTATTGATAATGACAGGATCTTCTGAAGAAAGAATTCCACAAATTTATGTGACTAATCCACTTGATTATGATGTTGTTTTAGATATATTACATGCTACGGTCGATTCAGAATTTGATGATGAAACAGATGTACCATCTGATTACCAAATACATTATGGAGTAAAAAACATATCAAGCACATACACTGGTACAACAACAGATGAATATATCAGATGTTCTGGTACAACAGATAATTCCTCAACATATTCTTTATATTTACCAATATCAACAGGTTCTGGTAATGTATTAACAATTAAAAACATATCAGAAGGAGTTATAACTATCATTCCTGAAAGCATTCAAACAATAGATTATTCAACATCATATGAATATATTCATCAATATGAGGTTTTAAGATTAATTGATGCCAGTGTTGGAAACTGGGATAAAATTTAATATAAATATAGTGGCTAAAATAACTAGTAATTCACTTAGTAGTAAAATAAAAAGAGAAATAAAAAATTGGGATAGAGATTTTAGAACATCTGATGGGCCTCAAACTTCAACATTATTAAGTCTTAGTGATATTGAAATATCATATGAATCATGCTACAATGCAAGATTAATACTACCTGCTTACACTGAAAATTTTTTACTAGATTATGGAACATCAGGAGAATCTACTTTTTTATTAATAAAAGTTATTTATAATGGAAATTATAGTAGTACTAATGAGAGTTCTTATGATCCTTACTATTACTTTGATGAAAGTACATATAATATAAATTATTATTATGATTCTGATTCAGGTACAACATTTCCAATAGGTAGATTACTACTTTTAAATGGCTCTCTTACAAATAAAATAGGAAAAATTTATTTGAATAATCCTTCTGATTACGATGTGGCATTAGATGTTATGCAAGCAAATATTGATTATCCTCCTGCTATTCCTCCAAGTAGTGCTATAACAATATCAAATTTATATTTTAATGACATTATTACCAATCAAGTAAATTGTGAATCTATTAGCGGAATTACAACAGGATCAACAGAATTTATTATTAGTGAATATAAACCATCAGGAACAGGTTATACAATATTTAAATATTATATTCCATATAATACTATTACATCATTGAGTTTAGATACAACACTAAATTATATATATTTAGGTACTACATCAACTTATTATACTATTAAATTTTTAACAAATTTTGATAGTCAACAATCATATAATAGAATAATATTTTCATATTCTTCATATACATCAGATGTTTGTAGATATTTAACTAGTGATGTAGCATATGATAATGGAATTATCACTAATTGTTAAAATTAAAATATTAAATTAATGAATATTATATATAACCCACATATATTATATAGCGTAACTGACACTACTACTGACTATTATAAAGTAAGTTCAGGTATAAGTTCAGGTATTAATATTTATAGCGGATTTACTCTAAATATTGGTGATTTTGATAGAAATATAATCAATAGGGTAGATATTATTAGTAATGTTATAAATTATATATCAGATGATGAAAATGAAAATGAAAATATAAATAGATTTCAATTAAATACCTTAATTGTTGATACTAATCAAATATATGAAAATATAACTAAAACAGGTAATTATTGTATTAAATTTTCATATGATGATAATGATGAAGATGATGATATAGCAGATTATCTTATTATGAATATAATTGATTTGAAAATAAATACAACAACAACTACAACATTTAGAATAATATCGACAACTACAACAACAAATATTAAAGAATCAGAAGGACCAATTATTTATTATAAATATCCTATTAGCGGAACAACTTGGACTGGCGGAGGAACAATAGTACCTCACGATGCAAGGTTGCATTTATCTCATGACGGAATAACTGGATGGACATCAGATAGTTTAAAATATTTATTTATTGATAGAATAATAGATTGCTTTAATTTGAATATATCATTAGATAATATTATTTTCTATTTATATGTAATTGATAAAAATATTATATTACCTGAAATAATTGAATATGGAATTTATAATATTTATATTTCAGTTTCAGATTATGTCGGCAATACTACATCAAGTTATATTTATAATATTATTGTTAATGATAGTGTTCCTGAAATTGTATTTATACCTAATGTTTTAACAACAGAAATAACAGGTAACACAAGTGATTTTTCAAATGCATCTGGAATAACTGGTGAAATTTATATTGAGAGTGGATTTACTCTTACTCTTAATCAATTTGATAAAAATATTATTCATACAATTGATATTATTAATAATCTTATACTTTACATAGATGATGCTACTGATCCTAATATCAATAAATATTATTCAAATGTTTTAATTGTAGGAGAAAAATTTTCAGATTATGAAAATATAATATATCCTAATATTCAAAATCCTGGATATTATTGCATAAAAATATCAATAACAAACAATATAGGAAATGAAGGAATTTATTATTTTATTTTAAAGGTAACATATAATATTAGTATTTTTTCTCAAGGATATTGGCAAGATGGTAAAGTTTGGATAGATTCTTCTATATGGATAGATAATCCTATTATATCTAAAGTATAAAGATTAATTTAAATATATACATAAATAAATAAATAAATTATAATATGAGTGAATGGATATTGGAATATGAAAATGGTGGAAACATAAGAAAAAAACTAAATGACTTAAAATATACAGTTGATTCAATTGTTGAATCTGGAAGAACATCTACATCAGGAACAGATGGTACAACAGGTATCTCAGGAACAGATGGAACATCAGGAACATCAGGTAGTTCTGGAACATCAGGAACATCAGGTAGCTCAGGAACATCAGGTTCATCAGGTAGCTCAGGAACATCAGGAAGCTCTGGCTCATCAGGAACATCAGGTTCATCAGGAAGCTCTGGCTCATCAGGAACTTCAGGTACAGATGGAACATCAGGAAGCTCAGGAACATCAGGAAGCTCTGGTTCATCAGGTAGCTCAGGATCGTCAGGTACAGATGGAACATCAGGTTCATCAGGTAGCTCAGGATCGTCAGGTACAGATGGAACATCAGGTAGCTCAGGTTCATCAGGTAGCTCAGGAACATCAGGCACAGATGGTACATCAGGTACATCAGGAAGCTCTGGCTCATCAGGTAGTTCTGGTAGTTCAGGAACATCAGGCACAGATGGTACATCAGGCACAGGCTTTGATACAGTAACTAATTACTCAAATAATAGAATATTAAAATCTGATGGTACTACAAACGGCGCATATGCTGATAGTGGATTAACATATAATGGATTAACATTAGAAGTAAATGGAGGAATTAATTCAACTGAAAATATAATATCAAAAGGAAGCATAATTTCTGCTATTGTATCAGTAACAGGAGGTACATCAAATCAATTTTTAAAAGCAGATGGTTCTATTGATTCAACATCATATTCTAATACTAATCATAATCATTATCAATTATATCAACCTAATGGATTAAATCCTTTTGTATATACTGATAACGGAGGATCATTTCATATTGATGGAAATATTATACAGTCAGGAACAACTTATGAAACTCATTCTGAACAAATATTTACAACGAAAGATTATATAATATTAAGAAGTGGAGCAACAACAGGATTATCAGAAGGTGAATATACTGGATTTGAATCTGTAAAATATGATGGATTGAGTAATGGTAGATTAGTTTTTGATAATCATGGTATAGCTAGAGTAGGAGATATTGGATATGAACAACCTCTATCTACAAGAGAAGAAATTCCAACAGATAATTATTTGGCTATTTGGAACTCTGGCAAAACAAGATTTGAATCTATAAATCCAATAGATTTACCTGTTTCAACACAGACTATAAATTTAATTAGTGATGAGACTATTAGTAGAATAAGCGGAGATACTATATTAACTAATTTAATAAGTGATGAAACATTCAATAGACTGTCTGGTGATACTTCATTAACAAGCATAATAAGTGATGAAACATCTAATAGAATAAGCGGATATACATCATTAAATAATTTAATAAGTGATGAAACATTCAATAGAATAAGCGGATATACATATTTAAACAATTTAATTACAGGAGAAACATTTAATAGAATTTCTGGTGAAACATCATTAACAAACTTAATAAGCGATGAGACTATTGACAGAATAAGTGGAGATACACAATTGAATAACTTAATTACAGGAATAACACAAAATATTATTAATTATATTCCTTATACTGGTTCAACTTCAAATGTTGATTTAGGTAATAATAATATTTCAGCCAGTTTATTTATTAAATCAGGAGGAACATCATCTCAATTCTTAAAAGCTAACGGTACGGTAGATAGTAATTATTATATAAATGCAACAATAATAAATACAATATCTATATTAATTTTAAATTGGTCTAGTTCTGTAAATGCGAACGGTTTTTATTATTATACAATATCAGATACAAATGTATCAATAACATCATGGATAGATGCAGTATTTTCAAATTTGAACTCATCTGATGTTTCAAGTTCTGGAATACAACCATCTATAACAACAGCATCAGGAAGTTTTATAATAGAATCAACTTCTGTACCAAAAACTGATTTAACATTAACATACAAAATAATAGGAGGAATATAATATGTCAGGAATAATAAGATTACCAAGTCAAACATCAATATCATCATCACCAGTAATAACACCGATAATACCATGGACCCCACAACCAGATTGGATAGATATTTCAGATACTAGTATAAATGAGATTAAATTGCTTGTAGCTGATGATTGTATCGCATATTGTTTTAACGTTATAACATCAACTGGGTCAGTATATACTATTGATTGGGGTGATGGAATCGTAACAACTAATAATATTAGCGGAACAAATTATCAGCATAAGTATGTAATTGGTACTGGGCAACCTTGTTCTCTCGGGTATACAACATTTGTGATTAGTATTCGTAGTGTAATTGGGAATCTTAGTACGTTTGCCATAAAAGCTCATACACTTACTAAATCTACTCAAATACAAAAAATTTTATATGCGAATATTATGAATGCTATTTATTTAACAACTTATAATAGTATGTTTTATAGTAACTATTCTTTATTCTCTCTTCCTTTTTTGGAAAGTGTAATCTTTCCGTTAAATTCTACAGGTCTATCAATAAATTCAAGTTCTATGCTTAATAATAGTGGAGTGATATCAATAGTATTACCATTAGATTTTAATTTAATTACAGATTCAAGTTACATGTTTAATAATTGTACTAAGTTGAAATCAATAGTTATGCCAGTATCATGGGGTGCAAATAAAAACACCAGTTATATGTTTCAAAATTGCGCAAAATTACAATCAATTACATTACCATCTAGTTTTAATTTAGTTACAACCTGCACATATATGTTTTCACGCTGTGATATTTTAATTGACGTAAATTTTTCTTATTGGGGTAATGTTACGAATACAAGTTATATGTTTTACGTTTGCCCTTATATATCTTCAATTATATTACCATTATCTTGGGGTAAAGTAATAACAACTAGTAATATGTTTGCCTTATGCCCAAAATTAAAAAGCATAAGATTTCCGTCATCTTGGGGAAGTGTAAATACTATTACTTATATGTTCTTTGCGTGTAATTCTTTAGTGTCAGTATACCTACCTGAATGGGGAAGTGTGACAAATGCTAGTTATTTATTTTATAACTGTGCTTCTTTACAGAATGTAAGCTTTCCAACATCTTGGGGAAACCTTAATACTATAGCATATATGTTTTATGGATGTACATCTTTAGTGTCAATAAAATTTCCAACATCATTTACAAACGTAACTATCGCTACTTTAATGTTTTATGGATGTACCTCTTTAGTGTCAATAATTTTTCCACCATCTTTTGGAAGCCTAACAACAGTTCAAAATATGTTTCAAAGTTGTACATCTTTATCTTCAATTGCTTTCCCAGATTGGGGAAATGTTACAAACGCAAATGGTATCACTTATGGGTGTTCTTCTTTAGTTTCTGTAACATTTCCACCAACATGGGGTAACGTTACGGATGCGAGTCAAATGTTTTACGTGTGTAATAGTTTATCATCAATAATATTGCCATCGTCTTGGGGAAAAGTTACAAATCTTAGTACTATGTTTTGGTATTGTAGTTCTTTAACAAAAATAGAATTACCAACATCTTGGGATCTAGTTACTAGTATTTCAGTTATGTTTTCACATTCTTCTATTTCTTCATTAGTACTACCGTCTTCATGGGGTGTCGTGAGTAATATTGGGGGTTTTGCGTCTAACATGCTAAGATTACAATCAATTGTTTTGCCATTAGCATTCGGAAATATAATTGACGCTAGTAATATGTTTTCTGGCTGTCCTAATTTACCGAATAACCCTGGCTTTGAATATATAGGTAGCTTAACTTCTCAATGTAATTTCAATGGGGCATTTCTTTCTACTGAATATGTTAATGGTGAAATGATTTTAGATTCTAAAATTTCTTCGATTACGATTGCTGGGACTTCAGGAATTCCAAATCAAGTTACAAGCATAAGGCTAACTAATACTGGTAGTACATTCACTGGTTCTTCTCCTCAAGTTGATGTTTCTTATTGTAATTTAGATGCGATAGCCTTAAATACATTATTTGGAGACTTACCAACATTATCTGGTAAAGCAATAAAAATTACAGGTTGTTTAGGATTTTCTACTTGTGATAAAACTATTGCAACAAATAAAGGTTGGACCGTATCCTAATACTTATAAATATTATAAATTTATTTTGTATATGTCAATTATTATATGTATTTTTGTAGTCAAATTAAAAACATTTACAAATTATGATTGAAAATGCAAATATTTCAGTACATCAAATCAATACTGTAACAGGAGATTTAATTGGTAATACTAGAAAAATACTACAATGTTTAAAATTAGATCATAGCTATGACTCTTATGTAGACATATCAGTGTTTCCAGAAACTTCAATTAGTGGATATTGTTGTGGTTCTCTTTGGGATCGAGAAGATTTCATTCGTGATCAAATAACAAAATTGAAAGATATAGAAAGATATAGAAAAGAATTGAATATGTCAGGAATTATCGTGATAGGATTTGTTTCATCTCACGGTAATAACAGAAATGGATTTCCAGTATTAAAAAATTCAGTAGCTGTTATTGATAATAATGGTATTCGTACATATGATAAACAATTATTAGCTGATACAGATCATCACGAAGATAGAAAATATTTCACAGAAGGAACTGAAACTAAAGTTTTTGAAGTTTATTTACCAAATGTAGGTAAAACTATAATTGGAACTCCAATATGTGAAGATGCATGGTTTATGAATCATCACAGAGATATTCCTCAAGAAATGGTTAACATGGGAGCAGAAATTTTGATTATTCCAAATCAATCATATTTTTATTATGGAAAGCAAAAAATTAGAAAAAATCTTTTTTCTAAAATAGCTAAAAATAATATGGTTCCTGTTGTTTCTGTAAATTCAGTTGGTTGTGGTGACATCGTTAAAAATATTATAATTTATGATGGTGGATCTCTTGTTTATAATAGTTATGGAAGATTAATTAAAGAACTACCTAAATTTGAAGATGCAAATTCAAATTTCAAAATATCAGATTGTGATCCAATTATAGGAAGTGATGATAGTAAATATAAAGAAATAACTGATGCTATTCTATTTGAGCAAAAAGAATTCTTCAAATTGTCAGGAATTAAAAATGCTCAAGTTCATGTATCAGGAGGACTTGATTCATCTATTGTAGCAGCATTAGTTTATAAAGCTATGGGTAAAGAACATACCATATTTATTTCAAATCCATCATCATTGAATACTAAATCAAGAGATTATGTGACTCAATTAGATGAAAAATTAGGAACTACTACCTATTGGCAACCAATTCAATCTACTGTCAATGAAATATTAGAAGTTGATAAAATTCATATGAGTGATGCTCCTGAATTAAGTGATACAGGTAAAGCATCAATACATGCAGTGTTAAGAACTGTACTAGGATTAGAAGATACTCACAGATTTAAAAGTGGCATTGTTTCAACAGGTAATCATACTGAGATCGTTTTGGGTTGGGCATCCTTCCATGATATTGGTTCAATTGGTGTTCATGCTATAATTGGAGATTTAACAAAAGTTGAATTGTATGAATTATCAGATTATATTAACACTGAATTATATAAAGATGAAATTGTGCCTTTTGATTTATATAATGGAAAATTTAAACCTGCCGCAGAATTACCTGATGCAAATGAAGATCCAATTGATTATTGGGTACAAAGTGGAATATGTGCATCTTTAATTCGTGATAGAATGACAAGAGATGATTTAATTTTGAATTATAAAAATCATTCATTGAATATTGACTATTTTCCTAAAATGGAGGAAGTTTATAAATATGATATTAAACAATGGGATGAGCAAGTTAATTTTGCAGTTAGTAAAATGAAAATATCAGTATATAAAGCTGCTCAAAGTTCTCCAATTGTTATCATGAGTCCAAGGAGCAGAGGATTTAGTAATCGTGAAACATTAATTAATAAATATACACCAATTAATACAGTATCTTTAGATTAATTTATTATTTTTAATAAAAAGCATCATTGATTTTCAATGATGCTTTTTTTTGTTAAAATTATAAACTTATCATAAAAGTTAGAATAAAAAATAAAAATAAATAATTTATAATGAAAATATTGATAATTTTGCCACATGCCAGTACTGGCGGACTTCCTTCTGTGTCATTAAAAAGAGTAGAATCTTTAATAAATACAAATGATGTCTATGTAATTGAATATAGACAAATCTCTTGGAGTTTTGTAGTACAAAGGAATAGACTGATTGAATTATTAGGAGATAAATTCATTTCACTTGGAGGAATGGAAGATGAAACAAAACGTGATTTTTTTCAAGAAATAATTAATACTATTAATCCTGATATTGTTCATATGGAAGAAATACCAGAATTATTTATTTTTGGAATGAGAAATGATCATGTGAGTTGGTTATATAGAGATGATAGACCATATAAAATAATAGAAACAACTCACACTTCAACTTTTGATATTAATAAAAAAATATACTTTCCAGATAAGTTTTTATTTGTATCTAAATATTCACAACTACAATATAGTAAATTTGACATACCATCTTCTGTTGTTGAATATCCAGTAGAAAAATTAGCATGTAATAACGGATTAGCAATTGATGTATTGAAATTTGATCCTGAGTATTTTCATGTTTTGAATGTTGGATTATTTACATCAGGAAAAAATCAAGGATATGTTTTTGATATAGCAGAAAAATTGATAGATTATAAAATACAATTTCATTTTGTAGGCAATCAAGCAGAGAATTTTTCTGATTATTGGAGTCCATTATTAAATAAAAAACCAGCCAATTGTATAATTCATGGAGAAAGAAGTGATGTTGATTTATTTTATCAAGCATCTGATTTACTAATTCATTCATCTTTACTAGAACTTAATCCATTAGCTATCAAAGAAGCAACATCGTATGATTTGCCTGTTTATTTAAACAATCTTAATACATATTTAGATACATATGATTTATATAAAAACATTAAATATTTGACAATGAATGTTGATAAAGATTCTAAAAGAATATTAGATAATTTCAATATAAAAAGATTAGATGATAATATAACATTTCAAGATATATTATTAAAAGAGTATAATAATACTCTTTATATAAATAAAACAACTCAAAGAATAGTAGAACCACAATATGATTATAATATTGATTTCATTAAAGGAGCAAAGGTAGAAATTGTTGGTGATTCTCCATCTGAATTTTATGTTGAAATATTAGATAAAAATACAAATGAAATTATATACAAAAAAATGTTAAACAACAATAATTGGTGTCGTACTAATTATGAATGTTATAAAGAATACAAAATTAACATATTTAAAAATAATAAATTAGTAATTACTCATGATTTTGATTTAACTAATAAAAATGTATTGATAACATTAGAAAGCAAATCAATAGGAGATACATTGGCATGGTTTCCATATATTGAAGAATTTAGAAAAAAGCATAATTGTAAAGTTCAGTGCTCAACATTTTGGAATAGTTGGTTCATAAATCAATATTCAGAAATAACTTTTGTTGAACCAGGACAAGAAAACACTGAAAATTTGTATGCAAAATATAAAATAGGTTGGTATTCTCCATATGACAACAATAGAAATCCTATTGATTATAAAACTATTCCTTTGCAAAAAACAGCAAGTGATATACTTGGATTAGAATACGAAGAAATTATACCAAAAATTGAAATTCCTGAAGGAATTAGACCAATCAAAGAGAAATATGTTTGCATTGGTCAATTCTCAACAGCTAACTCTAAGCACTGGCATTATCCTTGCAAAGATAGCAATAAAGGCTGGCAAATTTTAGTTGATTGGTTTAATACACAAGGATATAAAGTTATGGTAATAAGTAAACAACCAACCAATCTTAAAAATATAATAGATAGAACTGGAAATTTTCCTATTGAACACAGAATCAATGAATTAAAATGGTCTGAATTTTATATTGGTATTGGATCAGGATTAAGTTGGTTGGCATGGGCTGTTGGTAAGCAAGTAGTAATGATGTCAGGGTTTTCTAAACCTTTTTGCGAATTTAAAACTAATAACATAAACATACATAATTTTAAAGTGTGTAATGGATGTTTTAATACACACAAATTTGATCCAGGAGATTGGAATTGGTGTCCGATAAATAAAAATACTGATAAGCAATTTGAATGCTCTACTAGCATAACACCAGAAATGATAACTGATAGAATAATAGAGTCAAAATTAATTGAAAATCCAAAGAAATTTGATTTTAAAAAATATGATGTTAAATATAACTTAGATAAAAACAATATAAATATAACGTATGATAAAAATGAAAATAAATTGATGTTATATTATAATGGAGAAGATATGCAAGCATTAAATATTGATATTAAAGATTTAAAATCAAACAAAATATATTATACTTTATCTGAAACATCATTAAATAAAAATAGTGTGATTTGGTGCATACCAAAAATAAATTTAGCTGAAGATACAAATAAGTTGAATATAGTATTTTATGAAAAAAATAAAATATTAGAAATACAATATGGAATTTAAAAATTTATATATAACGAAAAGAAAAATCGTTATATATGAGTTATATTAAAATTAAAAAAATACTTAAAGATGATGTTGAAACTCCAGAGAAAGGTTATATTTATTTTGGATATGAAGATACAACAGTAAGTAGTGGAAGTACTAAAGGATTTTGGATAAAAGATGATGATGGTAGTGAAGCATCATATATATTGGAAGGATATTCAAATGCCCCAATTATTTCAGATTTTGATCCTACAAGTGCATATAATGGTGATTTGATAACAATATATGGAATAAATTTTGTTAAAAATACAGTTGCATCTTTTAGCGGAATAACAGGAGTAACAACATTAGTTTCTCCTAATCAATTAAATGTTGTAATACCTGATCTTACTAATTATGACAATGAAGTTGAAGTGGTATTAAAATCTCCATTAGCGACAGGTCCATCAGCAAAATATAAAGTATTTAAACAAAATAATAAACCTATAATAACAATAAGTCCTACTAGCGCAGATATAAATTCTACTATAACAATAGAAGGATTATATTTCATACCTGGAAAAACAGAGTTATTTTTTGTACCAGTAACTCATGCAATTACTACTGTTATTAGTTCAACAAAATTAACTGCTATAGTACCATTATTAACACTTGGTCTTACTCAATTATATCTTCAAACAGATCTTGGATTGATAAATCCTGGACAAAGTTTATTTGCAAACATAATAATTAACAATGGAACAATTCCTTTATTTGAAAGTTTTTATCCATCATCTGCAAGTCAAGGTGGATATGTAGATATATTTGGAGCAAATTTTGATGTCTCAACTACATTAGTTCATATTGGTCCTACTCAATCATCAAAAATAACTTTTATAGATTCTGGACATATAAGAGCAGATATTTCAAATGATACTCCTATTGGAGATACAATAATTAGAGTTGATGAAATATCAAAATCTGGATTTACAGTTTATGGATCTACTAGTACTCTAATTCCAACTATAACAAATATAAATCCATCAGTTTATCCAGGTAATACAGTAATTCTAACAGGAACTAATTTAAATGTTCCTTTGACTATTACATTTAGTGGAGTTATATGTAAATCAACACCTATAAATTTCAATTCTTGTTCGATTTATATAGGAACTGATGTTACGCCAGGTATAAATAGCGTTATAGTAATTAACAAATACGGATCATCATTACCATATTCATATAATTTACTAACAATTGGAAATTTATCATTAAGTAGTTTTAGTTCTACACATATGAAAAGAGGACAGCATTCAATAGGTGTATATGGCACTGGATTTATAAACAGTCCATCAATGAGTGTTTATGTAGGAAATGTATTATCAAGGTTTTCATATAATAGTCCAACAGCATTAACAGTCCAGATATTAAATTCTACATCAACTAATGACACAATACCAACTGGTAATGTTGATATTAGAGTAGAAAGTATAAACGGTAATTATACATTAAATGGTTTCACTGTTGATACAACAAATCAACCTATAATATCAAAAATAAGTCCTATATTTGGAAAATATGGTGATTCTATTGATATATATGGTAGTCTATTATCAGGAGGACTTATTAGTTTTGGAACATCTTATCCAGGTACTTATGGTGTAACATCTACAATAGATAATAGTCATTTAAAAGTAATTGTACCATCTGGACTAACAACTTCAGGTATGAATGAAATAATGAATGTTTATGCAACAACATCTAATGGTTCTATAACATATTCACCGTTTGAATCTTATATACAAGCGACATCAGCTCCATCTATTTTAAGTTTTACTCCAATGGATGTCACAGGATCTACTTCATCAAAAGGAACATTAATTACCATATCAGGACAAAATTTTTCTAAATATTATACTGACGCTTACATTAGTATAGCGCCATCTGGTAATCTTAAATATATATATTTAGATTCACAAGAATATATATCTGACACAGAAATAAGAGGTATTATTCCTAAAACGTTAGGATATATTGGCTCATCAATTATTAAAGTTGTAACATCTGCAGGTGTTGATCAAGAAGCGAATTTATATATATCAAAACTATAATAAAAATATAAAATAATTAAAAAAAATAACTTGTAATATTTATTACAAGTTATTTTTTTTAAACATATTAATATTTTTTACATACAATAAATAAATAAATAGAAATAATAATGAAAATATTAGTAGCAACTTTTGATCATAATTATTATTTGTGGCAAGTACTTGTACAGATAAATAATTTTATGAAATATGGATATGATAATGATACAATTTATGTAGTATCAACTTCAAATCCTAGTCCAATTTTAAAATCATTAATGAATAATGAAAAAATAAAATCTAAATTCTTCATTTATAACGATGAAAGAGTAAATCCAAAATATCCATCATCATTAAGACCTCACATATTAGAAAAATTATTCATTGAACATCCTGAATATAATAATGAAACATTTTTTTATTGTGATCCAGATATGATTTTCACAAAAAAATTAGATTTCACGGATATGGTGAATGATAATAAATGGCATTTGAGTGATACTAGGTCTTATATTGATACCATGTATATAAAAAGTAAGAGTGAACAATTGTTTAATGAAATGTGTGAAATATCTAAAGTAAAACCAGAAGATATTGTAGCAATTGATAATAATGCAGGAGGAGCACAATATTTAATGAAAGGAATAAATTCTGATTATTGGAAAAAGGTGTATGATGATAGTGAAAATTTATATTCTCATATGAAAAACACAGAAAGTATATATAATCCTGAACATCCTATTCAATCATGGACATCTGATATGTGGGCAGTTTTATGGAATGCCGTTTATTATAATCATGAAGTCGAGATTAATAAAGATTTAGAATTTAGTTGGGCTACTGATAATATAAAAAGATGGGACGAAACTTATATTTTTCACAATGCTGGAATAGTAGGCAAAAGTGATACACATTTTAGCAAAATTGAATATCAAGTTTCTCCATTCAATAAAGAAATAAAAGTTGATAATGATAATTGTACATATAATTATGTGAAAGAAATAAAAGAAACAGAAGAAAATTTTAAAGATATAATCTGGTAAAAAATAAAAAATTAAATGAATATAGGAATAGTTGTATTAGCTACAAATGCTTATTTTGTGTTAGGAATAAGATTTATTAAAAGATTTATGAATTTTTACAAAGGTGATAAAAACATCACCTTCTATTTTTTCTCGGATAATAATCCAAAAAATTATATACCTGATAATATTGATGTTGAATATTTTCATGTGACTAATAATAATTGGGTAGATGGAACAAACTTAAAATTTACATCTATATTATCAATTAAAGATAAATTAAAAAGTGATTATCTATTTTATTTTGATGCTGATACTAATGTAAATAAAGATTTTATTGAAGATTGGTTTATTGGAGATTTAGTTGGTGGTCAGCATTATGGAGATCAAGATTGGATGAAAAATGAAAAATCATTTGATAGAAATCCATCATCAAAAGCATATGTACCATTTGATACTAAATTATCACAAATGTATTTTTATGGTGCATTTTTTGGAGGTAATTCTAACAATATGATAAATTTTTGTGAAACTATGAGATATTATCAATTAGAAGATAAAAAAATACCTTATGAGCCTGGTGTGAATGATGAAAGTTATATCAATAGATATTTTCATTTTAATCCACCTACAAAAGTAGTATTATGTCCAGATTTTTCATTTGTAATTAGTGATAAAGGTGGTATTGGTGAAACTAGAGATATAAATTTGAATATCGAAGAACTCAAAAAAGAATTATTAATAAATAAAAATAACTCTATTGATATACAGAGTAATAAATTAATTTTATGATAAAAATATATTCAATTCATTATATTAAGCCAGAATTTGTTGAGTTACAATATCATCAATTCAAAAAAAATTGTAATGATGAATATGAACTAATAATTGTAAATAATGCATTTGATGATAACACAAAAAATAGTATTATTGATATTTGTAAAAAATTTAATATAAATAGCATTAAAATAACTGATAATAATAGTGAAAAATTTACATCACAATCTCATTTTTTTGCATTAGAATATATTTTACAAAATTACATAAAAATAGATGATACTAATAATATAAGTGTTATTTTAGATTGCGATGTTTTTCCTTTTAAAAAATTTAGTTTTATTGATATATTAAATGGTAAAAAAATTTGTGGATTATATCAACAAAGAAATATTAATAATACATCATATGAATATTTATCTGCAATATTTACAATATTTCATAATGATATAGATTTATCTAATTTCACTTTTAATGGAATTGCGGATACTGGATCTGGAACAAATATATTAATGAAAAAATATAGCACAGAGTTAGTTATACACACAGCAGCAATAGATATTGAATCCGATTATATATTTACTAATAATAAATTGGAATATCCATATAAACAAGAATATAGATGTCAATTTATAAGTAATGAATTCATACACTATTATAGAGGTTCAAATTGGTCAGAATCTGATGAGAATTATCACAATAAAAAAAATTTATTTTTGTTAAATTTTATAAATAATTATAATATTTACAAATTAAATTTAGATGATGTTGTATTATATGATACTGCTCATAGTGACAAAGGACTTAACGGAGTTGATCACAATTATAATAATTACAGATATATCGAAAAAATGAAAAATGAAAAATGAATTAATTTCATTTTTCATTTTTATTATAAATAGAATGAAAATTATTTATATAATAACTGAATTAAATTTTCAGTTAGAAAAGTAATCATTTTTTTACCTGGTTGTACTTCTACATCAGGAATTGATTTTATTATACTAAATTTATCATTTCCTTCAATTTTAAGCTCATCAATATATTTCTGAATATGTTCATCCTTTTCGTAATATGATTTCATTCCTTCTATTAATACTGTCAAATTTACACCCATCTTATTGTTATATTTAATGCACTGTAATTCATTCTCATCTTTTTCAATAAGAATGTACCACAATTTACTTTTACTAACCTTTATATTTTCTAAAAATGTATAAGCACTCTTAGCTTTAGTATTTCTAGGCATTTTAGCAACTTTACCAGTAAATTGTACTATTTTATCTTTATCATTCTCTTGATTATTCTCCATTAAATATATTTATTTTTATACATCTATATATTAACATTAAAAGGTTCAATTTGTTTCAATTTTTGTTATATAAAAACATTTTTATATAAAATATAAAGATTATTTAATTTAACTATAAATACTAAAATGAATCAGTTTTTAAATAAACATTTGGACGAAATTATACTAAATAAATAAAAGTTCGTTGAAACTTTAATTGAAAATAAATTAAAATAAATAATATATGCTTGTAGATTACGAATATAAAAATAACAATTTAATATTAAGTTTTATAAACTCCAAAGGTAATATTGAACTTAAATATTATCCTTGGGCTAGACCAACAAAATTCATAAAAACTACTGATGATGATTCAGAAAAAAGTGGTAGATATGTAACCTGGGATGGCTCCTCAGTAAAGGAAATTTATTCAAAATATCCAAATCGTTATTCAGTTTATGATTTTATTGATAGTTTTGATAAAAAAGAAAGGGATGAAATTTATTCATATAATGAACCTGATATATTCTTTGTAGATATAGAAAATGAGATATTAGACAAAAAACCTGAGCCTCATTTAGCTGAAAGTGCAATTCAAACAATTTCAATTGTAAATAAGAATAAAGTGTTAGTAATTGGTACAGAACCATTAGATTCCAAACAAATTTTAAGTATAGAATCCGATTTGGTTACATACTTCAAAAAATTTGATATTGATTATAAATTTAAGTATATTCATTATAAAACTGAATTTGATATGCTTCATGCATTTTTTAATAAATTAGTTCCAAAGATGGCTGTAATAACTGGTTGGAATTTCATTGGTTATGACTGGACATTCTTAGTTGCAAGAGCTAGAAAATTAGGACTTGAACCTGAGGTTGCATCATTCACAAGAAAACTTAATAAACCATTCAACCCACCAAATGCAATACATCCAGATTATTCTGAATTACCTGCTCATAGAGTTATTGTTGATTATATGGAATTATTTAAGAAATGGGATCAATCTGTTAAAGTTAAAGAAAGTTTATCACTTGATTTTGCATCTGAAAAAATACTTGGTAAAGAGATTAAGAAAATTAACTATGATGGTGATTTAAAAAGATTACACAGAGAAGATTTTAAAAAATTCGTGTTTTATAATGCAGTAGATAGTTGTCTTGTACAAAGGATTCATGAAAAAATGAAATATGTAGACATTCTTTATGGTATGGCTGTATTAGGTAAAATTAAGATTAAAGATGCTATTTCTACTCTTGCTCTAACAGAAGGAATTTTAAGAGAGAAATTAAGAGATCAAAAAAATATTGTACTTGTAAGAAATGAAGATAGTGAATATGGAGACACAGAATCTGAAGCTATAAAAGGAGGATGGGTTAAAGATCCAGTAAGAGGTATGGCAACATGGACATGTTGTTTTGACTTTGCATCTCTATATCCTACAACAATGAGGGAATTTAATATATCAGCAGATTCATATAAAGGACAAAAAGTAAAAGGAAAAGACTACTCAATTTTTAATGGACATCAATTAGAAATTGATTCTGATGATATTGTTACTCTAAATGGTTCAGTATTTAAGAATGAAGACGGAGTTGTTACTCAAGTAATGGCTGAAGTATATTCAGATAGAAAAAAATGGAAGAAAGTAATGAATCAAAAGCACGAAGAACTTGAAAAATTAAAAGATGAATTAAAAAAATTAGAAGAAACTGCATTATAAGTAATAATAAAAATATGGTAATTCCAATATATTTAAAGCCAAAATTTAAAGTAGGAGATATAATTATATCATTATTTGATATTAATTTAGAATATTATCGTTTCACTCCTTATCATGAATTTACAATAATTAGTCATAATGATGAAGATGGTTATACAATTAAAGATAACGAATTAGGAATAGAATTAGTAGTAGATTCACATTATAAAAAAAATCCAATTCATGATTTATTAAAAAACTTTACGATAAAAACAGATTTAAATACTGCTAGAAAAAGATCAAATTATTTAAATAGAAAGAAAAATTTTATCGAATTTATTAGAACGAATTGTCCAAATCTAAGTTATGGTTATGATGAATATGAAAGATATGAAACTTGTAAAATAAAAAAAGGATATTGTAATTCTTGTAATATATCAGAAGATTGTATTTGTCATATTAGTTCTGATGCTGTTAATAAAAATTCAGATGTAATTAAATATATTAGGGATAAAAAATTAAAAAAAATTAAAAATATTTGATGCCAAAAAATCTTGAATTATATCAAAAAATCTTAGATGCTTCAAATATGATTCACAATAAATCATTGAAAGGAAGCGGAAATTATATCATATTGAATTCGAAATGTTCAGAAATATTAGAAAAATACGAAGAACAACGAAAGAAAAAGGAAGATAGAAAGAAAAAATTGAAACAGATAGAAAAATTATCAACTAATACAGATGATGAAATTAATAATATCCTATATTTTAGAAAGAATGAATCAGAAAAATATAGGCAAAAAATAGAATTTAAACATAAAAAACATTAAATTAATAAAAATATAATGAACTACATATTATTGTAGTTCATTTTTTTATTATCTTTGTACATTAATTATAAAAAAACAAATAGGGCATGAAATCAGAATATGGATATAGCTTAGAAAATTCTTGGATAAACGAGAATAACATTGAAAATTATAAAGCATTTAACAAATTAATGGAAACATTTGAATTTGTAGGTGTTTTTTCAGATAAATTGATAATAAAAGTATTTAATCTAGCTTTTAGAATGACTGAAATTAAAAATTATTTGATAGATAATAAAATTTCTAAAATAGAAGCAGACGTCAAATATAAAGAAGTTACAAATGAATTCGTAGATTTATTGAATGTTTATTGTATTTTCTCAAGTATTTTTAAAAGCAATTGTACAATGTTATTTATAAGTATAGGATTATGAAAATATTAATGGCTATAATTTTCTTTATCGCTTTTTGCGGAACAGTATTCTTTTTTGGTAAATTAATGGTTTGGATGACATCTAAAATAAATCCAAGTTCATTTGAAAATAAAATGACAAATTCTCAAATATTGAGTTATAATATAATTATGACAGTATCAATTTTTTTGTGGACAATTCTCTATTATTTAAGCTTATAAAAAATAAAAATTATGAAACCAGTAAGAGTTTTTTTTAAATCAGTGAGTAAATATTTTGAAACCTGTTCATTATGGGTTATTTTTGGTGTGACATACATATCAGCATTAGTTATTTTTCTATTGATGTTTCGTCTTTTTATTGGTAATAACGATGTTATTATTCTTAATGTTTTTATAAAACTTTCATTCTTTTTATCTTTTATATTTTCTTGCTTATCAACATTAACAGTTAGTAGTTCAAGAAAAAGTGATGTTTTTTGGAAATATCATAATGAAGTTGAAACTTTGATAAATGATTCTGATACAGTTGATTCTTTACACGATATATTTGATAACGAAATACAAAAATTATGGAAAATGTCAATTGGTGGAATACATAATTTAGAAGCAAATAGATTGGTTTCATTAATTAATATAAAAATAAAAACAATTGAGAAAATAAAGCCATGAAAAATACAACAGTAGAGAGTTATTTATTATCTATTGAGGCATTAGGAGAAAATATTATAAAAAAAATAAAAATTTCTGCATATACAGATGATGTAGCATGTTATAATGTAACTTATTTTGATGTTGAATTAGCAAAAAATAGAAAAAAATTAATCACTATTAAATTATCTGAATATCATTTATTTATAAATAAATTGATTCGTAAACAAAAACTTCAAAAACTATCTGAATATTAATAATATTTAATAAATAAAAAATGGAAAAAACTTTAGATATTACTGAGAAAAAGAGTGCTGCTTTTTTGTCTGTTATTGCATCAGGAGCATTGACTATATTTAAGCTAATTGTTGGTTTATTAACAGGTAGTTTAGGAATATTGTCGGAAGCATTACACTCAACTTTGGATATGATAGCTGCTATTATAACATATTTTTCTGTTAGAATTTCAGATAAGCCTGCAGATAATGAACATAATTATGGACATGGTAAAGTAGAAAATTTGTCAGCATTTGCAGAGGCCATATTATTAGCAATTACAAGTATTTGGATAATTTATGAATCAATAACAAAGTTAATTTTAAATGATTTTAATGTTGAAGTGACTATATGGAGTTATGTGGTTATTATATCATCTATTGTAATTGACATAAATAGATCAAGAATGCTTAAAAAAGTTGCATTAAAATATAATAGTCAAGCATTAGAAGCTGATTCTATTCATTTTAAAACCGATATATGGAGTTCATGTGTTGTTTTAGTAGGGTTGATTCTTGTTAATTTTAATATACATTGGGCAGATTCAATTGCAGCATTAGGTGTTGCCTTTATCATAATTTTAGTTTCTTATAGATTAGCTAAAAACGCAATTGATGTTCTGTTAGATAAAGCGCCAGAAGGTGTAAGAGATATTATAATAGAAATATTAAATAATCATGAAGAAGTTAAAATATACCATGATTTAAAAACCAGAAGTTCAGGAGCAGATACTTTCATTAAATTTGACTTGCATTTGAATCCAGAACTAAGTTTATTAGAAGCTCATTCTGTTTGTGACAAAATTGAAATTGAGATTAAAGAAAAAATAAAAAGAAGTGAAATTTATATTCACATAGAACCAAACGAATAAATAAATGATAAAATTTGATTTAACTGAAAAAGAAGAACAATCTGCAAATAAGTGGATTGAAAAACAAGAAAAAAAGAAAAAATCTCCTAAAACAGCAATAGGTGGTAGATTTAGTTACAAATTTACTCCAACAGGAATAGCAACAGCAGTGACTATAATTGATAATTATTTGAAAAAAGAAGAAAATATAACTGATTATGACTGTTGGTAAAAATAAAAAAATGACAAAGGAAGAATTCATTGAACTAAATAATAGCATAAAAAATTCAATAATTGAAAAATATGGCGATATGGCTTACTATGTGATAAATGATATTTTTAATGTTGGATTTATGGAAGATATCTGTATAGAACTCGGATATACAGTAACACGTTGTAATCTTGATTTTACTATTTATTCTAAACTATTTGATGAGAATGGTAAAGAGATTGGAGTCATTAGTAATCAAGGAACACCTAGTATTGAGATTTATAAAAGACTAAAAAAACATGCTATTAAAATATCAAAAAATGAAAATGTAATTTCACCTATAGAAGGAATTCATAGAATTTTAGATTGGCATACAGTTGAAGGTAAATTACACAAATTAGCAGGTGGTGAAATAATTTTACATTTTAAGCCATTAGAAATTACTGATGAAGAAATTAAAGAATTTGATAATAGAACAAAAATGCTTGATTTATTAAAAACGATGGTGACAAAAAATGATAATGTTGTGAATTAATTTTCACAACATTTTTTTATATGAAAAACGGAAAATGTTTTTTAATATATACATAAAAATAACAAATTAATATGTTACCAAGAGATACTACTATTAGACAATTAAAAAAGTTAAGAAAGGAAACAAAAGGAAAAGACATTGGAGATTTAACAACTAATGATAGATTGAATAAAGGTATTCCAAATTTACAATATATAGGAAATCCTGTTGATAACCATATAAGTAGCTGGGAAGAATTTGCTGCAAAGGATAGTAAACTACAAACAATAGCATTCAAATCTAAATTAGTAAATAAATCAGTGAAAGAAAATAAATATAGTAATATGAAAGATATAAAAAATGTATTAAAATTTAAAGATTTTGATGAAAACGTTGAAAAAACAGCCCATCATGTAACAGAAGGACCAGAAAAAGGTAATAATAAAATTGTAAACTCAGAAACACCAAATGCTGAACCAGATACTAAAAAATCAAAGTCTAATATTGATACAATAAAGGAAGCTAATGAAATGCCAAAATATACAATGTTAGGTCAAGAAAAAGATAACAAATCAAATCCTCTTTTTGGTATTGGAGCAGTTAAAGCACAAGAAATAAAGAAAATAACTGATTTTAATGTTATTGATCCACAAACACCAAAAGAAAGACCAATATTAAATGCTGGAGTATTTATTGATAATGATATAGTTAAAGGATATGTTAATAGAATAGAAGGTAGAGATGTTTATGTTGAATCTGTTGATGAACCAATGGTAATAAAAAAGTTTAATATTAAAGATGCTGTTAAAATAAAAAAAGATAAAAAAGAATAAAAAAAGCTACTCATTTGAGTAGCTTTTTGTTTATAATAATTCATTAGCTATATTTGCTAATTCAGATCTTTCACCTTTCTCTAATGTTACATGAGCATAAATTGCCTGATTTTTTATCTTTGCTATTAAATGTGATAATCCATTACTTTGTGCATCCAAATATGGAGTATCAATTTGATTTATATCACCAGTAAAAATAATTTTAGTTCCTTCTCCTGCTCTTGTTATAATTGTTTTAATTTCATGTGGAGTTAAATTTTGAGCTTCATCAACAATGAAAAATACATTAGATATACTACGACCACGAATATAAGCTAATGGAGTAATAACTAATTTTTCATCTTTAACGCAATCTTGAATAAATTTATATTCTTTATCACTATCTTTGAATTGACTTTGTATAAATTTTAGATTATCCCAAAGTGGAAGCATATATGGACTTATTTTCTCATCAACTGAGCCAGGAAGATAGCCTAAATCCTTACCACTCAATGGTATAATTGGTCTAGCTAAAAATATTTGTTTAAAATTTCTCTTCTGACTAAGTGCTGCAGCTAATGCCAATAAAGTTTTTCCTGTTCCAGCAACTCCTTGTAACGATACTAGTTTGACATCAGGGTTTAGTAATGCATGTAATGCGAATACTTGCTCAGAATTTCTTGGTGTTATTTTATAACAAGTTTCTTTATCAATTCTTTCAACCATTTTTTTTGATGCATTGTAATATGCTAATGCAGATGCTGCCGAAATAGTTGATTTAATAATAAGATATTTATTGTTTAGTAAATTTGTAATTCCAAGTTCTTGAGGAGTACAAACATTATCTTGATATAATTTAGTAATAATGTCATCATTATCTAATTCTATTGTTGATCTACCTGTGAATAATTTATCAGTATCTTTAATTTTACCTGTTAAATAATCTTCTGAGTTAACATTTAAAGATTTTGCTTTTAATCTTAAATTTATATCTTTTGATACAAGTATAATCTTTTTATCAGGATATTCCTCTACCAATGACAATGCGGTATTTAAAATTAAATGATCTGGTTTTGTTGATTTGAAAACTAAACAAGCATCAGTTGTTCCAGTTGTTTCATTCATCACTACTTTTACTCTACCTTTTCCTTTGCCAATAGGAATCCACTCACTTAAATTACATTTTGATGCTAATTTGTCTGTTTTTCTAATAAATTCTCTTGCTTCATAATTAATTGTATCATTACCTTTTTTGAAATCATCTAATTCTTCGAATACTGTAATAGGAATTGCAACATCATTTTCTTCAAAATTGTAAATTGCATTGTGATCGTAAAGTATTACACTTGTGTCAAGTACAAATATTTTATCACTTTTTTCTTTTTTAGCCATTTATTTTAATTATTTTTTTGTTTGTTATTATTAATTTTTATTATATATTTTATATGTATGGTCATAATCATTCTTTTCGTCTTTTGATTTAAATTCTTCTGATACACAATACCATTTATCGTCAAGTTCTGGAAAAGTTGTATCTCCATCTATAATAGTATGAACTACAGTCAAATATACAGTATCTGAAATATCTAAAAATTGTTTGTATATACTACCACCTCCTGTTATAAAAACTTCATCTCCATACATGTTAGCTGTTTCTAATGCATCTTCTATTGAATATACTGGAATAGTATCAGGTTCATTAAAACTCTTGTCTAATGTCAATACTATATTTGTTCTATTTGGTAATGCTCCTTTTGGTAAAGAATAAAATGTTTTATCACCCATGATAATAGGTTTATTAAGAGTCAATTCTTTGAATTTTTTAAGATCACTGCTTAATCTCCACAATAATTTATTATCTTTTCCTATCACCAAATTTTCTGATACTGCTACAATTATATTTACTTTCATTCTTTATTGATTAATTTAAATTATTTATATTATTTTTCATGTAAAGTTTAATAAATAACTATTATCAAAAAAACAAAAATTCATTTTTTTTATTTAATATATATAATTGAATAAAAATAGACATATGAATTTTAATATATAATATACAAAATTAATATACAAAAAAAATAATATTGAAAAAATGACAAAAAATATTTTAAGTTTAAATGATTTCAAAGGTAAGAAATCTACTACACAAGAATCTTCAGTAAATGAAATGGTAGACGCAATTGACGATTTCTATCGTGTTAGTGTCGATGTAGATCTACCAAAATCATTAGTTGGTTCATTTATTAAGAAAGTTAAAGAAAGTTCAGGAAAAGATTTAAGAGCTGAAATGGGTGAAAAAAGATTAGCTGAAAGATTAGTACAATGGGCTAATGAAAACTATTTGAATATTGAAAATCTTCCAGTTGAAATAGTAACAGGATCTGATAAAGGACCAGTTCAAGCACAGCCACAAGCACAAGGTGCTCAAGATGAATTTGGAGATGAATCACAAGTTCAACCAGCACAAGGAGCACAAGCACAAGCTCAAGTTCAGCCCGGAACAGCACAAGCTCAACCTGCAGGTAGTACTCAAGCTCAAGTTCAAGCAACTATTCAACCAAGTGCTCAATCTGCTGCTGCACAAGTTCCAGCACAAGAAATTTAATTAGAATTTAACAAAAAAAAAGATTATTACAATTAAGTAATAATCTTTTTTTTTATGTAATTTTTTTTATTTAATCTAAATAATCTGGAGTTTTCAAAATAAGTCTATCAAATATATTTAAAAGTCTTTCATCTGATAAAAAAGATTCAGCTAATTCATTTTTGTCATCATTATGACTCATATATTTATATCCATTATCAAGAATATAAATTATGATAGATTCTTGTTCCTCATCTGTTAAACTAAGAATAAAAATCTTAACTTCATCTTTCTGTTCAGATGTCATTTTCATAATGTCAAAATTTTTGATTGAATCATAAAATTTTGAATTTTTGATTACATCAAATTCCTCAATTTGTTTAAATTTAATTTCTTCCATAATTTTTTTATATATTTTTAAATTTTAAATATTTTAAATGTATAATCTCCATCATCTTGTACTGCAAACTCAGTTTCAACAGACCAATCATTAAATGGAAAATCAAATCCATCATCAAAATAAACATAATTATCATCAATAGTATGAACTTTGGTGTTTTCTTTAATACTACCATCTTCATAGTGCTTATATTCAACATAAACTTCATCTCCTACTTTAAGGAGTTTTAATTCTGATAATGTATACAATTTTTTCATATTTCAATTATTTATAGTACAAAGATACAACATTATTAGTAATATACAATACAATATAGACAAATAATATTCATTTAATTATAATTAACAATATTAGTTAAAAATTAAATGATATTTAAAATTTAATATATAATAAAAATTAATAAAAAATATGTCAATAAAACGCTATAGTGATTTTGATACATCAAATGTACAAAATATTCCTACTGAATCTAAAATATCAATAGATAATTATTCTAAAGATGAAACTATTAAAGAAGAAGTGTTATTAACGCCTAAAGATAGCTCTGATTTGACAATTGAAATATTAGAAGAAAAAATAATTAAATTTAATAGCGGGCATATAACTGATATTCTTGAAACAATAAAAAATAAGTATTCTGATACTGATTACTTCATTAGAAAAAAAGATAATCAATTGCATATTGTTAAGTATAATGAAACATTAAAAATGAATATTAATGAATTTGTTAATAGCTTATTGAAATTCTACTCCACAAAACCTGAATTGAAAAAAATAACAGAAGGAATAAAAGTAAAAGGAAATGATAAATTTTCAATTGTTGAAAATATGCATCCAAAATATTCTGAAAAGTTTATCAATGATATAACATCTTTACTCTCAAAGAAAAATTAAACAGTTAAATAGTTGTATATTAGAAATATTTTTGTATCTTTGTAATCTAATTATAAAGATATAAATTTATGGCCGCACCAAAACTTCCAAAAGATATAAATTATTGGTTAAAAAAAGGCAAATCTGGAAAAGATGTATGCTTAATTACACACGATGACTTAGATGGAATAGTATCAGCAATTATAATGAAAAATTATTTAATTCATCAAGGTTTTACTATTAAAAAGTATGGTATTATAAATTATCAAGAAGGAGTTGATGCATTTAAACTTGATAATAGTTTAATTAATATCACATTAGACTTTGCTAATGATGATGAGACATTTGATTACTATGTTGATCATCATGGAATTTTTTCAGAGGAGGAAAAAATAAAAGCTCAAAAGAAAGGTAGTATAAAAACTAATACTGGCTCTGCTGCTGAAGGGTTAGCTATTCAATTAGGCATACCTTTTTCAAATGATACAAAAGATTGGATAGATATGATAGATTCAGCAAAGTATGATGAATATGATGTTGATATAAAAGGAATATTAGATTTTGACTTAAATAATATTATCAATAGTCCTAATGCAAAATTAAATTTTGCAGCATCTTTCAATCAAATGCTTAAACGTTCTGATCACAAAACATTTATTGAAGTTATAAATGCTTCTAATGAGCCATCAATATATAATATATTCAGACTATTCAAAATATTCTATCCTAAAAATAATCCTAATTTCAAAAATGGTGATGAGCCTGAATTTGTATCTGATGCATATTCTAGATTATCTCAAATGAAAACAAAAACTAGGGGAATTGGAGATAAATCACAAGGCTTCACAGAAGATGGTAAAAAAATAATATTTTCATCACAAGATGAATTTTGGAAAAAATTTGCGCAAAACATTCCATATATAAATTATGATGATGATGGTAATGCTATAAACTCAGATGAATTAAAATGGCAAGTTAAACCTGTGGTGTATCAAATAATTGGAAATTTAATGTATGTACCATCAGGAACTTGGGCTAATGCATTAAGAGCGAAATCTATTTTTTCACAAGATGTTGAATCAGGAATAATAAAAAATAATCCTAAACTAAACTTCGTTTTACTACAATATGGAAACACTCTTCAAATTGCAAATTTGACTACTAAAATGTCAGATATGTCAGAAGAAGATTTACCAAAAGACAAAAATGGATTATCAATTGACAATTTAGGATCATATATGAATGGTTTGTTAAAAAATTTCAATCAATATATGGATTATAATGATGAAAGAACTGTTGCAGGAGGACATCCTGGTATCGGATCAATATCTAATATATTCAAAAGCTGCAAAAAAGATAATTATAAAAATATAAAATTTTTAGATTTATTAAGAAATAAAATTATTAATGATATTTCAGGAGTTAAATGGGGTATTACAATGGCTTGGAATGAATCAGACGAAAAAGGAAAAGTATTTGCTCCTGATGAAGTTAATAAGAAACTAATTGACATTGAAAATATCAGTAGTGAAAATGATATTAAAACTGAGAATGATGAACTTGAAATATTAAATTATATTGTTATTAACAATATTAAAGATAAAATATTATTTTTTAAAAATGAAACAATTAGAAAAATTTACGATATTTGGTTGAGTACAGATTTCTATGAAGTTAAATCTAAAAAAGTAAAGCCAGATGATTTAGAAAAAATATACTTCAAAAAAAATAAAGAAATAGAAAATAGTATATTATTTAAAGAAATTTACACCAGATTTGAATTAAATGATATTTATAGTGATACTCTAATAGATGCAAGAAAGACACAAAGGAAAGAGCTTAAAAGGGTATTCAAATACATATTCAATATAATGAATAGTTTTTATATTAAGAATGACATAAAGAAAAAATATGATAATATTATAAAAACAAAAAAGACACTTATTTAAGTGTCTTTTTTTATTATTTTTTTTATATATAATAAAAAATAAAAATAATATAATGAGATATATTAAAAATTATGAGGAAAAAATTAACGAAGAATTTAAAATACCTCAATTTATTAGAAATTATAAAGAAACAGGAGATTTAATAAAAGATAAAGTATATGAAAATCTTCAAATCGCAAAAGATAAAATAAATGATCCCGAAAATATTCGTAAATTAAATGATTTTTTAGATAATGTAGAAGAGACAACTACAAAAATTTCTAATACAATGAAAAATAATAGAAATCTAAAAATAATAGAAAATATGTTGACTGGTAGTAAATGGATTGCTATTGTAACATCAGTTTACCAATTAATATTTAATACTACAATATCACTCACTAGTTTTAGTTTAGGTGGAATAGGGGCAATTAAAATTGCATTGTTTTTATACATATTAAAATTAATAGTTAATATATTTAGGAATTATAATAATTTTATATCCTTGACAAAAGCAGCTAAAGATTTTGTCATTAATATAACCAAAATATTTAAGACTACTAATAATTCAAACAATCCTGTCATAAATAATAATTCGTCTGATAATATTAGTGAAAGTTATATTCTATATTTGACAGAAAAAGGAATTATATAAAAAAAATTGTTTTAATGAATCACGTAAAATTAATTACAGAGATGTATAATAAAAATCCAGAGTATGAAACAAACTCATTTGGATGGAAAATTCCAGTAAGAAATTATATTGATGATGTATTTGATCATATATCATACATATATTGTAATGATAAACATATAAGTGAAAAATCATTTAATCAATTAGATGAAGCAGATTCTTATATAAAAAGTATTTTTGATAATAATTCAGAAATATTAGAAGAAATTAATAATCTTAAAGATAAAAGAATAGAGTATACAGCAGAGTTTATTTATGATAGATATTTTAAAAATGTAAATTGATAATATGAAAGTAAATAAATATAAAGAATATTTAAAATTTAAAGATAAGTATGAAATTATTAGACAAGAAATTATGAATCTAATAGAAGAATATTATATTTTTAATGATAATTTCAGAATAGAACATCTTGGAGATACAAAGCATAGCTATATGTCAATTACTAATTTAAATAAATCTGATGAAAAAGATTATGAAACTGGAGAATATTGGTATTGGGTTGAATACCACTATCCGTATGCAGATAAAAATTTTGATAAAATAAGTCAAAGTGAATTTGATGATATTATGAAATTTATAGACAATCCTGAAGTATATAAAAAAGCAAAAAAATTTAACTTGTGATATGAAAGTAAATAAATTTGAAGAAATAAACGAAAGTTCAAGAGTAAGAGGATATTATATTAATTCTGAAAATGGTGAATTAAGAACAGGATATACTCACAATTCTAATATTTTTTTAACTGATGAAGAATATAAAAGAATAAAAGGATTAGCAGATAGTATTAAAGCATCTTGTGAAAATTATAATGATATGAAAGAAACTAAAATTTCAATGCTAAGAGCAGCAATACATAAAGTTAAAGATGATTCTGAATTTATGAAGACAACAAATAAATTTAATATTTAATTACATATGAAAAATGTAATATTATTATTAACTAAATCATCATCACAGGTTATTATTAATCAATACAACAAATTAAAAACAGAATTAAATCCCGAAAAATATGACATTTTTATTTTATATCATGATAAAATTAATAATATTCCTAATATAATAAAAAATGAAAATTATTTTTCTTTTAATAACAACATTCTACAAGAATTAAATTTTAAACCGATTGGTAAATTTTTATTACCAGGTAGTAATCACTTTCCCCTTTTTAAATTTAAAAAAATTCATTCTGAATACAAATATTATTGGATAATTGAAGATGATGTTAGATTCAATGGTAATTGGAATACATTTTTTGGTGAATTTGAAAATTTTAATTGTGATTTTTTATCATCTAATATGAGAAATTATATAGATGATTCATCATGGTGTTATTTTAATTCATTGTCTCACCCTATTATAAAAATAAAAGATGAAAATAAAATAGCATCATTCAACCCAATATACAGAATATCAAATAATTCAATTGATTATCTTAGTGATATGTTTTTAGATGGTTGGTCTGGACATCATGAAGTATCAATTTCAACTTTATTAAATTATGGAGGATTTCATATTGCAGATTTTGGAGGTAACGGAAAATACACTCCAGATGAATTTAAAAATAAAAATTATAATATAAATGATAGTAAAACTCACATTTATAGACAGATTTTCACTGAAGTAGGAAATATTCCTGATGTAATTTATCATCCAGTTAAAAATTTTAAAAATAATTAATAATTATTTTCTTTTAGATGCTAATATAATATCAATTGATTTGTTGATGTCTCTATCAGAAATTCTCATATCTTTATACTTATCATGTATTTCTACTTCAGTATCTCCTATATTAATTTCCTTCAATTCTTCTTTAAGATCTTTGAAAAACTCTTTCATACTTTTTTGTAATTTATATAGAGTCTCAATACAATCTTTCATTTCTCTTTGAAACATTGATACTGCTTGAAATAAATCTGCATCAGAACTACCATTATCTATTTGTTTCATTAGATTAATTAATCCTCTTTTAGAACAGGATATAGAGAATTTTAAATCAGAAATTGCAAGAGCATCATTTTTAATTATGTTATTTATATTTTTATTTAACATAATATCTTCTGATAAATATAAATTTGCTATACATTCTAATGTTTCTTTTGATTCCTCTCTGATTACTTCCAAATCTTTTTCATAATCATGCATTTCAATTTTAAAATTCAAGTCTATGTTATTATTAACTGGAAAAAACTCAGATGGATCAAAATCCAATTCTTCTTGAGCATCTTCTATTTCAGTTTTTAACTGTTCTATATTTGATTGAAATGATTCTCTGTAGTCTTGTGCGGTTGGTGTTTCACTTTTAGCCATAAAAATAACTTTAATTTTTTAATATATATAAATAAATATAAGTTAGAATATATAATATGATAAAAAAATATAACATGTTTCTATTAAATGAAAATATATCTATGTCAAATGAAGATATAATTGAAATACTAAAATCATTAGAGACAGAAGACAATAAAAACTCTATTTTAATTAAAAGATTAGTTAATTATACTGATAAAAGTGGTAAGAATGTACTAATGAGCGTAGTATCATCTAATAATATTGATTTAATAGATTATATTTTGAAATTTGATGTAAATTTAAACCAAGTAGTAACAAGTACTGGAGAAAACGTATTATTTTTTTGTAAAAACATTAATGTATTTAAAAAATTATATGAATTAGGAGCCAATGCGAATCAAATTACTAAAATTGATCGTACAGTATTAAATTCACTATCAAGAAAGAAATTATTTAATGTTGAGTTATATCAAAAAATAATTACAGATGATGTTGATATAAATAAAATTGATATGAATAATGAATCTGTTCTTACTGGATCTATATTAAATAAAAAAATATTGGAATTATTATTAAATAACAATGTGAATTTGAATGGATTGGATCAATCAAATTTTTTATATAGGTTATCTTATGAACTAAATTATTATCCTAAAAAACAAAATATAATATTAGACATATTTAAAATCCTATTTAAAAATGGAATGATAATTCAAAACGAGACAAATTTTATAAATATATTAAGATTAGATTCAAATAATATAGATATTATATATGATTTCATTGTTCCACTAAATAAATATATAACTGATAATATGATAATATTAATTTATGATAAATTATGTCATGAATCTGGAATGGATAGAATAAAGATGGCTAATAAATTATTGAGATTAGGCTCATATCCTAAATTCTACAATAAGTTAAAAAATAGTTTTAGAGAACAATTCTATATCGAATTCGCTGATTATATAAAGGAGAATCCATTTTATGAAGATGCCGAAAAATTTAACTTGTAATATTAATATATACACAAATATGAAACATTTAAAAAAATTTGAGACTAATTATAACTATAGTAGCACTGAGCCATATATTATAGAATTTGAAATAGTAAATAAAATAATTGAGTTTATTAAAACAAATAAGTTGAAATATATTGACAATATTAAAATATATGATGGTGAATATTATATAACATTAGGAAAAATTGGAAATTATGACAATACTTTATTGAAATATAAATATCCAGGTGATGAGCCAATAGAAATTATGATAGGCATACCTAGAAATGAAGGAGTTGATATTAATAATAGTATATTAGAACAAATAAGAAAATTAACAGAAGAAGATATTAACGTTCTACATACTAAACAAGCATCATCAAAATTTAACATATAACACAAAAATAACATAAAAATTATGGAATATTACGATCAATCGTATTTAGACTTATTCAAAAAAGTTAATACCCAAAAAATTGAAACATCAAATCAATCATATGAACAATTAAGAGGAAATGATAACTCATTTAATTCTCAAATGTTAAAAGAAACTCCTGATTATACTAATTATAACAAAAATTATAGTAATTTTAATAATCAAAATTTAAATGAAGTAAGAAGACAAGAATACTCACAAGATTTCAATATTAATGAATTTAATATTGAAACAAGAGTAAATGGTCAGATTATAAATGAAGTTAAACAAGAGGAAAAAGGAAATAAGTTAAATGAAGTTATGCAAAAACTTCGTGACGAAAGACTAAATGAAATTAAACAATCACAAGAACTTCAAAGTTTAAATGAAAATATTGATTTTTCAAATTCTGATTACATATCAGTAGAAATGTTTGAAAAAGCAAGATACAATTCAATGATGCAAGTCGCTAATAGAATTAATCCAAGATGAAATATAATAAAAATGAAATTGGAAATGTTTAAAGAATATTACATAGGAAGAAAAGGTTTTTATCATAATAAAAATGTAATAATTATATCTAACAGATACGATGAAATCGAGTATCAAGATTTTGGTTTTATTTTTGACAATTTTGAGATTTCTATTTTTTTTGATGATGGTTCTAAAAAAATAGTTAAATTGAAAGGCAATTTAATAAAAAGACAAATTAAACTAAAATTTTAAAAATGATTTTTATTATTTAATATATACAAAAAAACAGAAACATACACATGAATAAGATCAAAGATTTTAAACAATATAATGAAAGTTTATCTTTAACTGAAAAATTGTCAGATTTACAAATAGAATACAGAGAATATTTCAAATTTATACTTGATTGTTATGATGTAAAATCACCAGCCAAATTATCAGATGAAAAGAAAAGTGAATTCTTTGATAACGTAAACAAGTATTGGACTAAAGGAAAAGGTGCAACTAAAGATTTAGATAAAATAAAAATAGATATCTGCGGTGAAGAAAAAGTAATTAAAAAATAATATATATACAATATAAAAATAAAATAATAAACACATGAAAGATAGCAAATTAAATAATCTACTTAGCATTGATAATTTCTCTGAAAAAGAAGTTTTCAAAAACGCAAAAGCAACTAAAAGAACTGAAGTAGCAAAAGACATTTTAGAAAGAAAAGAAGAATCTGGTGAAAACGTATCAGAAAAATCAAAAACCAAAGAAGAACATTCATATGGTAAATTAAACAACCTTTGTGATCTTGAAAATTTTACTGAAAAAGATTTTTTCAAAAGTTATGGTCCAACTAAACGTACTGATGTAGCAAAAGACATTCTTAAAGAATTCAAAAACATCAAAGCAGATGATGACGAAGATGATGATAAATATGAAAAGAAAGGTAAAGTCGTAAAAAAACTTAAAGATGACGATAAGAAAGATAAAGACGATAAGAAAAAACCAATGAGCAAATCTAAAAAAGAAGATGAAGATGAAGATGACAAAGATGGAAAAAAAGAATTGTCAGCAGCTCAAAAGAAATTACCTGAAAGTTTACAAAAGGTTATGCTAAAAAGAATGAACAAATAAAATTATGAAAAAAACTTATTTTTTTGGATGGACAAATATTAAAAAATTTATTACTGAAATAATAAAAATGTATTCGAATAAAGATTCTTATTTTTCTAAAAAGAGAGTAGAATCATCTATTGCATTTATAATTGGACAATGGGGTATGATTTATTTTTTACTTCAATCAATAAGCACATTATCAGCGGGAGATTTCGCAATCTGGGCTGGTGTAGAATTTGCAGTAGCTGGATATATTGTTCATTATATACAGCAAGAAAAAAAGGTTATAAATACTGTTGATACTACTAAAACTGATTCTAATGATAATACAACAGCAATCAATACAGTTAAAACTGACTCTACTGAAAAATAATTCACAAAATTAAAACAAAAAAAAGCTTCATTTTTTATGAAGCTTTTTTTTATTTTGACATTTTTAATTCTTCATCTTTAATTCTATTCTTTGAAACATTAAAATATTTTATATCTAATTCAATTCCTATGAAATTTCTATCATATCTTAAACATGCAATTCCAGTTGTTCCACTACCCATGCAATTATCTAATACAGTATCACCTTTTTCAGTGTATGTCTTTATTAACTCACTCAGTAAATCTATGGATTTTTCTGTTGGATGCTTTACTATACTTGGATGAGGTTTAGGAAATTTCCAAATTGATTTAGGGTATTTTAAAGTTGTTCCTGCTCTTGAATCATCAGTACTTTTAAATTTACCATAATTTTGATTCTTAGGAATTTTATTCATATATGTTTTACCTTTAGAATGTAAAGGAACTCCAGTGTCTATCATTTGAGGAAAATACTTAGGTAATTTCTTATAAAATACTGCAATCTGCTCATGTGATCTAAGTGGCATACGTTTAGAATTTAAAAATCCTGTTGTCAATTCTTTGTCCCAAATAATATCATATCTAAACATCTTTCTATTGCTATTAACCAAGTCCACATAGAACAATCCTTGAGCAAACAATACAATTGCACCATTAGACTTTATTATTCTCTTATACTGCTCCCATAAAGGTTCAAATGGTATTTTCAAATCTTTTTTATTTTGGGTAACTCCAAAAGGCAAATCGCACAAAATCAAATCAACAGATTTATCTGGAATATCTATCATCATCTCTAAGCAATCACCATTTTTTAAATCATACATATTATTTTGTTATTTTATATTATTTTATTTTATATTATTTTATATGTTATTATTGGTAAAAAGATTTAATTTTTTTGCAATATCCTTTATATTTTGTTGGAATATCACTATCAAAATCACAAATATTCCATTCCTGTTGATTAATCATTGAAGATAATGTTCTTTGGGAATTTTCTCCAAACATTATCTTATGAGAAGGATGAGAATCTACCCAAGCTCCATGTAGCATACTCCAATAAACTAATGATTCCCATTTAGTTGAAATTTCCATTGGACAAAATAATTCTACAGTATCACCAGCATATATATTTTTACCAAAATCATCTTTGTATATTAAATATTTCTTCTTATAATTTTGTATTGTCATTTGATTTAGAAATTATTTCATTTAATTTATCAAGTCTTATTTTTATTTTTTCTTTTCTTATTTGTTCAATCTTATATTGTTGACTTAATATAGTCCACTCCTTTAACATGCTAGTAACTGAATTTGTCTTTATTTGATCAGGTAATTCATCTCGACTGAATTTAACATCAAATTTTGTTTCGTCTATTGTTATTTTCATTTTAATTTTTTTAATTTTTTATATCTAATATATGATTTTGTTTCTTGATGTTCATAATAACTCCAAATTTCTTTCAATTGAGATTCATCTTTAATACGACTTTCATCATCAATCTCTATAACATTAACATAAAATGTTTTTGGTGTGAAAGGAATTTTTATTGTTTGTTTGCTTGTAATACTTTCATTCTTATTATTAAGTGCTCCGCCAGTATATGATGAATTATTTTCATCAACAAAAACAATTGCATCCAAATAATATGGACTACCATCAGTTGATACTTTAAAAACAGCACTACAACGATTATTCTGAAATAACATTTCACTATCATCCATAGTCACATCAATCCATTCATCATCAGTACACATGATAGGTGCAATTGGCTTAAAATTAGCTAATTTTGTAAAATAACTAATAGCATATGACGCTGAAAACCCAGAATGTCCTTGTTTAGAAAAAACTTCTAGTAACTCTAACACATTTTCTTGTACCCATTTATCTGGATCATTTTCACATTCTTCAACAGGTTTATAACCTATTTTTAGAAATTCTCTTTTAGCGTGTTCTATTAAATTACTCATTTTTATTATCTACTATTTTTCCAAGTTTATTTCTTCTTAATATATTATTAAATACTTTGTATAATTCTGTATCAGATTCTAATTTATTTATGATTTGATTTGCTTCTAATATCAACAATTTTTCATGCTCATTTTTTTTTTCATCTTCAGTCATATTCAGAAGTCTATCAATTTCACATCTATAAACATCTAATTGATTTTTTTTTAATTCTTTAAATAATTTATTGATTTGTTCGAACTGTTTATTACTTTCATAAAATGGATTAATTGAATTGATTATAGTTTTTATTATATCTTTAAAAAGTTTCATTTTAATTTTTTTAATTTTTTTAATTTTTCTTTTCTTGAATTGTAATTTATATATCTGTGACATCTATTACAAGCCCAACTATCTGGCTCATATTGTTTATCTGGTTGATATGGTTTGTGACCATTTATTTTACAAATCAATGGCATAAATGTATCATCAAAAGTAATTCTATCAAAATTTTTAATTAATTTCCAAGTTTTATTCCAATTCTTATATTTAATATAATGAAATAAATTTTGTGTTTCTCTACCACATCCCATAACTATTCAACATTTTTATTTTTAATTTTCTATATTCTTTTATTGACATAAAATCACATTCAAGATACCAACTTTGAATAGTGGTTCCAAATTTTACAGAATATAAAATATCAGATAAATTATCTGAATATCGATATGAATATCCATATATTTTATATGTTTTATACTCCTTGAGATTCCATCCATAAATATTTTTAGAATTATTTATGAATATAACGTTATCACCAACATGAAACTTCATATTTTAGATATTAAAAATTAAATGATTTGTTTTGTGTTTTTGGTTTTTCTGATGTGAATAATGCATCGAATTGTCTCTTGTTAAATTCTGTGTCTCCATATTGTCCATCAACATGATATTTATTGTCTTTGGTGTGTGAATAATTGTAGGTTTTGTTATTTTCAAACTGCCCGTAATCTAGCTTACATATAGCTCTCATTATTATTTATTTATTTTTTATAATATATTTATTACTTTACCATATACATTTTTGGTCCAGCCATTTATGTGTCCTTTATTGTTACCGATAAGAACTCCTTGTTCTAAGTTTTTTGATTTTACTAAGTGAGTATATAATTTTCCGTGATATTTACAATAAACAATATCTCCTACATTTACTGATTCCCAAGTAGCTGGTTCTAATGTTACAGGTTGTTTTGATTTTATTAATGGAAGCATTGAGTTTCCTGGCTCTTTACTAATAATTGTTTCTCCAGCTAAAAGTCTTTCAACTTTATTATTTGTCATATGATTTTTTATTTATAATTATAATTATGATGAACTGATGCAAAAACTCTTCCACTAACTTCTATATTACTATAAATTCCTTCTGGCGTGTCACATTTTATATCATAATTTACTGTGTAACCATCATTACTCCATTCTGCAGTTATAATTGATCCACAATTATATACTCTATTCCAATCATTAAATCCTTTACCTCCGTGATCACAAGAAGAACCACAATATGGACATGTTTTATATTCTTTATTGTGATTCCAATCAAAATCACCTTTTTGTCCGTTTAAAATGTATTTTGTCATAAAAAGTTTGTGTTATTAAATAATTTTGTTATCTTTGCAAAATCTAGTTGAGTCTAGTTCGGTTTAAAATTATATCACTTATATCACATAAATAAAAAAAGTTTTATATTTTTTAAAAACATTCAATTCAAAAAAGTATATATAAAAATTAAAGATAAAATAATACATAAAATGAAGAAAAAATTAGATAAATATTAGATTATTAAAAAATAATCTAATAAAAAATGAAAAGAATCAAATGTAAAAAATCAGATGTAGTAACTGACAACAGAACCTACAACATTCTAAATAATGATAATACAGATCCTTATTGGGACGAAGGATTACACTTTTATCCAGAACAATCAAGAATAACAAGAAAGTTTAAAAAGAAACAATTGCTAATGTATCAAATAAGAATGTATAAAACTTGGAAGCACAATAGAAGTAATCAATATAAAGTAAAATAATTATGTTTTTTTTTAAAAGTAAAATAAATGAATTGACATATTTACGTCAATATACACATCATAGTGATTATGATTCATCAGAAAAAATGAAATATGAATCAATTGATAGTATTATGAAATACTTCAGAAAAATGATTGATATTGATGAAAAATGTGGATTATCAATAGAATCAAAATTTAAAGATGTTATTTATCCTGTTTTTGATTTAGATTGTAAATCTAAATATGAATTATTTAAAACTTTACATGAAGATACTCCATATGTAATATTCATAAGTAGTTGTAACGATGACGATGATGATGAAAAAAAATATCACTATTGGGGAATTATTGGAAATTCTAACAAAAAATTCAAAGAATTAATATCAAATCAAAATTGGAAAATCTGCAATGATAATAATTATGTAAAATTTTCAACAGAAATAAGTAAAATTCTAATTAGAGGAATATTTGAAAATAAAAATAGAAAGCCAAAATTATTTGAAAAAAATGGTATTCTATCTGAAGATTTTGAAATGTTCATATCTAAATTAGAAAGTCATTATAATACTAATGGCTTTGAATTGTCAGTATTAAGATATAAGAATACTGAACTATTGATACAATTCAATAGAAAATTAAAATTGAAAAAGATAAATTATAGTGAAAAAGAATAAAAAAAATGAAAATATTTTTAATGTAGTTAACTTAGATTTTGCAAGCTTATATCCATCCTCATTTAAAATTGATGAACGATTGATTGCTGAGCTAAATAGAAAAAAAACAAATGAAAAAAGACGGCAAAAGCTTGAAAAAATAAATAACTTAAAATGAAAAAAATAGTAAATGGATGTTTAAATTGTCCTTTTTGTCATACTGAGTATGATTATGATACAATAGGAAAACCAGACACTGATGTATGTGTATTGTCAAATTATTTAAAATTAAATAATCCTTATATTGATTTGAATGAAAATGAATATAAACCAAAATGGTGTCCTCTTATAAATGATGATTATACTTTTAAATTTAAAGAATTTTCTGATAAAACAAAAAATGAGATACTAACTTTAAATAAAAAAATATCTGAAAATGAATACCAATATGGACAAGATTATGAAAATGATGAATTTGATTATATTGCGAATAACATAGAAAACAAAGAATTATATAAAAAATTAGATGAATTGATGAATAATGATGAATTATCTGATTACAATGAAGACATCAAAGAAGAATTTAATAATAGTATAGATCAAGTTAAAAATCAATTGAAAAATTTAGAAGCACTTGGTACAAAATTAAACGATGAATTGAACAATTTAGGTAATATACATTAATCTAAATATTATGAAAATAATACCTATAAAATCAAAAAAACAAGATAATGGTTTGTGGGGTATGCCTAAAAATTGTTATTATATCGAACACTATTTTCAATTAGAAGAAAGAAATGAATTTATTTTATCTGCATTAATAAATTGTTTGAATACTAAATTTAATGAGAGATTTGAAATGTCTCTTTTGAGTGAAAAAAAGATTTATTTTAAATTTGAAAAACATGGAACTGTGATTCTTTCATTTAATGATTATGAAGTATTTAATGATAAGTTGTATGAATTTGATAATGTTAATGAACATAATATTTTTATGAGAAAACAGAAATTAATAGAAATTAATGTATAAATACAACAGCAATTCACCAGAATATCAAAAATTACTTGAAGAATTAAAATTATATTATATAAATATACTTAAAGAATCAGAGTTCGGATATAATGTATATAGTGTATTAAGATTTATGAAAAGTGATAATAACAATTATGATTATATTGTTTCTGTTAAATTAGAAAAAAAATATAAATTAACAGGATATCATTATGTTATAGAACATCATTATTTATCTGAACTTCAATTAAATAATATAAGCAGAATAAATAAACTGAATAAATTATGTCAGACAACATAGTATCTAATTTAGATACTAAATCATATCTACTGTTATTAAGAGAATTGAAAAAATATTATAACAAAAAATTCAATAATAAATATGATTTTAGTATTCGTGAAATAGTTAAAGAATTCAATTCATCACTTTATACTGTAGTTATTATATTTCATTATAATAGTAAACATGATAGTTATGAAATTAAAATTTTAACTGAACTTCAAGTGATTTCAATATTGAGAATATCTAAACTAAATAAAATAAATGAAAGACACAGAATTAACTAACGATGATTTTAAAGTAGGACAAATTGTCACTTGTGTAACATTTGATGATAATGATTACTGGGATCAACATTTGACAGTAGGGAAAAAATATAAAATTGAGGATATTGATTGGCATTTTGAAAATAAAATTGTGGTAAGAAGTGATAACAAAAAATTGAGTCAATTTGTACCAATACGATTTTTTTCTGATAAAAAAATAATTAGAAAAATGAAATTAGAAAAACTGAATAAAATATGTACAAAGTAGGAGATATTATGGTTTGTATTGATAATACGCCTAAATCTGATAACATTTTTTATGATTTCATTTCATATTGTTTAAAATACAAAAAATCAAATCCTTTAGAAATAAATAAAACATATACCATTAAAAAAATTCAATCATATTGGGATGATGATGGAAATTGCTATGAATTACTTGATGATACTAGCAGTAGATATCAAAATACTTCATATATGTTAGAAGAAGTTGAGGAAATATATGGATATACAGTTTTTGATATAAATAGATTTATTGGGTTAAAAGAATATAGAACATCAAAACTAAAAAAATTAAATGAAATATGACAAAATTATAGTTGGAGATTTTTTAATTTGCATTAAAAATGATTATACAAATGATAACCTCATAACAGTAAATAAAGAATATAAAGTATTAGAAATAGGTAGAAATTATAGTACAATAACAATAATGACAGATGTTGGTATCATATGCGATATAATATTTTATTCATTTTTCATTAGTAAAAGAATTTTAAGAAAAAATAAATTGAATAAATTGAATAAAATATTTTGTGAATTGGATTAATTGTTGTACATTTGCAAAAAATATTAAAAAATAGAATTAAATTAATTAAAAAAAGTAGGTAAAATTATGATTGAGTTAAAAGGTAAATATACAGACGCTAAAATATTTATAGATGAAGTTGAAGAAGGAGTCTATACACAAATATACAATGTCATTAACTCAGAAACATCTAATGGGTTGAAAGTCAGACTAATGCCAGACGTGCATGTTGGCTCAGATATTTGTATTGGGTTTTCCATGGAATTGGGTAAGTATCTCAAACCAAGCACTATAGGTGTGGATATCGGCTGCGGGATGCTAAGTGCTAGATTTTCAGGTAGAACCACATTAGATTTAGAAAAAATTGATAATCTGATACGTGAAAATGTTCCTATGGGATTTGGTATGCACGAAGATATCAAATTTAAAAATATCCCTTTTGGTGATGTTCAAGTAATTGCAGATAACTTCATTGTAAAATTTAACGAAAAATTTGGGACATCTTATGATTCTCCATCATACAATGATAAATGGCTAACATCTAAATTGAAAGATATTGGAATTGATGAAGGTAAATTTTACAAATCTATTGGTACATTAGGAGGTGGTAACCACTTTATTGAACTTGGTAAGTCAGATAAGACTAATGATTATTGGGTAACAGTCCACTCTGGGTCAAGAAACTTTGGACTTAAAATTGCGGAATACTGGACTAAAGTTGCAAGAGGTAAAGTATTCGTTGCAACCAAAGAATATAACATGGAATTGGATGACATTACAATGAATACTTATCCTAAATCTGATATTGATAAAAAAATAAAAGAATTAAGGACAAGATACAGTCTTAATATTGACAAAGAATATTTAGATGGTGAGTATCTTATTGGATATCTATTTGATATGATTTTTGCTCAACAATATGCTCTATGGAGTAGAAAAACAATGTTATCATTGATAAAAAAAGCATTGAATATCAAAAAGTTTGATGAAGAAATTCATTCAATACATAACTATGTTGATTTCAAAGATTTTATCATAAGAAAAGGTGCAATCTCATCTTATGTTGGTGAAAAAATGATTATACCATTCAATATGAGAGATGGAATACTTATATGCGAAGGTAAATCAAATGAAGATTGGAACAACTCAGCACCACATGGGTCTGGTCGTTTGATGTCAAGATCAAAAGCAAAAGAGTCAATTGATTTAAAAGATTTTCAGAAAGTAATGAAAGGTATATATTCAACATCTGTATGTAAAAGTACAATTGATGAATCACCATTTGCTTACAAAAACTCTGATATGATTGAAAAAGCTATCGAGCCTACTGCATTAATTCTTGATAAAATAAAACCAATCTTAAACATAAAAGATAAATCTGAAGGTACATCTTGGAAAGATAAGAAAGAGCAAAAAAAGAAAGATAAGCAACGTAACAACGAAAGAAATGAAGTTTCTTATCAAAAGATGAAAAAATTCTAAATAAAAAAGGATGAAAAAATTATTTTCATCCTTTTTTTTTGCGAAAATTTGTAAGATACAAATAATTTTATTATCTTTGCACAAAATATAAAAATGACAGAAGAAGATAGAAAAAAATATGAAGTAACTCTTAGAGAAAATCTATTAAAGCATATTGATGATTTAAGAGAAAAAATTTCAAGTAATGAGATTTTTCCACATGGAAGTCAAGATTTAGAATCATTAGTTGAAATTGATGATAATATTGAAGCTTGTTTAAATTGTTGGTATTATTAATCTTAAAAATATGAAACAAGTATTAGATGAAACTAAACAGATTCATTATGTAGATGAATGTGAGATTATAGAATTTATAACAATAAATTCTAACATGGAATGGAACGACTGTTGCGATTATATAAGAGAGCATAATATATCATCAGTAGAAGGTATATCTCATTGGATAAAATCTGAATTAATTGAAGAAAATAGAGATGATTATGACACAGAAGCATATTATTGGGTATTAGCTTTTTTTGAAGCACATCCTTGGATAAATAAAATGATGATTGTTTTTGACAGTTAAAAAAATATATAATGTCAATTTGTCATATACTATGACTCATTGTCATTATATTTGTTTTGGCATAAGATTTGAATAATAAGAAGTAATTAAATAATAATGTTTAAATTAGGAGAAATTGTAGTTTGTATTGATGATAGTGATGATACTACTACATATGAACCATATAAAAATTTAAAAAAATACTCAACATATGAGGTAAAGAATGACGGATATTATTTTAATACTATTAGTGTTTCATTAACTGATATAAAAGGAAGATTCAGAGTAACAAGATTCATGTCTGTTAAAGAATATAGAAAATTAAAATTAGAAAAATTAAATAAAAAATAAAAAAGTAAATTATGGGAAAAATTATTGGAATTGACTTGGGTTCATATAACTCAGCAGTATCTATTGTAGAAGGTGGACAAACAATTGTCATACCTAATTCAGAAGGATCAGTATCAACACCATCTGTTGTTGCATTTGATGTGAAAACAGGAGAAATTAAAGTTGGTGATGCAGCTAAAAGGCAAGCAGCATTAAATCCAAAAAACACAATTTTTAATATCAAAAGACTTATTGGTAGAACTTATGACGAAGTTAAACATCTAAAACGTCCTTATGACATTGTAGATAATAATGGTAAAGCTGCTGTAAAAATTGGAGATAGAATATATTCACCAGAAGAAATATCTGCAATCATTCTTCAAAAAATGAAAAAAACAGCAGAGGATTATCTTGGAGCAAATGTAGAAAGTGCTGTAATAACAGTACCAGCGTATTTTAATTCAGATGAAAGAAGTAGCACAAAAGTAGCAGGAGAAATTGCTGGATTAAAAGTAGAAAGAATTATATCAGAACCAACTGCTGCTTCATTAAACATAAAAAATGAAACTGATAAATTATATTTTATAATAGATAGTGGTGGTTGTACATCAGATTTTAGTTCAATTTCAATTGAAGATGGCTTATTTGAAGTAATAGCAACAGATGGTAGTTTAGATCTTGGAGGTAATTTAATTGATGATGCACTTGTTAATTACATTTCTGATGATTTTTTAAAAGAATCAGGAGTAGATATAAGAAAAGATCCTATGGCTCTTCAACGTGTCACAGAAGCAGCAGAAAAAGCAAAAATTGAGTTATCTAATGTTACACAAACAGAAATCAATTTACCTTATATTACTGCAGTTGACGGAACGCCAAAACATTTAGTTAAAACTATAACTCGTGCCAAATTTGAACAATTAATTCAATTTTATGTTGACGAAACAATGAAATTAATTAAATCATCAATTAAAAAAAGCAATAAGAATATAAGTGATATTGATGAAATTGTTCTTGTAGGAGGTAGCACAAGAATACCATATTTAGTAGATAACATTGAAAAATATTTTGGTAAGAAATCTAACAAGTCTCTTAACGCTGATACTGCCATAGCATCAGGGGCTGCTATACAAGGATCCGTTCTTGCTGGAGATACAACTGACATATTATTACTTGATGTTACAGCGTTGAGCTTCTGTATTGAAACCATGGGTGGTGTATCAACTAAAATGATAGAAGCAAATACTACAATACCGACAAGTAAGTCACAGGTATTCAGTACGGCTTCGGATAACCAACCAAGTGTCCAGGTTAATGTTTGTACAGGAGAAAGACCTATGTATGTAAACAACAAACACTTAGGTACATTTTCACTTGATGTTCCACCTGCTCGTAGAGGTACACCACAAGTAGAAATCACATTCAGCATTGATAGCAATTCTATTCTAACAGTCAAAGCTGTTGATAAAGCAACTGGAAAATCCAATGATATTAGAATTGAAGGTAAATCATCGTTAACAAAAGAAGAGATTGAAAGAATGAAGAATGAAGCTGAACAAAATGCTGATTCAGATAAAAAAGAAAAAGAGAAAGTTGATAAACTTAATCAAGCAGATTCTATGATTTTTCAAACAGAAAAACAAATTGAAGATTTTTCTGATAAGTTAACTGAAGAAAACAAAACTGAATTGAATTCTAAGCTTGGTAATCTTAAAGAAGCTCACAAAACTCAAAATGTTGATACTATTGATAACTGCATTAAAGAATTGAATGATTCTTGGCAAAATATTAGTTCTAAGCTTTATGAAAAATCTCAAAATGAGTCAACAAATGATTCTAATCCAACAAATGAAACTCAATCACCTAATAAAGATGATTCTGAAAATGTGACAGACGTAGATTTTGAGGAAGTAAAATAATTTTTTTAAAATAATTTAAAATAAAAAATAAAGTCAGATTAGTTCTGGCTTTTTTTATATATCTTTGTATCACGAATATTAAAAAATTATAAAACATGTTCAATATAAATAGGAAACATCTTTGTAAGAAAAACTCAAAGTATTGTATTAAAGGTAATATTTATGATATTCATATGATATCTTTTAATTGTATTTCAATATATTTGGATAATTATCCTATTTATGAAAATTTTATATTTGAGGAAGGTTATTATACATATTTAAATTTTTATGATTATTTTTATACTGAGAAGGAAGAAAGGAAATTAAAATTAGAAAATATTAAAAATGTCAGATAATAAAAAAATAAATAAAGAAAGGAAATATCGTTGCAAAGAATCAATATATGGTTTTATAATAAATAAATATTATGAAATTAATGAGATATACACATATATGATTGAGATGCGTATTATTGTTAATTATCAATATAATTATTATTGTTTCTCATTAGAAGATGATTATGATTCACTTCCTAATTTTAATAGATTTTTTTATTCTGAGAAAGAAGAAAGGAAAGTAAAATTAAAACAAATAGAAGAATCACAAAAAATCACAAAAAATAATAATATTTTACTTGAAGCATAAAAAATAGTTGTATCTTTGTATCATAATTATAAAACTAAATCAAATGGAAAATCCTTATTATCAAATGATGATTAAAAATGCAAGAGCATTTGTTCGATCAAGCAAAAATCAAGAAGATGTAGAAAATAGAATTTCTATTTTTGAAATTAGTGAGGTTCTTGCTATTTGCACTGGTAAATTAAAAGAAGATATCGTTATTGAACTCGCTGGATTTGATAAATAATCTAAATATATTTATATGACGAAAGATGAAATTTTACAGCAAATTAAAAATGAAGCATTAAATAATATTGCTAAAATTTATAATCCAAAATATAAGTTTGATTATTATGAATGTGATAATATAGGAGAGTATGGAGGTGAAGATGTAAGTTGTTCTGAACAAAGAGAGAACAAAATCAGTTCTATTATTGAAAAAATGAATAAAGACATTGAAGAAACTAAGAAAAAATATAAATTTAAATAATTTATGAATATATTAGAAAATTGCAAGAAAAAAATAGAAGAATGTTTTGGTATTATTGATTGGGAGTTTGTTGTAGTTCAGCCTGACAATGATGTCGTTACACACTATAGATTCAAAAACAAAGATGGTTATAAAGCCTTTGTGACAGTAATTAATGGAACTGAAATATGGAGTCCTTTAGTCACTGATGCGAATGATGATGAAGTATTATCAATAAAAGACAATAGGATTGAAGAAAAGTATAAGGGTAGGGACAGAAGTGAAATAAATACTGATGAAGCTATATTTTTATGTTATGTTGAAGATGATGTCATTTGTTGTGTTATTGATTATAAAGCAGAAGATGAATCATACGATGATATTGAATGTGTTAATCATCCAGATTTTAATGAATATTGGGATTGTGTTCAAGAGAATATTTTTGAAACTGATCATTTTACTACTATTGAATCTGCTAATGATTGGTTAATATCAATTGGTATGGAATATGATTCAAAACTAAATCATTAAATACTTCAGAAGTGAAAAATATCATATTTATTCTATTTTTATTTATGAGTAGTTATGTTTCATCTCAGAATAGAGTGACTACATCGGTAGGAGTTACACTTATATCTATTAAAGATACAACTATTAATACAGCCATGATGCTTGAAACCAACAAGACATATACATTATCAAAAGGAATGTCCATTCAATACATGAACAGAACATATGAAAGACCTTTAAATATTGTTAAAATGTCAAATGGTAAAGAAAAATGGACATATGATAAAACTGTGGTGTATATGAAAGATGGAAAGATAGATATCATCAGGAATTTATAATAAAAATTAAATAATCATGAAAATAGAAGATATTAAACCACTTGGAAATTTCAAAGAAGTTTTAGAGAAATTTAGAGAAAAAGCTGACTCTATAATAACAAGATGTCACAAAGAAAAAGTTTATAACTCTGCACTTGCAATATTAATAAAGTCAATTTGTGGAGAGTTTTGTGTTATTGATGTATTATCAGATGGAATTAGAAATAATAAAGGGTGGAACATAGAAGAAATGAAAATTGACTTGTTATATACACACTTGATTATAATGGATTTAAATGATGTCGCTCAACTTTATTTAAATGGATTTAAAATGGACTCAAGAGAAAAACAACTACAAGAAATGGTAGATATGGATAATGATATTTTTGGTGAGTTAAAAATAGAACAATGATAAAATCAAGATGCAAAAAATTCATACTGAGAAACTTTGATAAGTTTGAATATGATAGTAAGAATGAACATTTTTTTCTTCATAAGAAAAATGGTTATTATACAGATATAACTATTAATCTATCGACTTGTGGTGATGATGATAGGTTTTACACAGTTTGTTATTGGGGTAATAGAGATTCATGGTTATGGATTTTTAGAGAAGATTTTATATTCACAGAAAACATCATCAGAAAAAGTAAGCACACAGAAATAGACACTCAGATAATAAATATTCTTAAAGCAAAAAAATATTATTATGAAAACATTTGAAAACATTTTATTTATAATTTGGTTCACATTATTATTTACTGTAATTTCAGGATTAATATATTCTTATTCTGTTAAATTATCAGAAAAATCAGATTTTATCAATTCTAAATATAAAGATTGTATTATTGAAAATGGAGAACACTTAAAATCAGGTGAATATAATAACTTAAAAAACAAAGTATTTCAAATGTATTTCAAAGATAGTTATTATACTGATATGACAATTAAACTTAAATCAGATAGCTCATATGTTGTGATATTTTGGGGTAATAGAAAATCAATAATGTGGGATATTAGGAAAGATTACTATTTCACAGTTGAGATACCATATAATAGAAGCATAGGTAAAGATGTATCAAAAGACATAACAATACTTGAAATTTGCAAATTAACTCAATTATATGATAATTAATATATGAAATCAATTGTAAATAAAGATAATGATTTAATTTCAAGATATTTGAAAATTAGGCAAGAACTTATTGAAGAATACAAAAAAACAACGTGTGAAGATGAAGAATTCAGAAAATATTTTTTATCTAAATTTGTTGAAAAAGACGGTAGTGTTGATTCATTGTTATTTGAATATGATAGAAGTATAATTAAATCTAAATTGACGGAGAAATCATACAATCTAATTGATGAGAATTATTTAGAATTAGTTGATAATGACTTCATTGCATATGAACACAGATATGGTCACGTATCTTTTAAAACAAAAGAAGAAAGAACTGAATGGTTAATAAAAAAATCAGATGATGATTATGATGCTTTTAAATTTTTTGATTGTATTGAATTGAAAGAAATAAAAGGCACAATTGAAAATAATTATAATGATTTTATAAATAAAATTGAAAATGGATATGTGATTTTCATAAAGTCAGATAGTTTATTTAGTGATAATTTAATATGCAATTTCATTGAAGAATAATAACACAATATATTTATGAAGCAATTAAGATTTACGACAACAAATCCACATGGTATGTTCTCTTCAAGTGACAGAGAATTATTAATATCTACTGATGATATTAATTTAGGAGTTCTAAGTAATTACTCAGCAAAAGGAAAAGGTGCATACATACATGGTGATGCTGAAGAATTAGCAGAATTTGATATTCCTGTTTTCTTAGATGGTGATTATGAACAACTTGATTTACCTATTGAAGAACAAGACATATTGATGATGTTACCTTCTGGTAATTATCAATGTACTTCTGATTTATCATACAAATCAATGATAATTGAAGATGAGTATTATCTAATTACTCTTAAAAAATAAATAATGAACAAAAAAGTATATTATAAAACAGATTGTAAAAAATTGATACAGTATAATGAAAATACTGATACTTTTTCTATAAGAAATGAAACAAAAAAAGTAGACAAAAGAATATCAATTAATGAATTTCGTCTTCTTAACACTACTATCATAAAATCTCAAGAGTTCTGTAGATTAATGAATATTCATTTCAATAGTATTAAAGATTCTTGGATGTTTGATGGTACAGAATATCAAAGTTTAGATAACTTTGAATATAAGGATTATAATTTATCAGATAATTATAATCTTGGCAAAGAAGTACCATTTCATGAAATTCCAAGTAGGTATAATCCTGATCACAAAAGAAATATGATTCTTGTGTATCATTGGGGTAAAGTTTACTATCATGACATTTCATATAATGGAGAGAAAACAGGTAGTTTGTATGACACAAAAACATTAAATTCTGTTCAATGGTGTAAATTAAAAAATTGTGCACCAATATTCAATAAAACATCTAAAAAAATAATGTAACATGAAAGTAAAATTAGAAAAATTCTACAATGAAATGAAAAATTTTGTGAATAGTGATGATAATGAAGGATATTCAGTGTTTGACTATTTATCAGAAGTAGGCGATATGATGAATAAATACGATTTAACTACTGATGATTTAAAAGAAATTGTTAATTTATATCCTAATGATTCAGATGTCATAAGATTTGTGAAAGGTCAATTAGAATTTGAAATTGAAGAAAAAAAGGAAATAGATAATATTAATATTTTACTAAAAAATAGTGGAGTTTTAGATATTGACAATTTTCATAAAGGTTTAAAAAAATTAGGATATAAAATAAGTTTAATCTAAATAATTAAATGAAGGAATTAATTGAACAATTAAAAAAAAGTTGTGATGACTTAGAATTAATTTCTGAACTTACTTTAAAATATAAGGATATTAAAGTAGTCGGAGAAATGCTTTTCTACAAAAAATTGGAGGAAGGTATTCTTAATAAATTGATGAATGCTAACGTGCATCAATTGGAAATTATGAAGAATTCATATAAATTCAGATATTATAAAGATGAATACACTGATAAACTCATTGACATTGCAATAATAAATGTAACAAGAAAGAATAAATTAAATAAATTAAATTTAATAAATTAATCATGGAAAAACTAAATGTTCTACTTTTTTTAGAAATTATATCACTTATGATATGCATTATATGTCATTTATCATCATTTATTACTAAAATAAAATTTCATTGGAAATTATATCCAACAACAGCAATTATTATATTAATGATTTTTCTATTTTCTATGTATATTGTTCAGCCACTCGCTCAATGGTTGAATGTTGGATAAAAATAAAAAAGTCATTAAAAAAGTCAGAATATTTATTCTGACTTTTTTATTAAACTATTTCATCTTATATATATACAAATATTATGTCAAATTGGAATTATAGAATATTAGCAAGAAGAATAGCATCAGATTCATACTCAGATGTACATTTTGGTGTTTATGAGGTGTATTATAATGATGAAACTAATATACCTGAAGCTTGTACAGAAAATCCAATAACAATATTATCATATGAAGGTGAATGTGAAGATCCAATTGAATCAATACAATGGCAATTAGATGTCATAAAAGAAGCAACTAAAAAACCAGTATTAGATTATGATAACTTTCCAAATGAGTATGTTAAGCATCTAAGAAAAAAAAAATTGAAACAAATTGGAAGTAAACTTACGTAAACTTTTCACTTATGATATAGTAGCAAATCCAGCATTTTATAACTGTACATTTAAAATAATATATGATAGAGAAGCTGAAATAAAAAAACTTAAAAATGATAGAATAGAAAAAATAAATAGATTAAATAATCTATAAATTATTTTTCAGTATTTTCATCAAACTTATTCAAATTGTACATTTTGATCATATAAATTATATGTTTGTCCCATGTTCTGGTTTCTGAATATCCTCCTCTTTTAATATTATGTACCCATATATTATAATCAGTAACATTATTTGTAATTAAAGTATTATAATACTTTCTTTTTGAAATAAATTCACAAAAATGTCTAAATGATGTTGAATCATTTTCATAACGTTTATAATGATTTCCTTGTTTTACTCCAAAGTAATTATGCTTAGTTTTACTTAATTTACTTGTTCCAGATCCACTTTCCCATAGAGAAATTGAAAGAATTACACTAACTGGAATTTTAAACTCATTGCTTAGTGACATAGATAATTTATCGAATTTATCTATAAATTTTGTTTGGACTGTTTGTGAATTAGTATACATACTAAAAGCCAATAGCATTATTATGCCTATTAAAATTTTTCTCATGTCTTTAATTTGTTTTTGATTGATGATTTCAAAAAATAGGATGTTGTATAAATCCAAAGTAATAAAATAGTTAAATCTGCCTATAAGATATGATTCGCAGTAAGGAAATCAGCAGATTAAAAATCATCAATTAATTATAAAATTAGGTGATTCTAATTTGATTTATAATTATTGTATATGTTATTATATAGTAATAAATAGTTACCATAAATTAACTCAGTATGTTATTGTATAGGTACAAATAAATAAATAGTTTATCTTTATTTGTAATTAACTAATAATCAGAATTTTAATATCATAGTTAAAAATCATTAAACAATCACAATAGTCATTTATATAATGAATATAATGAATATAAAGAAGTATCTTTGCATTCATAATCATTATAAATGTAAACACAATGAAATTTAAAGAATTAGACGAAATTTTACAATTAAGACTTAAAAAATCTTGTAGATTAAATGAATCTTTGAATGGCTGGCTACCTTCAAGTGAAGATTATGTTTATATGAAAGATGATGAGGTTGTAGAAATATTCTCAAATAATTTAGAAATAGAATTTAAAGATAATAATATCACATCTGTGAATAAGTATTAATCTTATTTTTTCTATATTTGACTTTGGATAAATATTTATCGTCGTTTGATATTATTTCATAAGGAATATTATTTTTTTTTAGTAATTCAATTTCATTTGATCTATCTCTATTACTATAAATAATATATACTTTTTTTATATATTTTATTGAAACTTCATTTGATACTATAATTTCTTCTGATATATTAAAATCATATGCATCTTTATTTGTTTTAATATCCCAATATTCTTTTCCAAATTCTTTTAATCTAAGTTCTTGTGCAATTGATAATCCTTTAGTTTTATTTTTTGGTAATTTTAGGTAATAATCCAAATTTTCAACAATAGGAATAATCTTATATTTATCACTTAGTTTCTGAGTATCAAATTCAATAACGCAATTACCATAACCTACTGCAGTTGAAAAATTTCTAGTCACTGATATTCCAATTCCATCTTTTATTCCTAAATTTCTTCTCATATCAGAACTCCATTGGTTACCCCATTCGCTTTTTAGTAATTTTATTTTGCCGTCAAGTAAAATATTTTTTAATTCATTAACTCCCTTATAAAGATTATAATTTTTTGACTCTAATATAAATTCTTCAAATAATATTTTCATAAAGTTATATATTATTTTTTTATATCAAATTTAATTAGTATCTTTGTACATAATTAAAAACATAAACAAAATGCTAAAAGAAATTTTTAAGTTCAGTGAAGACAGTTTTAAAAATGACATAGTTTATGAAAATAAACTTATTAAGAAGTTAAAATATAGTTTTGATTATTTACTAAAGTATTTACCTATCAACACTGTTGATGATAAATTCTCTTTTGATGATATAAAAATTAGGGAGGGTAAAAATTATGATTGGTTTTTCTTAGTTAAAGATGATATTCAATTATTGGTAAGACAATATGGTGGTCATTTCACATTTATTTGTATTAATAAAGATAAAGAGATTTCATATCATAGTAGAATGTCTGTTTTTACAATCAATGATGATCGTAAAAAAATGGATGACAAAACAAGTGACGAGCATTGTGATAATAATTATTTAACAATGGAGGAAATTTTTCCTTCACTATTAGAAATAATTAAAAAAGATAACGTACATACAATTTGGAATCCTCTTTCATTGGTTAGACCTGAATATACAGAAGTTAAAATAGCTCAAATAGGAGAAAATACTCACAGCTTAGATTTATTACTTTTTGCATGTGATGAAGTCTTTCGTATGAATTGCGAATTATTTTCTGAAAACGAAATGGCTAATAAAATAGCTGAATTTAATGTTGGTGATATGTTAGGTGATGCATATAAGATAACAGAAGTAAAAAAAGATATTGATGAAGAGTATTTTTATAGTACTGGCTTATCATTCATTAATACAAATTTTCCTGGTAGTAAGGCAGAATGGTCTGATATCTATTCATTGACAAGATATTATTTGGAGTATATTTTTCCTGAAAATAAATAAATTTAAAATATATAGAAATAAAATTATTATATGAAAAAAATAAAAACATTTGACGAACATAATTCTACAGTTCAATCAAAAGTACCTTTTACTAAGCAAACAATGAAATTAGACATTGATTGGAGAGCAGCAAAGGATTTTGATTTACACTACTATTATAAATGGGTGTGTGATCATCGTATTAAAAATGATGAAAATGGCTGTAATTTACCAAATGGCGCTGATTCTTGGGTAGCTGACACATCTAAATTGGACTATATGAGTAAACAGAAAAAAGATTGGTTGTATGAGTATGCATTATCAAAAGGTGGTAGCCCAAAACCAGCATTTACTATTAAAAAAGACACAAAAATTAAAGTTGTCGATGAAAAATACAATTTGATAATTGAAATTTTAGATGGTCCATATGCTGGTGAAAAATTTGAAGCAAAGTTATCTGATTTTAGAACTTGCTTGGTTGGTGAAGCTAAAGATGAAAATTTAGTTGTTTCTAAGTATAAGATATTCTTAAACGGAGAACCATTGAAATCAAAATATTATACTAACATGGGAAGAATCAAGCTTGCTTTACTAAATGCATTTGGGTTTCAAAATAGTAATGATAATGATAATGATAATGAAGATGGTGTGCCATATTACATTTCGGATTCTAGTTCAACAACATTAAGTAAAAATGATTGTAAAAATGTTAAAATCATTAGATATGACAATAATTCAAAAGTTGGAATTCCTGTTGATTTTAATGTTCTGGAATTTTATGTTGAATATTTGGAAAAAAAAGAGTTAAAAAAAGACTCAAAAAAATATAATTTATAAAAATGAAAGTAACCACAGAAGATTGTATTAACTCAATAGTTAAATATCTAATTGAGAAAGAAAATAATTTCACAAATTCAAAAGATTGGAAAAGAATTTCAAAATCAGGAAAAGATGATAATATCATACGCAAATTTCAAAACAAAGTTTCAAATAGAGAAATATATGTAAGATCTAGTGACTCTGAAATTTTTGAAGTTAGTGATAAAGATTTTAGTATGATTACAAATTTTAAAAATTTCACAGGTGGAAATAGTGGTAAAATTAAAACAATTGATAAAATTAAAAGTCAAAAAGAATTTTCTGAATATCTATTAGATGAATATCAATCAGGTAAATGGATAACCACCAAAGTAGACAAAGAAGATAGTGATGCATATGCTAATTTGATTTATCAGGGTGTTGATGAATTTAGGTCTGATTTGGAATCTTGGGGTGGCTGGATGTGTGATGATATTGAAAAATATTTAGACGAACCAAATTTGAAGATTGAAAATCATTATCTAAAAGACTCTGATATTGTAGAAATTGATTCAATATCTTTTGGAGATAAACTTCTGTTGTGGAGTCTACACGAAGATTAATTCTGATAATTAAAAAATCATAAATTTATTTATGATTTTTTGTTTATATAATTATTATTAGTATCTTTGTATTCAATTAAAACATAAACAATATGAAACAGTTAAAAGACACAAAAAAAATTACGCTTGCAACATTAAAAGGATTTGCAAAAAGAAATAGTGAAAATCTATTCGTAAAAAATATTAGTTCATTTGATGGAATGACAGATTGTGTTGAAAGTTGTAATGATAATAGTTGGAAAGAAACTTCTATTATTGACAAAACTAATTATTACAAAACTGGTATCAACGGAGTTTATACAGTAGGTAGTAGTCGTGATTATTTCACGTTACATGAAGATTCAATTTATGTTGGTATTGAAGTATATAACTCTTGTGGTAATGCTATTTTAGCTGTAAAAAAATAAATAGTATGATAATACCTGCAAATGAATTAAAGGCTGGAGACTTAGTAAGACCTTTTATAAGTGAAAGAACAATGAAAAGAACAAAAAAAACTATTCTTATTGTTGATGGTCCATTTGAATGTAATGGAGCATTTAAAGATTATTACATCACTTTTAAAACAGATGATCCTGATAATGATAATGAACTTTTCATTCATTCAGATGAAACAGTTGAAGTTATTGAGAAATAAAGAAAAAATAAACTAATGATTATTTTTAAATCAATAATTATAGAAATAAAATATTAAAATATATGAACATATATAAAATAACAAAGTTTAGAGATTTAGAAACAAAATTAGAAACATTATCGACTGAATTTATTTGTTCTAATCTAAACGAAGATGAATTATTAAATATGATTCACGAAAAAACAAAGGATGGCTTATTATTAAAATATTCTAAAGATATGGAATGTTATCTTGATAAAAATGTAGAATGGTATCCTTGTATATCGGACAATAAAAAATTTATGAAACAATATGGAGATAAACAAATCATATTTAATCATGAAAAAAAATATGGCTCACATATTATAATTTCTGAATGTTTAATTAAAAGTAATGTAACCACATTTGATTATACAGATTTAATTAAATATGGAGTTTTGAAAGAGATTTGACAATAAAAATTAAATACTATAAATTATGGAAAGTAAAATTTTAAAATTAGTTGATGAATATGAAGTTGAAATTGAACTCAAATATAAAAAAAAATCAATAGTAGCAATCATTGATAACGGAGATGAAATAAAAGTTATCAAGTTAGGATTTATCAATAATATAATTGAAGAAATTGATAAAGTCTGTAAAGTTATGCTAAAAAATAAAATAAAAAAGGATAAAGAGTTAACTGAAAGACTCAATAAAATAGATAAGACTATATTTCCAGATAATTTATTCGAAAAATAAAAATATGAAAACTAAAAATGCAATTTTATTCTCAAATGTAGACAGAGAAGATTACTGGGTATCTAATGGGCTTGTTTTTAAAGTTGAAAACACAGATACATATATTAATGCTTATAATGAAATAAAAGATAAATTAGAGTCTAAAGAAGTTATTGATTATATAATAGAAGAAGCTTGTTTATTGGATGATTTATTTGAAGGTGATGAAACTTATAAATTTTTGAAGACTGAATATATTCATAGTTTATATTTCACTTTTCAAAATAGTATTGGAGAACAAGTTGAGCATAAAATGTCAGCGGATTTTGTATTTTCACTTTAAAAAATAAAATTATGTCATCAGAAAACAAAAAAAGGAAATTGAAAAATTCTTATTGTGTTAAAAGTTGGTTAAAAAACAAAACAATAAAAATTAAAAGATTAGGATTCTATAATGCATCAAAAAGAAAAGTTGATAAAAGAATAGAAGAATAAAATAATTAAAAATTGAAAATATGAATAGATTTTTTGGTATGATGCCTTCAAGTGAGGTAAAAAAAAGTAAAAGTTTTAAAGTTGGAGCTGGTCAATTAACAGTAACAATTGATGCAGGAGAAAATGGCTGGACAATTTTATTTGCTGATAGCTCATCAGAATATAAAGATGTCGTAGATACCACTGAAAACAATTTCAATTCAGCATTAGATGTTTTGAAAACTCATTTTTGTGATATAAATGAAATAAATGAAATTGAAAAATTTGAATGCTAAATAATTAGTATAAAAAATGATAACAAATTTGAATATTGGAGATAAAATTATTCTAAAAAAACCTTCAAATATATTTGAGGAATTTGGAATACCATCAGATTTGAGTGTTGATGAAACTTATACTATATCTGAGATACATAAAGGATTAATTGATAATGTCATTATACGTGTTGGAATAAAAGAAAAACCATATTCATTATATTATATTGGATTATTTGAAACATCATTGAAATTTGAAAGAAGACAAAAATTAAACAACTTGAAAAAATATGAAAAAAACTAATTTAAAACTGGCAAACGGAGAAAAAGCACTAATTGTTGATAACAATGAAGTGAAAATTTTAAAATCAGAAAACTACAATTTTCTATTTAATAAAAAAACAGGATTCTTTGCCAGATGGGGTAAAACAGAAGAAGATGATGGAGATTTAAATCTTGGATTACCTGAAATTGCAGATATCGAAATTGCTGAAATTTGTGAAGGTGTTCCTGGAATAGGGCCATGTAAATTCTGCTATAAGAGTAATGGTAATCATGGACATAATATGTCATTAGAAACATTCAAAAAAGTTTTCGATAAATTACCATCAAGTATTGGACAAATCGCATTTGGTTGTGGTACATTGAGAAGACATCCTGAAATGTGGGAAATTTTCAAATATGCGAAAGATAATGGTGTCACACCAAATTTGACAATAAATGGTGACGTTGATGATGATGAATTTGATAAAATTTCTGAGATGTGCGGAGCATGTGCAGTTTCTATTTATGATAAAAATCTATCATATGACGCTATTAAAAAACTTACTGATCGTGGAATGAAACAAGTGAATATTCACTATATGATTAGTCAAGAAACATATGAAAAGGCATTTGAAATAATGGATGATATAAAAACTGATCCAAGACTTGAAAAATTAGGAGCATTAGTATTTTTGAGTTTAAAAACAAAAGGTAGAAGCAAAGGCAAATTTCATCAATTGACTCAAGAACAATTTTCTAATCTTACTAATTATGCTCTTACTAATTCTGTTCCTATGGGATTTGATTCTTGCTCAGCACAAAAATTCATGAAAGCAATTAAAGGACATGTAAATGAAGAAAAAATGATTCAATGTGCAGAACCTTGTGAAAGCACACTATATAGCTTATATGTTGATGTCAATGGCAATTTCTTTCCATGTTCATTTTCACCTGATACAGAAGGTTGGGAAAAAGGATTATCTGTAATTGATTGTAATGATTTCATTGAAGATATTTGGCAAAATGAAAAAACAAAAAAATTCCGTGATGGTGTCATAAAATGTAGGAACTGTGCTAAAAGTTGTTCAATTTATGAAATTTAATTTATATAATTTTTTATTAATATTCTAAATTTAGAATATTAATAAAAAATATGATATTGAAACAGTTAAAAATGTAAATATTTCTATCCACCAAACTATATTTGGCTTCATTTTTGGTATTAAATATGTTATAGCAGTCAATAACAATAAGCCTGCAGTTAAATACCATTGATTCATAATGAATGTAATAAATATTTGGGAGAAAAATATACCAACTATAGCTCCAATTGAGTGAACTGTATTTTCCATTTTTAAATCTTTAAAAGCAGGAGCAGCACCAACAAAGCATATACCTGATCCAGCTAAAAACATCAATCCAGATAACGGAACTCCAATCATAATAGCAGGAATTGCATATCCCCACATCGCAATAGTAAAAAGAAATTGTAAATTTCTTGGAAGTTTATAATAACTCAATGAAACTGATGACAATACTCCATATGTTAAAAACATTGATAATACATATGAAATGAAAAAAGTATTCATAATTAAATATAAAATTAAATTATTCATAGTTTATTTTTATTGTATATATTTATTATCAAATTTAATTTTTTAAAAAATGAAAATAAAAATAGAAGATTTATCTTTTAAAGAAGAATTGGAATTAATTGATTCTGCACTTTATAATGCTATTTATATTATGAGATGGACAGAAAACAAAGAAGGATTATATGCAGTACTTCAAGTAGAAGAAGCTGAGAAGATGGTGGAAGATATAGTAAGTGAATTGAATAAAATAGGGTACGAAATAAAAAAAATTGAAAAATAATTTGGTAATTACAAAAATAGTTTGTATCTTTAATAATATTATAAATGACAATATTTACACTAAGTCTTAATAATTTCTTTTTCGATATTGAAGATAATATTTTTTATCATAGATATAATAGTTTTAGAGTAAAGTTTGTGGAATTTCAGACACATAACGAATTTCATTTATATTACGGAGGTTACGATAATTATCTAGGAAGCTTTACTGATGAAGAAATATTTATTAAAAAAATGAAAGATTATAATATTAAGATATTGAGATATAAAAAATTAAAAGAATTAGAACTCACAAAATAATAATCATATGCAAAAAAATATTTTAAATTTAGTAAATAGTTTTTGGAAATTTGATTCTGAACAACAACCATCATCAAGCTGGAATGATAAACAAGACTTATTAAAAGAGATTGAAAAAATTCAATTTGAAGAACTTGCGTCTGTTCGAAATAAATTAAGTCCTATATATAATTTATTAACAATGTTAGAAAGTTCATCTGACGGAGAAAAAATAGTTATCAAAGATTCATTATATTTATTGGTAATATCTGAGATTAAAAAATCAAAAGAAGTTGTTGAATATATCGCTAAAAAAGATTTAGAAAAATGATTGATGAAAATGTTTTATTTTTAACTTTCGATGCATCAGGATTTAATGGTCCTCGTCTTAAATATTATAAAGGAGAAATTTATAAGTTTGTAAAAATAGAATATCCTGGTCTGAAATTTAATAGCACATTTACCTGTGTTGTAAATTATAGTATTGATATTAAATTGATACGTAAATTGAAATTGATGAGTGTAGCAAATCAAATAAAACATAATAGCAAAGAAGATTTAATATTAAGTTTTATTGAAAAATCAAAGACTCTTAATGATAAAAAAGAATTTCATTATCCTAATCCTAATTATTGGTATAACTCAGATGTTGGAAATGATATACTATTTGAAGAAAGAGAAATGTTAAGAGTTGAAAAATTAGAAAGCAACAAAAACAAATCAAAAATGTATAGTCAAAAAATAAAACAATACAACAATAACAGAAACTATCGTAGATAATTTATGAAAGAAGATACATGGAAAGATATTTTTATTAGACAAATTGGTTCTGGTAGATTTTGGAAAAATTTACTAAATAATGATTTTGATAATAGAAAATTTTTAGATAGAAGTGATGCAGTTTATATCTGCAAAAAAGCTCAATCTGACGCTTATGATAATTTAATTATAATCCTAAATAAAGATTATGATATTGATAAAGAGATTATAATTAATATTAAAAAAATACAATTTGAATTGTGGAATACTGATGATTCAGGATTAGGATTAATAAAATTAAAATAGATGAATAAATATTTCACATATACAATAAAAGACAAAAAAGATAAAAATTATCTTTTTATTAAATATCTTATTGTAACTAATATAAAATTTTCAAGTTATCATGAATGCGAATATGGTGAGTATATAACTTTCAGTGTTAATAATAACATTCCAAGAAAATTAAAATTAAAAGTTCTAAATAACATAAAAATTAGTTATGAAGAACAACAAATTTTAGAAATTATTAGTCAGTCTACACCAGGTGTGAGAATGGATGTTATGTGTGGTTCTGATTTTAATCACACTTCTGAAACAGCAAAAAATTTCTCAAATACAAACAACGTAATTTGCAGTTTCAATTTTAATGGTATAATTTGTTTAATTGACAAAAGTACAAATCTCAATAATTTATATAAGTATTATAATGATGCTCATTTGATGGAATGGGCTAAAATTGGTCCTATATGTGATGATGAATATGATGATAAAACTAAAATTGAGTATGAAAAAAAATTAAAAATATCTGAGGAAAAATCTATAAAAAGAAGAATTGAAGAACACAAAAAAGATATTGAAGTTAAAAGAAAGTATAAAGAAAAAATAAAAGGAATTGATATTGAACTATTAAATCAAAAAGATTGGGATGATTGGAAGTTAAAAAATAAAGATTCATACGGAAATTGTGTATTTGAATATGCTGAAGGATGGGCTAAATTAATGCAATCAGAAGCAAAATCAAAAAGTAAAGAAATTGATATTGAATTACTAAAAGAAATTGCAAGTAAAACATCATTTGAAATGGATTTTTTAGGAATATCAGGATCAATGTTTTATGCAGCTCAATCAATTCTTGTACAATGTTGGAAATATGGTAGTTTACTTAAAGAATGGAGTGAAATCAATAAATGAAAATAATAAAAGAAACTTGTTATAAAGGAACTAGAATTTTAGTCGGAGGAGAAAAAAGAGAATTAATAAATTCAATGATTAAAATATTAATTGATGAATATCATTTTCAGGAAATTCAAATACCAATCATTCAATTTCAAGAATTGTTTCAAAATAAGGTAGGAGAAGAAAATAACAATATGATGTACAATTTTAAAGATAGAGGAGATAGAGATTTATGCTTAGCTCCTGAATATACTGCAGTTGTTCAAAAACTATCTAAAACAACATACAAAAATGAAAAAGATGTATTATTATTCTATGTTTGTGAATGCTTTCGTGGAGAAAAACCACAGCATGGAAGATTTCGTCAATTCACTCAATTTGGAGTTGAAATATTAAATCCTACTCATGATTATCTATCAGAAGGAGCAAACTTACAACATTTAGCAATGAAATTATTAACAAAAAATTTCACTGATAATATTGATGATTATGTTATTAACAATGATGTAAAAAGAGGACTTGATTATTACAAAAATGGTAAGGGATTTGAAATAACTTGCGAAAAATTAGGATCATCAAAACAGATTTGTGGAGGAGGAGAATATGATGGAGGAGTTGGATTTGCAATAGGAATTGACAGATTAATATAAACTATAAATAAAATATTGAATATAAATAATTAAATTAAAAATAATATGAAAATAAGAAGTGGATTTGTGAGTAACTCAAGTAGCTCATCTTTTGTAATTTTATTACCTGAGAATTTTCTTGAAATTGTTGATTATGATAAAATTACTGATGGTGATGAAGATTTTCCATTAGACACGTTTAAAGAATTATTGAAAAAACTTATTGATGAAAATGGATTATATAATTATGATATTTATGAGTATATAATATCTAATGACGTGGAAGATTATGATTTACCTGATAGTTTAAATGATGTTATTCGTCCATACATAATTGCAGAGGTTGAAGGTGGTCCAGATGAAGGACAAATTATTATTGCTGATACTAAAAAAATCAATGAAATTTTAAAAAAGAAATAAAATTATGAAAGTAAGAAATGGATTTGTAAGTAATAGTAGCAGTAGTTCTTTTATTGTTACTATTAAAAATGGAGAAAAAATATCAAAAAATATTCTTATGAAGTTATTTGATTTAGACGAAAATTCTATATTATTCAACTTTGCAAATGGATTATCGGATTGGATGATTAACAATCTTAAAGAAATGAGCATTAAAGATATATTTGAAAATTATTGTGATTCAGGTAAGAATTTATCAGATGAAGAAATGATAGATGAAATAATTGAACAAGGATATCCTAATATATCTAGAGAAGATTTGTTAAGAATATTAAGAAAAGAATATCGTTATTATGAAGGTTCAGCATCTGATGATTCTGGAGATGGATTAGAAACTTATTTATGTGAAACAGGAATAAATGTCAACAATGATTTAATTCACATTCAAAGTGGAGGAGATTATTAAAAAAATAAATTAAAAATATGAAAATAAGAAATGGATTTGTAAGTAATTCAAGTAGTTCATCATTTGTAGTAAGAGGAATTAAACTTACAATATATGATTTAGCAAAATGCTTGAATATAAAAAATGAAGAATTTGAAGAAATTGAAGATGATTATGATAAATTTGAATTTTTTTCAAATAAACTTGATGATGAATTTAGAATTGAAGCAGATGGTAATTATTTTGGAGAAAAAGATTACAATACTCTTATTGTAGGTGATTCACTAGGTGGATTAGAAGATGGAGAAGTAACAGAATTTAAAGATCGTACAACAGAAGAAGATGATGCATTACGTCAAAAATTTGAAAAATATGGAATTACAGGAGTAATTAACACATATATTCAAATGGTGAGTAACGACAATTATTAAACCAGTTTAAAATAGAATTAATAATATTATGACAAATAATCAAACTCATAACATATTTTACTTTCTTGGAATTATGATAAATGATAATAAAATTATAAATACATCACCTGATTATTTAATAGAAAAAGCTAATGCATTTTTTAGTAAATTAGGAAAAGATGAATTTATATCTAATATTAAAAATATATATCGTTCTCAAAAACTAGATTACACTACTGAATTTTGGTTATCATATTGTCAAATATGGCATATTGATAAAAACAATTTTGAATTGTTAAATATTATTAATTTTATATTAAATTCAAATATTACTGATACTAAAAATGTGATTCAAAACTTTAAAAAATATATTGGAGATATTAATATCATTCCTGATTTAGATTTGAGTTTTAAATTGCATCCAACATTATTAATACATATAAATAAAAGTATTGATTTTGATAGTAGATATTTAAAGTTATTATCACTAAAATAAAAACAAAAGAAAATAAAAGAATGACAAATAATATAGCGTTAACGTATGATGATATTCAACTTATACCATTTTATAGTGAAGTAGAACATAGAAATAAAATTTCATTAACAACAAAACTATCTACAAATTATGAGTTGATGATACCATTGGTAGCATCACCTATGGATACCGTTTGTGAGCATGAAATGGCGTTTAAAATGTTTCAATTAGGAGGAGTAGGATGTATTCATAGATTCATGACTATTGAAGAACAAGTTGATGAAATCAAAAAATTAAAAAAATTAATTGATTATAGTTTATATAATCCTTTTATTAATGTACAGAATATTCCAATAATGGCATCAGTAGGCTCAAATGGAGATTTTTTAGAAAGGTCTAAATCATTAATAGAATCTGGAGTAAATGTAATTCTTATTGATGTTGCTCATGGACATCACATAAATGTCAAAAAAGCGATTAAAGAAATAAAAGGATTGAATTTAGGAGTGGATATAATTGCAGGTAATATTGCAACTGCAGAAGCCGCAATTGATTTGCAAAATTGGGGAGCTGATGGACTAAGATGTGGTATTGGTGGCGGAAGTCTTTGTACAACTAGAATCAAGACAGGATTTGGTGTTCCAAATGTTACAAGTTTAATAGAAATTTTAAATGTTGCAAAAGTACCAGTTATGGCTGATGGTGGAATTAGAACAAGTGGAGATATATCAAAGGCTCTTGCATTAGGTTCATCTACTATTATGTTAGGCTCACTATTAGCTGGAACAGAAGAATCACCAGGAAAGGTTATAGAGAGTCCTAATGGCTTATATAAACGATATAGAGGCTCTGCATCATTAGAAACAAAAACTGTTCATGGTCAAGCGGAAAGAAATGTGGAAGGAGAGTCAACAACAATTCCATTTAAAGGAGGAGTCAAATTTGTAATTGAAGGATTAATAAACGGTGTTCGTTCTGCATTATCTTATGGAGGTGCAAAAAATTTATCTGAATATCACCCTAAATGGTATCAAGTAACAAATGCTGGAATTGCTGAAGCAAGACCACATTTATTATAAAAATAAAAACATGATAACATGAAAATAAGAAATGGATTTGTTAGTAATTCATCATCAAGTAGTTTTATTGTTGGCATAGCCAAGATTAATGATTACAATGAATTTACACAATACACAAAAGATAATAATATTAAATTAGATTATGATGTTAAAGTATTAACCTTATCTAATATTAAAGAAAGTACTAATTATGATATACATTTTAATAACAATAAAATTTATGTAGATTCATTTCAAACAGATGCAAATTTAGATATTAAAGATTGTAAAGATGAAGATTTATTTTTAGTTGTTAATATATGTAATAATGAAGGTGATTCAGATTTTATGACATCTGATTATGATGATATTGATTATGATATTGATATGTCATTCTTTAATAAAAATGATAAAAACGTTTATAATGCATTTTATAGTAATAAATCGGGATTGGACTTAAATAAATCAGAAGTTTATTTTGGTGCAGGTCGAAATGGATAAAAAATAAAATAAAAATAAAATATGAAAATAAGAAATGGATTTGTTAGCAATTCATCATCAAGTAGTTTTGTTATAATTGGAGTCAAAAGATTAGATTGTACAGAAGAAGAAGTTGAAAATGGATTTGAAAATGGAATAGAAGCACTTGATGTTGAAATGTCTAATTATGGATATATTGTTGGATATATAATTTCAAATGGTGAAGAATTAAATTCTAGTATAACACCAATATCTGTTATAATGGAAAAGTCAAAAATAGTAGCAGAAACATTAAATGTTGATATTAGTGAAGTAGAATTAATAACTGGAACTAGATATTGTTAATATAAATAATATAAAATATGAAAATAAGAAATGGATTTGTAAGTAACTCATCATCTAGTAGCTTTATAATTTCTAACAACAATTTTGAAAGTTTACGTGATCTTGCTACGCATATGATTAAATCGAAATATGATGATTATATGGGTAATACTGGAAGAGATAAACAATATGATAAATATAGAATAAAAGAGCATGATTTATACATTAATGGGCTAAAAAATATAGACAAAAATCAGGCAATAACATTTCAAAGTTGTAACTATGATACTTATATAAAAAAAGTAGCAGATTGCTATTTAGTTTCTACTAGTAATAACGAAGATTGGGATTTATGGCAATTTAGCACTAAATTAACTGATGATGCAAAATCAGAATTACGAATATTATTACAAAAATATAAGGAAGATGATGATGAATGGTGCAGCATAACCAGTCTACTTGATGGTGATAGTGAATTTTATTCTTTTGATAATGATTATTATTCTTTAGATTATCAATTATTAGGAAAAGAAAGTTATGAATCTTGTCCAATATGTGATAAAAAAGGAGATTTTAATTATATGTGGGAAACAAAAAAGCACGGTCTTATATGTCCAGTATGTAATACAGTATATAAAAGAAAAGATAAATTAGATGAAATAACTAAAAATTTATAATATTTTTGATTAAAATATTATAATATCAAATATTTTTTATAATTTTGTAAATAAAAATAAAAATAAAAATATATGTTAGAATTATTAAAATATGCTACTTCAGATTTTTGGACATTTATATTTTGTTTTTTCATAATTTCTGTAATTGGAAGTTTTATAGTGGAAATATTCAACGCAATTTTTAAAAAGTCAGAGATTAGAATAGATTTAACAGATAAAAAAGATAAACCAGATAAAACAGATAAAACAGATAATAAAAAATAGTATGAAAATAAGAACTGGATTTGTAAGCAATTCATCATCAAGTAGTTTTGTAGTTATCTTCCCATTTGAACCGAAATGTATGGAAGATGTAAAAAAAATTCTTTTTAGGGAAGAACAGTTATATTATGGAGATGAAAATTATTCTGTAAATAAAGTTTCAGAAACTATCTGGAATGATATATGTGATCAAACTAAGAATGATATTGATAAGGCAAGTGAAATAATATCGAATGGATATTTGGAAATGGAAAATGATGCTCCTGATTTTGATGATTTTAAATATATTGAAGATAGAAATGAAAGATGGGAAGCATTTGCAGAAGCTAAAGATAAATATTCAAAAAAATTACTTAAAGAATTTTTCAATGTAAGAAAATTAAAACTTCAAGTTATTGATGGTAAAGAGGTAAATGATGGAGTGATGTATTGTTTTAGTTTTTCAGATAATGATGGAGAATATTATAGTGCACTTGAACATGATGGAATATTCAACAAATTAAAAAATATAACTGTCAATTGTCATTGATTAAATAAAAAAGCTTCTAAAAAGAAGCTTTTTTTATTTCCAATTTCTTTTTGCTCTAATAGCAAAATTAATTTCTTGTTCTTGATCAATAATACTCTTTGGAACATCTTTGCCTTCATCTTGATATTTCTTACTTCTTTTTTTAAGTGATGATAATTCACTCTCCAACTCATCAATAGTTTTACCTGCATGTTCACCAGTATGTTTAACTTTAACTTTCTCATCCCATTTTTCATTCATAGATTTATAATCTATAAAATTTTTCATCATTTTCATGTTTATAATATCATTTTCAGTATATATTTATATTGTAATGTTATCAAACTATAAAATATAAATGAAAATATAAGTAAAATATTAAAAAACAATAAAATATTTGGTAAACAATTCAAACCGAAGTACATTTGTATTGAAATTAAAACAACAATCATTTAAATCATCTAAATTAAAAATTATGACTACTAATTCAAGTAAATCAGAAAAAGTTTTCTTTTTGACTAAATCAGAATACAATGGAATTAAAGAAGTTGTAAATCTAAAAAATTTCACCAGAGTTCCAGGTGCAAATAAAGAAGTTGGTGGCTTCTCATTTTATGCAAAGAAAGAAAATGTTCTATAAAAAATCATAAAATATTTTGACAATTTAAAAAAATATAGTAATTTTGTATTGAAAATAAAACAATAATCATTTAAATCATTTAAATTAAACATTATGACAACTAATTCAAGTAAATCAACAAAAGTTTTCTTTTTGACTCAAAATGAGTATAATGTTATTAAAGAGGTAGTAAACCTTAAAAATTTCACCAGAGTTCCAGGAATAAATAAAGAAGTTGGTGGCTTCTCATTTTATGCAAAGAAAGAAAAAGAACTTGCAATGTAATATAAAAAATAATATAGTATAAAAAATAACCTTTTTTTCTTAATTGAAAAGAAAGGTTATTTTTATAAAAATAAGATTATAAACATTTTGTAAATTGATAATTTTTTATTACTTTTATACTCCAAATTAAAAATAATTGAATATGAAATATAAAGTAGATTATTACACAAGCACTGGTACAATGTCAGACAATGATTTCATAGGTATATTTAATACTCCTAAAGAAGCCAGTGATGCAAAAACAGAGTACATAAAAGTGTATATGGGAGAATCAAAAGAAGAATATTGTGAACTAAACGAATGTGATGAAGAAGAATATTATGATGAATTAAAAAATTATGAAAATTCAATAGTCATTGAACCAATATTATAATTTTTATTTATTTAAATAATAAGTTTAGAAACATTTGGTAGATTAAAAACTTTTTATTACTTTTGTACTATCATATTAAAAGTAGAAAAAAATGATAGTTTTTCATTAATATAAAAAAAAGATTGAAAAATGTTTGGTAGAATGAAAACTTTTTATTACTTTTGTACTATCATATTAAAAGAAAATAAAAAATAGAAAAAAATGACTTTTTTTCTATTATATATAACAAAGAATAAACTTTATAGAAAATAAAAACTAATATAAAAAAGCAAAACAAGATGTATCGTAATCTATATATAAATGAGGAAATGTGTAACAACGAAATTATCAATAATATTGATGATACATCCCAATTGACTGAGAAATAAAATTAAGGCTTATGCCTATAATTATAAATCCAGTCAATTAAAAAATGACTGGATTTTTTGTTATGAAAAAAGTTAAAGAAAATAAAATTGATGAATCAGCAGAAGTAGTAAATAAAATTCAAAAAAATTATGATGAACTGAAAAGGAAATCTGATAGAACTGAAAAATTTATAATGTTTGCTGATAAAATCAAAATTGATTATAGTGAAGTTCCTAAAACAGAAAAAGGAATGAATTCAAAAGCAAAAGAGATTGCTAAGAAACTTTATAAGAAAATAGATAAAGAAAAAGATTAAAATATATCGCGCGGTAGGGAAGTGATACCCCGCAAGGCTCATAACCTTGAGAACGCTGGTTTGAGTCCAGCCTGCGCAACAATTAAAAAACTATATTGAACAGCACCTCACTGGTAATGGGGACAATGCGAGTACACTAGCAGCTAAACTCAAAATAGTTTTTTTAAAAATAATAAATTAAAAGTAAATATCATGAATAACATTAATAACATATACAGCATTTATCGCAATTGTAATATTAATTACAATATGGAAGAGATATGTATTAATATGATTAATAATGATTATATTAATGATGATGAAAATAATGTAGGAAGAACTGGATAAGTTAAAAAATTATTATGTGAATAATAAAAAAACTCAGTTCTTAAAAATAAGAACTGAGTTTTTTATTTTTAAATGCTCTTTGAAATACTAGATAATGAATAATAAATGGGAGTAATGCTCAAATTGGTCAGGCGCAAAACTGTAAATTTTGTAACCTTTTAGGTCGTCAGTTCGAATCTGGCTGCTCCCACAAAAAACACGATGCGTTCGTATATCGGAAAGTACTCTAGGTTTTCAACCTAGCAAGATGAGTTCAACTCTCATACGCATTACAAAAAATGGGATATAGGTCAAATGGTTAAGATGTCACCCCGTCACGGTGCACGGAGCGAGTTCGAATCTCGTATATCCCGCTTATTATCAAAAAATTAAAAATGCATTGGTTGCTTTAGTCGGTCGAAAAGTCTGGTCTGTTAAACCAGTAAGAGTAATCTTCAACGTAGGTTCGAATCCTATCCAGTGCGCAAAAAGGGAGTGTAGCTCAAAGGTAGAGCGTTTCGCTGTTAACGAAAGTGTTGGGATGTCGCAATTCCCCACTCCCGCGAATAAATGATTAACTTTAAACTTTAATCTTTTTTAATATTATATATTTTTATATATACAATAAAAATATAAATAAATTATGGAAAGCATTAAAACTAAAATATTATCATTAAGAAAAGAAGGAAAAACATACAATGAAATATCAGAATTATTAAATTGTTCAAAAGGTACAATATCTTATCATTGTAAAAAATTATATAATAATATTGAATTAAATAAAAAAAACACAAAATTATCAAATTTAAAAAAATTAAAAAATATACCAAATATAGATTTTGGTGATGAGATATCTGATGAGATTTTTAAAAAAGTTATTGAATATCGAATAAATGGTAATACATATGAAGAAATAATAGAAAAAACTAAATTATCTTTAGATAAAATTAAAAAAATATGCAGATTAAATAATATCAATGATGGTAATTATAAAAAAAATAATTATTGTAAAATATATGAAAACGTTAATAATGATGACGTTATTGAAATGCAAAAATACTATGATGAATGTAAAAGTACAAGAAAAGTATCTAAAAAATTCAATATTGGTAGATATCAAATATCTAAAATTTTAATTATAAATAAAAAAGAAAAATTATCTAAAGAAGAGTATAAAATAAAAAGAAAAAATGATATTGTAAATAATGTTATTAGTTGGAGAAAAGATAAAAAAAGGAAACTTGTTGAATATAAAGGAGGAAAATGCGAAAGGTGTGGATATGATAAATGTATAGATGTATTTGATTTTCATCATAAAGATCCTACTCAAAAAGATTTTGGAATAAGTGCAAAATCTTATTCATATGAAAGATTAAAAAAAGAAGTTGATAAATGTATGTTAGTGTGTAAAAATTGTCACACAGAAATACATTATGAAATAAAAAATAAAAATGGTTCTGGCGCATAACGGCTGGTGTACCTGACTGTCACTCAGGCTTCTCGTAAGGGATATAGGGAATTCGACTTTCCTCAGAACCGCAAAGATAATGGAAATATCGCATAGTGGCAATTGCAACTGACTGTAAATCAGTTCTTTCACAAGTTCGTGGGTTCGAGTCCCTCTATTTCCACAAAAATGACCGAGTGCCCGAATGGAATAAAGGGATAGTCTGCAAAACTATATTGTGTGGGTTCGAGTCCCACCTTGGCCTCAATGAACATTATGCCGAAGCTTAGTGGAAAAGAGATTTCTCTCATAAGGAAATCCAAATGAGTTCGAACCTCATATTCGGTACAGAGTTTATTATTATGACTAGTATCATACTAATAGTATGTTATGATTAATAAAAATAAACTAAAATAGTCTTGTATATCAGTCGGTTAGATTGTCATCCTGATAAGATGGAGGTCGTGAGTTCAAGTCTCACCAGGACTACTAAATAACATTGGTGAATATACCCTCTGCCTGATAAGTAGTAGAAAGGTTAATTGGTCACATGTGGGTTCAATTCCCACTTCACCAACAATAAAAAACACACTGTCGTATCCCCACTGGCTTATATCCAGTCATTAACAAGGTAATTGGTGTATGAGGGTTCAAGTCCCTTCGGCAGTACAATAAACAACAAGGTAGTGTAACTCAAAAGCACAAAGGGGATAATTATGAAACTAGAATAAATAATTTGAAACGAGCGAAGGATAGAGTGCTGGGCCGATGTCTCAGAAGTTGATGGTTCGAGTCCATCTGCTACCACAAAAATATGTGATTAATATGACACAGGTAGTCATGTCAGTATGTAAAACTGATCTCTTCGGAGGTTGTGGGTTCGAGCCCAACTAGTACCACAAAAAATATTTAATACAATTTATATTATTTATATAATTATCACTATTTATATATAAATAAAAAAAATATGAATAAATTAGTCGAGAAATTTAAATCATCACAAGAAAAATTTGCAATATTTTTATCAGATTCATTATCTAGTATGACAATGTTTTGGATAATTACAATATTAGTTATATTTCCATTATTTTTTAGTCAGCCATCAGGTTTAGTTGCATGGATGCAATATTTAGTATCAGTTTTCTTTCAAGGAGTAGCATTACCAGTTTTAGGATATATTGCTAAGATAAGTGGAAGTAGAACTGATGCAATAATATCAAAGATTGAAGAATTATCCGAAAAAATAGAAGCTATGACAGAGCATATAAATGTTGATGTTGATGACATAAAAACTCATGTAGTTGATATTGATATTGAATTAAAAGATGTAGATACTGATGTTAGTGACATAAAAAGTCATGTTGATGATATAGATATTGAGTTAAAGTATGCTGACACAGACGTTAATGAAATACAAAATCATGTTGATAATATACAAGAAGATTTAAAAAATGTAGACTTTGACATAAATAACATTCAAGATAATATAGAAAAAGAAAAAAAATAATTTACATTAAAATTATCATTGTATAAAAATTTTAATATAATTTGTACTATTTATACATAAAGACAAATGATATGGATAATTTAGTAGAAAATATTAAGTCGGAGCAAGAAAATATATCATTAAGAACTGATGATATTATTACAAAGATAGAAGAGTTATCTAAAAAAATAGACACAATAACTGCACAAATAACAAATGAAGTTAGTGAAATAAAAAATATTATTTATGACATACAACAAAATATAAAAAATGTTGATACTGATGTTGATAATATAGTAGGTAATGTAGGTGAAATAAAAGGAGAATTAAAGGATGTTGATTCTGATATTAGTAAAATCAAAGATGATATTAAAAATGATAATTTGGAAGATATTAAAGACAGTGAAGAATTAAAAAACGCAATAAAAAAGAAATCTGGTGGAATTACATATAATGTAGTTATTCAACAATAAAAAATTTTTAATATTGAATATACAAAAAAATTGTGTATCTTTGTTTTTATTTAAAAAATCAACATGAAATACGGAATTTACACATTAGTAATTGAGAATTATATCACTAAAAATTTACCTCTACTAAGTACATTTTCATTAAAAATGGAATTCGGATGGGGTAATGGTTATATATTAATACCTAATAATCATCCATCATATGGAGTTTCATATGATGATATGAATACAATAAGTGTACATGGAGGATTAACATATGGTCAATTTTTTGATTCTAAATCATTTTTAGAATGGATTGATAATTTAGAAATTGATGGTGATGTAACAATAGATAATTATAAAAAATTAGATAATTATTGGATGATAGGATTTGATACTAATCATTATGGAGATAGTATTGAAAAATGTTCTAAAGAATATGTAATACATCAATCTGAATATTTAATGGAACAATGTTTAAATAATAAAATAGAAGGAGTTATGAAATACAAATTAGCATACTCAAGAAAAGAAAAATTAAAAAACATTAATCAAGTCATTAAAAATAAATGAGTAAATACTTACATGTGCTTATAGTGTAATGGATAACACGTATCACTACGGATGATGAGTTGAAGGTTCGAGTCCTTCTAGGCATACAAAAAAATCAATTTGGACTAATTTAATTTTATATATAAGTTAATTAATAAACTTAAAATTAAAAAATTAAATAAATGAATAAAATTGAAGAAATTTTCAAATCTTGGAGAATATCATTCAACCCAAATGATGAGCAATCAGATCTTGCAAGTAAAAGAATTGAAATATGTGATGGGTGTGAGCATAAAGAGATGTTAAATATAGGAGAGATTGATATATTTGCAAGATGTAATTTATGTGGCTGTGCGTTAAAAGCAAAAATATTCACACCTAAAACATATCAAGATATCGGAGGAACATGTCCTATTCAAAAATGGACTGAAGTTGAAAAAGAGCATTTAGATTCAATTGAAAATGGAAAGAAAATTTAAAATAGGTGACATTGTTATTTGTTCTGAAATTTGCAATGACATTAAAGAATATCCTTGGTATCATAAAATTCCTATGTCAATTATTGGATTTTCAGAATATGGTAATTGTTACTATACTGATTATTGGGACTCTGATAACATAGGAATGATGACAAATAAGACAATAAATGGAGTAACTTATGAAAGTATTTCAGAAGAATGTTTAGAGTTTTCTATTAAGCACACAAGAAAAGAGAAATTAAAAAAGCTTCATATTTAAATATGAAGCTTTTTTAATTTTTTAATTTTTACCATGAATAGGACAGTTATCATCAATTAAACATTTTTTTGAAGGATAAATTTCAATATTATTAATTTTTGGACATGTACATCTTGGAGTTTGCCAAAATTTATGAAATAATATATCTTCATCTTCTCCGTAAAGAGTTTGCATATTAAATTCAATATTAGTTAGTTTTTTATAATATTTTTTTATACTACCTTCACAGTTATAAATATCATCATAAATCTTCAATTTATTTAACAAACAATCTTTCAATTTTGATAAATTTTCATTAATTTGAATTCTATTCTCATCAACTCTACTTCTAAACTCTTTATATTTAACCAAATATTTATCCTCTTTTTCATATTTGTCAATCAAATCATTTAGTGTAGAACTTTTCAATTCTTTATATTCTTCAGGATTAATATCTTCGTCTTCAATACATTTTTCTAGCTCTTCAAATCTTTCTTTTTTATCAAGAGGACCACCATGAAATGTTATTTCACTAAATATTGCGTTATACAAATCAAATAATGTAAATGTTTTTTCTCCTAACTCAAATTTTGAATCTTCTTCATTTTTACCCTCTATCAATTTATTATAATCATATACAGTGAAATTTTTATTGAGTGAAATGTTTAATTTTTTTAAATTATTAAGAGATACAAAGTCTATTGAATAAAAATCAGAATTGTTATTTGATACGCCGTGAATTGTAGATGTTACATTTAATTCATTATCATACTTATTACAGCTCCAATTAACTTCTAGATAATCCATATCAAGTTTGTCAGTTGGATTATTTTCAATTTCTTGTAAAAATGGATCAATATAATATCCATCTAATGATGAATAAAAAATATCATTAAAATCATTAACATTATGTGATATAATATCAAACAATCTTTTAAATATTAAATTCTCACCTAATTCAACAGTATCTGACAAAAAAAGTAATATATCGTTTGGGTCAATAACATCAGCATTATCTATTGAATCTAGGTATAAAATTGATTCTTCGCTATAATAGATTTTATTGTTTGTTATGGTTATCATATAATTAAATTATTTATTAGTATCGACTAATTCAGCATCAACAATTTCTACCGATTCAGGAGAAATTATACTTTCTTCAACTACTTCTGGTATAACACTTAGATTATCAATATCAATTAATGATATATCATCTATAGTATTCAATTCATCAATATTTATATCTGAATCAATAGCATCTTCTGTTGATGTATGTGCTTGTCCAGCCATAATCTCCTGTTGAAGTTTAATATAATTTTCCATCATTTTCTTCTTCAATATTTCTTGCTGTACTTTCTTATTTTCGTTATATTTTCTAACTTTAGAATCGTGTCCTTTTCTATTTTTTGATTTTGGCATATTTTTATGTTTTTATTTTATATTAATTGATTAATCAATTAAAATTCTCTATTTTATTTATTTTATCTTTTCTGAGATATAAGCTAAAATCAGTTATTTTAATTAAACTAAGTTTATCTAAATACGATGCAAGTTCTGTATCACAGAAATAATAAGAATTATTATATTTAAATATCAAGTAGTGATCATAATTTACATAAGACATAAAATCATCAAGGTTATCTAATTCGATAACCTTGAGATTTTTTATCTCATCAATAATATAAAGATTTTTCAATGAAGATATCTTAACATCACTTATATCAATAGCATTTTCGCTATTATTATATATTATGTCTCTTATTTCATCAAAAATCTCCTTATTATTGCTGTGTTTCTGATACTGTTCCTGGTTCATCTATTCTATCTATGTTATTATATCCGTCCATAGTATTTAATGCATCTACCCAATTGTTAAACATATTGGTGTATCTTTCTAATACTACTCCATAAGCATTAAAAAGTCTTGTCATCAAACCAACTTCAGTTAATACATTTTTAAAATAAAAGAAATGATCAGTTGATCCTTTTTCTTCATGTTTCATCAACAAGTGACTAACTAAAACTAAACTTTGTATTGAGCAAGCTGGAACGAATGATTCGATTCCTTTTGGTAAACTTTTGATATAATTTCTTGTTGGATCAATAAATTTGGTGAAAAGTTCCCAAAAATTGAAAAGTTCATTTCCATTATATGACAATTTTTTTGTTAATATATTATCCATATAATTCCACTCTTTAATAGAGAGTTCAAAATTAAAATTCAATGAACTATATTGAGTTTGATATGTTGAGAATAGTTCTCTACCATATCCAAACAATTTATCTCTATCTTCTTTAGTCATAGATTTTACTTCTACTGAATCAGTTTGAAATCTATTTAAAAATAAATCTAAATTGGTAAATAGGTATTCATATTTTTGAAGGGATTTACTTTCAATATATTTCTGTCCTGTTTCTGAAATAATCTTTTCAGCATCTTTAATTTTATTATCGTTTGTACTAATTTTTTGGTTATCTCCATCTACAAATAAATTTGTATATTCTGTATTTAAATCGAATGCTTCATCACCGTTAAAATTAAAAAATTTTTTTTCTTCCATTATCATTTATTTTTGTTTTTTGTTTTTATTTTATCTATTTGCTTTTGTTTCTTTTTCTTTTTCAGCTTGTTGACTATTATATAAATCTCTACATTTATTTGCTCTTTCAACTGCTTCAACTCCATATCTATTAATAATACCGTATGATGTTACTAAATCTGCTTTACCTAATTTTATAGTTCCTTTATCAAGATCTGTTTCAATTAATGCCAACTCTTGATCAATTAAAATGTTTTTTATTTCATCATCAAATGCGTCATAAAAATTTTCATTAAAACTGACTAAAAGTTCAGCATTTAATAAACTTACATATCTATCATTAATTTTAACTATTTTTATTAATGTTTTTTGTTTATCATCCGCTTGAAATACAAATTTTAAATTTATTGGGATGCACAATTTTTCTTCTAAGACTTTAAAATAGTCTATAATATAATCTGCTAATTCGTGATATTGTTCTTTTGCCATGTTTTTTGTTTTTTAAATATATTGTAATTATTTAATAAAGTTTATAATAAAAATAATAAAGAAAACATTCCAAATAAAATTAATGAGATTATTGATACTATAATGAATCTTGCAATAAATTTAGTATTTAGATATTTAAACTTCAATACTATTCTTATATTTAAATCATCAATTTGTTGAATATTATCTGTATCTAATTCAACATATTCTAGCATTCCTAATTCAAATAAAAAATTATTAATTTCAATCACATGATTTCTAACCATATTATCAACATAATAGTAGCCATACTTATCAATATTTTCTTTATCATCTAAAGGTAAGTTTAATACTGTATATAATCTACCTATCCAATCATACTGAATACCGTAAGGATTAATATTTTTATTAATTCTTGATTCTTCCAAAACTTTTTTATTCTTCTTAAGAAGCTTAAAATATCTTATCAAATATAAAAATCTTTTCATGTCTTATTTTTTATTTATATATTTATTGATATAGGTTCAAATGTGCCTATATCAATAAATAATTTGATATTTATTAATATCAAATTATTTACTTCAATTACATATAGATTAAAAATAATTTAAAGTTTACTTGAAAGACGTATTATTGTAGTTAATTATCTATGAAAGCTAGATGCTGGTGCTGGCTTATCTAAAGAATTTTTAATTGATTTTAATAATTTTCTAACCTCAGATATTTCAGAATAAAATTGAGGTTCAATTTTAGTGACAACTACCATAGGTTCTTTTGCTTTTTTCTCATCTTCTATTTTATCGGATCCTGTTAAGTTATTAAATGCATTACCAATTGTTTTCATTAAATTAGGAGTAGAATCAGAGTTACCATAAATAGTTTTTATTGTATCTTGATTATCTTTTAATTTATCAAGAACTATTTGCAATTTTGCATCATCAACAGCACTCAATAAAACAACACTAGCTGAAACTTTTGATAAATTATCAAATGTTGTAATATCTTTCAAAGAATTAGATAAATCAACAAACGAGTCTGCCAATTTATGTATTTGAACACTTTTATCTGGCATATTATCTAATAATTTAACTAATTTATCAAATCCTTGAATATAAAGTTCTGATAAAGGATTTTGTGTTGCATTTGACAATAATATTAAAGATGGAAATAGCATACCTAAATTATTTGTAAAATTCATCACATCATTTATATTTACTGCAAAATCATTTATATTTTTAGCCATTGAAACTATAAAATTATTAAAATTTGTTAAATAAGTTGCATCTGGAATATTAGTAAAATTACCGTCTGATAATATATTTGATGCTAAAACTATTGAATTTGATGATTCTCTCACAAAATCTGTTATTGTCATTTTATTACCACCAACATTAAATAATCTAGCTATAATATCCATTATTCCTATATCATTAACTTTAGAATATGCTGTAGCCATAGATATAAGAAAGCTACCAATTCCTTCTGAATATTCTTTAGTTGGATGTCCAGCATTATTCCAATTTGTAGAATCTAATATTGTTTTTGCTGTAACCATAGAAGAAGCAGCGTTTTTAACAAATACATTGAAACTTTCAGGATTCACACTAAATATATTAGCGCCTGCGATAGATACTATTGCATATGTTTCAGCGAATGATTTTAATAATTCACCAACTCCATCAGCATAATCTTTAGATGGATAACTACCTGCTGTACTCCAATTAACACCAGATAATTCTGAATTTGCAGTTTTCATTGCTCCTGCTGCTGATATTACAAAATCATTAAAACTTTGGGCTTTGGTACCAGTCAAAAATGAAAATACTTTATTAATTCCTTGCAATCCTGTAATAGCAACATAAGCAGCAGCGAATAATGTGAGTGCTGTACCAACTCCCAATGACCATTCCAATTTTGGATAACCACTATCCCATTTACCACTTTGTAATAATAAAGATACTTCAACCATTGTATTTGCTATTTTAATTAAAGGGTTTTCTTCACCAGTAAATATTTTTGATATCGCTCCTGCAATACTACCAGCGGATGCTATCACCATAGCAGAACTAAACGCAATTAATGATCCACCTACTCCTAATGCCCAATCCAAAGGTGGATATTTAGTATAATCACCAGTTGGTATTATATGTGAAACAAGAACCATAATTCCAGCAACAGCAAGAATAGCAGCAAGACCAATCCAGAAAAATGGATTAGTTCCAGCAAATAATCCAACTCCAGCAGCAATAAGAGCAAATCCTCCAATTGCTAATCCAGCAGATAATGTCCACATAAAATCAGGTGCTATCATATTAGTAGGCAATGATGAAAATATATTAGCAACGACTACAATAGCAATAGATGTTAATATACTTCCTGCTATACCAACAAGCAAATCAGAAAGAGATAATTTACCTAACAACATAACTGTAGGTGTAAAAATTAATATTGATATACCCATTGCTAATGTACTTAATACAACATTTAATGGATCAGAAAGAGATATAAATTCACTAAAAATTATACTAGATTGTGTAATAGCAATAGACATTGGCAAAATCATTAATGTTCCAGTAATAACATCTTCCAATTTCATTTTACCTAAAAAATAAATTGCGGGAGTAAAAAACAGCAACGATAATCCAATAACAGCACTACCAATTAATAAATCTAATGGATTACTAATTGGAACAAATCCTTTAAATATTTCACTTGCTAAAACTATACCTCCTGCTATTAATGGTATCATAAAAGGCAATGCCAACATTTCTTTATATGTCACATTTTTTAATCCTTTTAATGCTAAAGAAATTCCAATAGTTGCTACACCCAAAGCCAATCCTATCATACCTACAGATAATACTTGCATAAAAGATATATTTTCAACCCCTTTTAAAATATGAGAAGATTTTACAATGCCCCATGCTATCATTGGTAATATTAAAGGTAGCAATGGTACCATTTTTAATGATGAACTACTAATTTTAGACACTGATTTCATTATAAGATACGCAGCTAATCCCATTGCGGTACTAATTAGAAGAATTGACATTGATTGCATTACTGAAAAGTCTGGCATTCCTTTTAATATGTAGCCAGACAATGCTAAGCCAATTGCCATCAATGGCATAATAGATGAAATTAACAGTATATTAGTATATTTTAAATTTTTTATGTCCGCTATTTTACTATATGCCAATGACATAGCTATCATAGATACTGATAACGCGACAACTGATAGAAAATCTACTTTTCCTATTATTTTAAATGCCAATCCTAACGCTAAAACTCCTGCAGCAATTAAAACAACAACTTTTATACCATCAACAATCTTATTTTTGTTCTTAGGATCTTCTATGCTACCAAACATTCCAGATTCTTTTTGCTTCTTTATTCCATCAATTTTCTGTAATATTTTTTCATTATCAGTTTTGACATTTTTAAATCCGTCTTCTGTAATTTTCTGTAAATCCTTTACTACATGACTCAAATCATTCATAGGAGTCTTTAAAAAATCATTAACGACGTCTGATTTGCCAGTTTTTTGCTGTTCTTTTAATATTTCCACAATTTTCTCTAATGCGGTAGTGAATGTATCTAATGATTCTATGTATTTTTCATCTATTTTAGACATTTATAATTAAAGATTATTTTGGGTTCTTACTTTTTTCATATTAGGGTTTGGAACTGAGTTAATATTAGATTTTTTAAGTGTTTGATTTAATTTATCTATTTGCTGTACTGTTTTATCAAATTCTTGTACTTGATTTTTATAATCTTGAACTTGTGTTTTTACTTCTTTTTGATTTTCTGGCTCTAGATCTTGAATATTTTGTAACAATCCTTTTTCAATAACATCTTTCTTTGCTAAAATGGTTTGTTTTTGTTGTTCAGTATCTATTAAAATATTATCCACACCATCTGTTGGTTTATTGTTATTTGTCTGATGATTATTGTTATTTTGAACTGGTTTTAATTTTGTTTTATTTGATAATGAATTTATATAACCTTGTGTAGTGTTAGGATTATTCATTCCGTTTTCTAAAAAAATTTCGTAATTATTTATATGTATCATTTTAATTTTGATGTTTATTTTTAGCTCTACGTAGAGTTTCACTATTTTTAAATTCTTTACTAGACATAACATGGGGGTTATCAGAATTTGTTACTGTACTTGTTCCTGATGTACCTTTACTCACTCCTGATGTTCCTGCTTCAACTGTACTTGTACCTGATGTACCTTTACTCACTCCTGATGTTCCTGGTGCAACTGTACTTGTCCCTGATGTTCCTGGCTCAACTGTACTTGTTCCTGATGTTCCTGGCTCAACTGTACTTGTTCCTGATGTTCCTGTTGCAACTGTACTTGCTCCTGATGTTCCTGTACCTGGGTTTTTAACTAATGTCAGTTTTTGACTATCTGTTGTAGTTGTTGTAGTGGTATTATTTGATTTATTAGATTCATTATATATTTTCAATTTAGTAATATCAAATATAGGGTCATTGTTTTTATCTACTAAACTAATTGATTGATTTGTATCAGCGTTAACCATAGTTTTTATAGCATGATTTTCAAATGTGAATTCAACTGGCTGTTCATCATATAGATATGTTTGATTTTCATCTATATCAGTTAATAATTCAAATTCATCCAATCGTAATCCTTTTTCAAATGCCTTCAATTTTGAACTATCAACATAATCTTTACTATTTATTATTTCTTTTATTTTTGAATTATAATTTTCGTCATTTTTTCTTTCAAAAAATGAAATAATACTAGGTTTTCCTCCTAATCCTTTTTTTTCTAATTTAACTGGGTATTCATTATAGAAAAACAAGTCTCCTACTTCAGAATCATCCAATCGTTTTTGACAATCTGCTGTCTTATCATTAATAACTTCATTGATTCTTTCTTTATATTTAGTGTATTTTGAATTTTTTTGTTTCACATAAAGAATCTTTAGTGTATTACCAGAAAAATTTAATTCATTTTCTGTTATTATTTTATTTGTCCAAAAATCATGAATTTCTTTTATTATTTCCTCACCTTTTATATTATCAAAACTTGAACTTACAGTATCTGGTGTATCATCATTTTTTTTTGTTTCATCAGGTGATTGTTCATCTGTTTTTTCTTCACCTGACTCATCTGGTTTGATTGTATTAGTGGAAGTTGTATTATTAGATGTATCTTCTTTTTTTGTGACACTAGGAGCAATTACTGTTGATGTTTCTGCTTCATTTAACATGAAATCTGAATACGTTTTTTTCATTTTATGTTTTATATTTTTATTTAAAATTTAGATGCAATTTTTTTCAAATTATCTAATACTACTTTATTATCCCAAAAATTAGGATTACTTTCCTCATCTTTAAATGCACTAAATTTTTTATCATTGGAATCTGATATTAAATTTAATGCTTTCCACCAAAACTTAACTCTATCAATTTTACGACAGCTCTTAATATTTATTTTATCTTTTTGATAATTACTAGCTATTACACCATCAAATGAATTACTAGGATTACTTAGATCTAAATCAGCTATGAATTTTTCACCTGATGGCTCGCACAAAAATAATTTATTTGTCTTATTATCGGAGCTAATATAATTATTAAAAACTAAAAAACTATTACTTTGTCCATTAGTATTTGCACTTGTACCTGATGGTAAGCTTGCACCTTTCTTTAGCATAAAATATACATTAACGACATCATCTTTTTTAAGAGTCACATTTGCAAAATTAGTAGATGAAAATATATTTTGAAATTCTTTAAAATTTGATGTAACTATATTATTTTCAATTTTCTTTATTGTCTGAGTGATCATAAACATATAGAAGCCATTTGATGGCGCTGAACTAATTGGTGCAATTGTAGAATTATAATTTATTCCTTGATAATCAAATATACAATATTGCCAATTTCCTTCCAAACCACCAATCTTAGTTTCATATTGATTTAATGAATCACCAAGTTGATCACCAATCTCTAATGATTCAGTGTCACTTCCAAGTTTTTTTACTTCTTTATTTGCTTTTAATGTAGATCCTGATAAATTTACAGTTGATCCATAGTTACCTTCTCTTATATCAACAATTGGTATGTCCATAAGCAAAGAAAAACTTGCATATACTTTTGATAATTCTTTATCCCATCTCAATTTCAATTTTTGTTTTTCAACATCTTGACCTTGATTTTCTGGGACAAATAATTCTTTTGCAGTAAGTTGAATAACTTTCAAGCTTTCTGAATTTACATTTGATGCAACTTCTTTCATAACATCAGTTTTTCTATTAATTGTTTTTTCTATTTCTGCTAAATTTATATCTGATATTGGAAGAGAAAAATCTTCTTCTCGTTCTTTATATTTATCTTGATCTCTTTTAGTTATTATACTTTTAACACTAACCCAACTCTTGACTCCTGATTTTGGTCTGATAGTTGGTGAATTTGATCCTAATCCTATTTTACCTGCGCTTGAATCTGTCTTAAGTTGAGCTAATGCTTCATTTGTAGATGTTGCTTCTGATGCACCTTTACTTTTAGATTCTTTTTCTTTTAATTTTCTAACTATCTCATAATTAACATATATAGCTTTTATCATATCAAGTTTCTTTTTAGCATCTTCGTCACCTTCATCTGCGTTTTTCTTAATTTCATCAAAATATTGAATATTTTTTTTCAAAAATTCGTATGTCTCAGATTCCATTCTATCATATTCTTCTTTATCTACAACTTCTTTTACATCATTAATATTTTTTATTATAGGTCTATCATTATCTGTTTTTATTCCTGATTTTTTAATCAATTCTTCAACATCTTCACCTTCTGTGCCATTCATCATCCTATTAAATAAATCTTCTCCAATATCTTTTTTAATTGCTTCAAAATTAACATCATTTTTATTTTCAGATGAATCAGAATTAGTATTTTCTTCTCCTCCTTCAATTTTACCTGATTGCAAATTAATTTTTTTAATAAAACAATATATTATAACTCCACGTACCAATTCATTTATTAATTTTGCAATCAATCTATTAATTATGAAATTTTCTTTACCCTTTCTCCATAGCCAACTCAAACCTTTGAATAAACCATTCATCAATTTTCCTAAATATGTATCTTTCAAATCAGCATTATTAGCAAATCCATCTCTAGCTCCAACTCCACCTTGAGTACCGCCAAATATTTCATTCATTTTAATAAAATCTTTACGACTTTGAATATTTTTAAATTCCATTTATTTTATATTAATTTTTTAATTTTTAGACCATTATATGAATATTTTTTACCAAATAATACAAAATAATCATTTTCAAATTTAACAGGGCAATCTTTAGATTTATCTATACTTGAATCATAAATAATAACATCATTGATGCTTAATGAATAATTTTTTAATTCATTTATAAAAGATCCATATAATTCTTTATTAGATTTCATAATAGTATATTTTTTTTCAGGTTTTACTACTGATGATTCAATATTTTCTATTTTTTTCACTTCTGAGATTTTTTCGTTTTTTTTATTTTCACTTTTTTTATTAAGTGATTTAGATGGAATATCTTGAATTAATTCATCATTAATATGCTTCTTAATTGATGATTCTGAAGGAGAATCAGTTATTAGCTCAGCAGAATCATCTTTAAATTGATATTTTTCAACAATATCAAATTTTTTATTATTATTGATATTTTTATTATTTTCTTGATTATTATCTAATTCTTCTGACATAAATATTCTTTTTATCTTTATATATTAATATTAATTATTCCTTTAAATATATATTAAAATAATAAATCTAAAAATTTATATATAACATTATGAAAGTATTAAAATATAGTAGATATTCATTTTTAAAGGAAGCAAATCTTATAACAGAAGATTCTGAATTTCAACAATTTCAATTCGGAATCGAACCAATGGGTACAGCTGGAGGGGGAGGAGACTTTGCATTTGCTATGGATCCAGGTGCTTCATATTATAATTATCAAGACAGTCCTTACACTGATTTTTATGCAAGACAATCTGGATTAGTATCGAATTTAGATAGAGTAATAAAAAGCTTACGTGGTCAAAATAATTTAATTTATAAAGATAGTAATCCTTTTTTAGAAGATATCGAATTATACGATAATATCAAAATTTTAAGAATATATGAAAATAATAGTTTAAAATTAGATGTGTTTATATCATTTGAATTTGATAAAGAAGAATACTTTGGAGTGTTCAGAAACTATAATGGATTAATAAGGCCAACACTTGAATCTGAAGTATATTTTGATCCAGAATACTTATATAGATTTGATAGTGAGTATAAACTAAAATTAAGTAATTATTTTTATAAGAAATTGGAAAAATGGTTCATTCCAGATCAAGGTTTTTATAAAAATATGAAAAATGAAACTAAAGTAAAAAATAATATTGGTAAATTATACGAAATAAATGAAAATAAAGTAGTTGAGATTTTAGGATATAATATCAATAGTAATAACAAGCCATATATTATAATGAAAGTAAATGAAGATACTTATCATATAGAAAACAATGACTATTATTACTTTAAATGGAGATTTGAGAAATTGAAATAAATAAAAAGAGATTCAAATGAATCTCTTTTTATTTATTCTATAATAGTGTCTTTATAAATCACATAAATATCTACTAACAAATTTCTCAAATTATCTGATGAATTATCCATATCAAATTTCATTTTCTTTAATTTAATTATTATTTCACATATTTCACGTTTTGTATATTTAAAATACTCTTTTGTATGATAATTATGATTCATATTAAATAATTCCTTTACATCTTCTGCAGTTTCTTTAATTATAGACACTATACAATTATCAGATTTAGTTTCAGAATTAATCGAATTAAACAAACTTTTTCTATAAAGTTCATTAGTAGGAACACAATTAATATCTCCTACTTCATCTGGATTTAATGTTTTAACTTTACTAAATACTTCTTCTAATACTTTATTACTACGACCAAAAAATTCATCTGGATCAACACCATCAACTGGCATAAACAAATCATAAAATAGTCCTCTTTGAATTTTATCTCCATTACTCAAATTACACATTTTATCATTTTGAGATAGAATTGTTACAATATATGCATCATTTGTTTTTAATCTATAATCTTCTCCGACTATTTCTAAATTATTTTCTTTTAAATATTTTTTAATAGCATCTTCAAAAAAAGAACTTTTATTAATATTTTTCTCTGTCGCTAATGTATCAAAAGCATTATACAACGTTTCATCAATTGAATAAGTTTTTATTGTTTTCATGTTTTTAGTTGTTTTTAGTTTATATATAAATATTTTATTGTTCAAATTAATATTATTAATAATATTATTAATAATATTAACATTTTTTATAGAAAACTTTTTTATTATAGTATTATATAATTATATATGATAATTAAATCCATATCTCTTAGAAATTTCAAATCATTTGGAAACAACACACAATCAGTAAAATTTGAAGATAATTCATCTGATTTAATATTATTAACAGCAGATAACGGTGGTGGTAAGTCATCTTTTCAACAATCATTTGATTTTTCGCTATTTGGTATTGTAAGAGGAAAAAGCGGAAAAAGAGTTCCACAAGCAATATTATCCAATAGAATTAATAAGAATTTAGAAACTGAAATACATTTTGTCAATAATATGTCTGATAACATCAGAATTCAGAGATGTTTGGAGCCAAATCATGCAAAAGTTTTTATTAATGACGTAGATGAAACAAGGAAATTTAAAAATTTAAAAAAAGAAGATAGAGATAAATTAATAGGATTTGATTATGATACATACAAGAGTTTTATATCTATGTCAGTATCTGATTTTGCAAATTTCATAGACTTAAATCCTGAGGAAAAAAGAAGTATAATAAATAGATTATTCAATTTACAAGACTTAGATGAATATCTATCGTTAAGTAACGGATTAATTAGGCAAAACAAAGAAGAAGAATTAAAATTATCATCTATAATAGAAACTAATAATCAAACGATTATAACACTGAGTAAAAATATTGAAAATATAAAAAAAAGTGGAATATTAGATAAGGAGAAAGAAAAAGAAAAATTAGAGATAGAAAAAAATTCTAAAAGAGAACCATATATAAATTCTAAAAAAGAAATGCTATCATATGCAGAAAAATTTAAAAAATTAGAGATAGAAAGGCAGGATTTTGAGAATCAAAGAAATATAATATCTAATAATATCATTGAAATAAAATTTGAAATAAAAAATATAGAGGAGAAACTTGAGATATATGAATCTGGAACTTGTCCATTATGTAGTACTAATTTGAGTGATGAAAATCATAAGCATGACTTGAGTAAAATTAATTCTAAATTTATAATTGAAAAAGAAAAATTCAAAAAACTAAATTTAGAAAAAAATGAATTGACATTAAAATTGACTCAGATTTCAAACAATAGAGATTCATTATACAAAAAGAAAAATATAACAAGTTTAGTATATAACAATTTGATTTCTGACTTAAAAATAATAACTAAAAAAATATCAGATTTAATAGAAATAACTGAACATGTATCAATTTCAGAATTAGAAAAAAACATTATAGAACTTAAAAATAATAATATCAAAAATAACGAAAAAATATTAGAAATAAAAGGAAAAAATCAGGTGTATGAAGAATTAAAAATAGTTTTTTCTACTAATGGAGTTAGAAAAAGTATTGTTAAAAATATAGTAAAACCTATAAATGTTTATTTAAAAGAAATTTTAGATGACATGAAATCTACATATAGTGTAAAAATAGATGAAAATTTTAATGTCAAAATATATGAAAGATTAACTACTGAGATACATTCAGAAAGTTTATCAATGGGTGAATCAAAGAAAATAAATATTGGTATAGCTCTATCTTATTTAAAATTAATATTAAAATTTAGAAAACTTAATATTTTATTTTTAGATGAAGTATTTTCAAGTATGGGTCCAGTAAATGTTGAATTTGCTTTGAAAGTTCTTAAAGATTTCACTAAGGAATTTAATCTTAATATAATTATATTGGATCCAAAAGTATATTTCACTGAAAGTTCTCCAATGAGTAGTTATTTTGATAGAATATTAAAAATAAACAAAAAAATGTCATTCTCAGTAATAAATGAAGAAAATTTATAAAATAGTAGAAAACCGAATAAATTATTTAGTAATAGAAGAAGATGGTTGTTCTAATTGGGAAAATATCATTGAACACAATTTTTGGTATAAAATTCCTAAAAAATACAAAAAATATAAAGATATTAAATTTATAATAAATAATAAACACAATAATCTTGATATAATAATTGCATATTATCGCAATAGAAAAGAGCATAATATTTACGGTTCATCATGTATATCTAGAAAACCTTCTACTGGTTGGTATTATAATAACTGGTGTATTTATGGTAAAGAATATTTTGATATGAATGAATGGAGCAAAAAAAGCAATTCAATAATCAGGAATAAAAAAATACAAGTATTAAATAGAATTTAAACTATTTAATGCTTGTATTTTCTGTTTTCTAATATATGATTCATCATAATAATCCAATAAATAACAAGATTTATAACTCAAGTCTTTTAATACATCAGAATTTAGATTGGAGTCGATTGAATCAAATATAGATTTAGTATTTTTATCATATGGAAATATATTTATATAAAAATCATTATTACAATCTGCAGTCTTGATTAAATCTATATTATAAAAAAAAGTAAAAACTAATTTACACTTTATAATACTATAATATGAATTAAATTCTAAAAATTTATTAACATCCTTATACACACCCATATAACCATCATATACTATCAATTCTGGTTTATATTTTAATAATATTGTTGGTATATCATCTTTTATTGATAAAAATATTAATTTGTTATTATTTATAAAATTAATATCATTTTTTTTATATCTAACAACAACATTATCTATATCTGTTTGTATTCTTGATATCGAATTACTAAAATAACTTTTCAAATCAGTAATAAATAACATTATCTTATTATTATTATTTAAAACAAAATTTTCTATAATTTTATTTATTAATAAACTCTTTCCTGTTTGTCTTGGCCATATTATTATAGATTTATCATATTCAATAATTTTATTGAATGCGCATTTTTGATAATCTCTTAGCATTAACGTCTAACTTGTTTTTTATTAGCAGAATAAAATTGTTGGGGTGGTCTTTGAATTATTTTTTTCTTTTTATTTAAAATTGTTGGATTAATAAGGCTTGAACATATAATAGCTAACGCAAATATAATTGTCACTTCAAATCCAAATGTTTTATAAGTAGAAAATAATATTACGTTGAAAAAAAGTGATATAATAAGGAATTTCCACATAAAAAATAGTCTTTTTCTTATAATATAAGAAAAAAGACTATTAGTTTATTTTTAATTAATAACATTTTAGTCCAATGCCATATTTTTATTTTTTGCGATAAAAACAAAAAATTTAAAGGTTACTATATCAAATCATGCATACTTGATAATCTTTCTATTTAATTTTTTATTACCAACTTCATAAACTTTATTAGTCAAAGAGTAACACTCTGGTCCTAAACCTCTTAATAAACTATCTGGTGTGGTGAGCGTCCGACCGCACCTTCCACAAATTCCTTTGTGATATATTACCATATCTTTATGAGTTTTATTCATCATCAGTAAGTTAAAGAAAAATGTGAATGCTTTGTAAGATAATGCATCTGTACCAATTTTAGATTTTTGAGTTAATTTAAACCTCAATGTAATATAATTAAAAATAGCACCCATATAAGTATATGCGCCTTCATTATCGCTTCCTGTAAGTACATATACAAATAATGGTGATTTTTCATCATCATCTTTCATTTTTCTGACTTTATAAGTAAACCAATTACCAGTCACTTTGCTTTCTAATGTTAAAATTGCATTACCTCCAACTATGAAATTTTTAATGTCTTCGACATTTTCAAACTGATAAAGAGTTTCTTTTTTCATATCTTTGTTTTTAATTATAGTACAAAGATACAACATTTTAGACTAATAAAAAATCCTTGATACATATATTATCAAGGATTATAAATATTTAATATATTTTAATATTTAAATCAATTCTACTACTTGTGAAACAACATCTGATAGCACTTCTTCCTCATTATCTGATATGATATAATCATCTGAATATGTAGCATAAAAAAAGCCTAAGCAATCTGATTCAGCATATTCTAAATCTTCATAATTCTTTTTTAAGTATATTTTATATATATCTCTTTCTTTTATAATACTATATATAGATTTGTTATATTTAATTGATTTAATATCATCAATAAATATATAATTTAAATTGTCATCACTTTTTAAAATAGATGATGATATTATATTGGCAGTAACGGTTAAATCATCTAATAAAAAATTATCAATAACTACACCAGAATTATTAATTGTAAACAATAAATCTAATGATATATAATCGTTTTTATAATTATATTTAAAAAAACTCATATAATTAAATTGTGAATTGTATGATGACTCATTACCGTTATAATCTTTGCCATTAGAAAACATATCACTAGTTTCTTTTAATATTTTCATATAATTCAAATCTTCATGATTTGATAATTTTTCAATATTTTTTGATAAAATTTCGATTATTGAACTATATTTTTTTTTGTTAGCATTATGATTTTTTCTAATAATAATAAATACAACAATAACTAAAGTAATAAATACACAGATAACTATTTCATTCATACTCTTATGAATTATTTTTTATTTATTAACACCGCTATTTTTATGGCTGTTTCAGCAAATTCAGAAAATTGTTCAGTTGTCAATTCTTTTGTGTGATTATAATATTCCATTGTTATTAATCCAATTGGAGTATTATCATAATCTTCTAAAATTGTTGAATAGTAAGTTTTTATTCCTAATGATGTTAAATAATCTTTTAAAAATTGGTCTTTCAAATTAGATACTAATGGAATAAAAATTTCTTCTCTTGTTGCTAATATTCGATTCCAAAGAGGATTTATACTCAATGGCATATTTTGCATCTCTTTTATCATTGGTTTAGTTTCTAATGATACTGCTTCGTATGTATTACTACATTTTTTAAATTCTATTCCTGCTAAATTTTTACCTCCATTATGAAATTCAAAAATTGATATTCTCTCACTATCAAATATTTGCAACAAATGGTACATTTGTATTTGTATTTTATTCGCATTTTCAGCAAAATTCATGAATTTTGCTGGTAAATCTGAATGGTCATCATTTGGCATTTTTTTCATCATATTATCCAATCTATTATATAATGAATCAATCTTATCTTCTTGTTCTTTTATTCTTTTTGCTGAACTATTTATCAACATATATGCAATTAGTATTATTATTAAAAAAACTGTAATTATAAAACCATAATCTTGAAATATATTGACGATATTTACTGCTAGTATTGAATTTAACATTTTAATTTATTTGTTTTTTATTTCTTCAAATAGTTACCTGTTTCAGCACTATAGATATATTGATGATTTTTAATTACATTAACATTAAACGACTTTAATGCTATATATACATCGTCTAAGCATTCATCTTCTGCTCCTCCACATATTATAACCTTTTTATTTCTTAATTTTTTAAATAGTTCTACCAATTCATCATTGACATAAAACCATTGATGATTATTTCCTATATATATTAAGAATTCATTTTGTTCCTTTAATCTAAATGCATCTCCTTTCTTAAATACATTATTTCTTGATTTGAATTCTTCAAGTGTTTTTTTATCAAAAATATGTGTTATCCATTCTTTAAACCCTCCTTTATATTTAGAATAAAATTTTTTAACTCCATATTTTTTTTCTATCAAATCTATCTCATTTTTAAATTTATAAGTAGGCTTAGAACCTTGATTTGAATCCCATATTTGATACACTCCTTTTCCTGTTTCATCTGATGGAAAATCCAAACAATATTTGTCAATTTTTTTAATGAAACCATTAGGATCAGTAGGAAAATATTTCTTAAAATTAGACTGAACATCAACGATTAATAATATTCCGTCATGATTAATTAGTGATATATTTTCATTTATAGCAAAATTTTCAAATTTAAATATCTTCATAGATTTATATATATAATTTATTAACTTATTTTTTATATATAAATTTGTGAATATCAAAAAACTCAGGGAATTAGCACATGTAGCAATCATTATTGAAATATATATAATGATAAATATCTACACATAAATACTATATGTTATCAAAAAATATAATAATGAAATAAGAATATGAATTTACTTTTAATTTATTAAAGTTTAAAATTTATATATAATAAAAAATAATAATATATAATTATGGCAATGACAATTGATCAATTAGTCGATATAGTTCAAGGTGATTTGACAATATCAGGACTTTTTGATAAAATTTTACCTGACATGGAAATAATTCGTTTAGTTAGAGAAGAAGCATTAGATTGGTTCTATAAAAACTATCAATTCTCTAAAATAAAAATGTTTTATTATCTAAAAAAAGATTTCATATACACGGATGAATATCATAGAAATAAAACGATTGTTTTACCTCCAGAAGTTGAAGATTTGGTTAGAATTGTAAAGATAGATAATCCTAATATGTTTAGACTTGGTATACAAGCTCCGCAATTATCAATAAATCTTGGTGTAACTAATCAACCATTTTTAACAAGTTTTGTAACAACAGCAGGTGAATTAGGAGTATATAGATCAGTTATTAGTGCATTTGCAGATCAAATAAATAAAATGACCACTAATACATTAAGATTTAATTTTAATCACATAAATAAGCATCTAAATTTATTAACTATGATTGATACTGATATGATGTTAGAGATATATGCAAGAATTGAAGAAGAAGAACTTTTTGATAATGTATATTTCAAGCAATATCTTATTGGATTATGTCAAATGAGAATGGGTCAAGCAGTTGGAAGATTCAATTTCAATATGCCTGGAAGTTTTCAATATAACGCTGCTGATATGATTACTCAAGGTAAAGAAAAAATGGATGCTATAGTAGAAAAAGTTAGATCAGAAACAAACACAGGCTGGTTCATTATGGATAGATAAAAAAATAAACCACTCAATTGAGTGGTTTTTTCTTTTTATTATTTTCGTAGTAATACTCAGTTATAGAATCATCTCTTTTTATTACTGTTATAAGATCATCATCGTTGTTATTATTATTATCAAACAAAGTCATAAATTCTTCTAATTCCTCTACCAATGGTTCTTCATCCAATTCAGTATTATTCAATTTATCAAAATGATATTCTAATTCTTCATTATACCATTCCTCACGTATTTCATTGTATATTTCATCCATATAATCAATAGGTTCTACAATAGGTTCTACAATAGGTTCTACAATAGGTTCTACAATAGGTTCTACAATAGGTTCTACAATAGGTTCTACAATAGGTTCTACAATAGGTTCTACAATAGGTTCTACAATAGGTTCTACAATATTGGTATTTATATCAAAAGATTTAGGATTATTAATAATATAGTTTATAACATCTATAACTATTTTATTATATTTTTCTTTTTCAACTTCTTCAACTTCTTCATCTTCTTCAACTTCATCGTCCTCCTTTTTTTCTGTTAATTGATTAATACCTATTAATAAAGTAATCGCCAATGGATCAAACACGCATATAATAAGTAATGCTACTATATTAACTAAATTATCAATAGGTATTCCTGTTAATTTTGCGACAAATTTATAAGGACCTATTTCATTTGTTGCATCAGATGACTTAAGATTAATAATCTTCTGCTCGTAATATGAAATAGAGTCATTATATACACTTGCTTGCTTCATTTTTAAGGTGATATCAGAATTAATCATATTTATCTGATTATCTGATCCTGTTATATGACTTTCTGCACTTTTTGCGATACTATTATTTTTTTTAGTATATAAATCATCTAAACGTTTTTCTTGCTGTGTTCTCAATCCAGATAATGTATTAATTCTATTATTTGAACTCTCAATAGATTTATTTATCATATCTAACTGAACTTTAAATAGTGATTTTTTACTTTCAACTATTTTTATTTGAGAATCTCTACTTTCTAATTTATTGGCAGATTGCTGATAAGCACCAGTCAAAAATCCATATATACCTACTGATGTCAAAAACATAATAAACACAACAGCAAAAACATAGAATGCTCTTAGTATTGGCTTTATATTTTTCCAATAACGATAAACGTAAGATACTGTGACTAACTTAGAAAATTCTAAAGCTGCTGCTAATATAGTTATACCTAATCCTGCAGATGCAAATAATTTTGTCAATCCAAATATCGAAAAATATGCTGCAGTACCTGCTAGTGATAATGCAGCAATTGATAATAATATCACAAAAGTTAAATTTTTATTCATAAATATTTATTAAAAAGTTATACATTAAATTTTTTTGATTGTTTAAAAATTTCATATCTTTCAGGGTTAATATTAGTTATTATTTCGTCCAAATCATTAACATCATCTGATTTACCTTGAAATGAAAAATATGATTTACTACCACCAGAAATTGAATGAAATGAATATATTAAGAATTGAATGAAAATCATAAAAACTTTCAAATATTTATATTCTAAATCTACCCAAGAATCACGAATCCATATTATATAATAATTATCAGAATCTAAACAAAAACTAATATCTAAATTATATATTAACTGTTTTTCATCTTTAGTAAAGAATTCTATATTACAAGAATAATCTTTTTTTGATATTGTTGGTATATCCTTATATATTAAACAATCAAAATCTTTAAAATTAGTATCAGATGTAAATGTATCACATATAGATTTTGCTAAATTATTAGTTTTTAATTTTTGAGAATAGTCACTATAATTTTTTATCATATGATTTAATCTTTTCTACCTGATACATATCTACCTTTTCTAGTTTTGTTTATATTAGAAAATGTTATGAATTTATCATCTATCTTAATATCAAAGCTATAAAGGTTTGTATCATTACTTAATAATTGTTTAATTTTTTCTACTTTAATATGTGATCTTGATTCAAAGTCATAAATTAAAAATTTTAGTCCATCGTTCTCACTAAGACGATCTTTAAATTCTGGTAATCTTAAAAATTCCATTATTCTTTCAACTAATTTGCCAAATTTATCAGATCCTTTTCGATATTCTCCAAAATATTGCTTGAAGTTCTTTATCCTTGGTTCCTCCCCATAATTAGTTCCAGCAAAAGGAATTTTACCTTCTGGCCCTGCAACAGATGGAAAATAAAAATTATGATCTGTTGATTTAGTATCAAAGCTTGTAATCATTATAAATTATATTTTTTTGAGTTTTTTAATATTTTCATTTCCTTTATAAAAGGTTTAATATCATCAAAATTTACCAGTAATGTATCCTTTTCATATTTAAAATTTTCTCCGCATCTTAGAATAAGATCAAACATATCTTTATAATCAATATAAGATTCTTTTGTAATGGCTACACGAGTTTTAGTGTTTATTTCATAAAAAATATTATCAGATGTATCTATATAAGAATAGCATGTCATTTGATACAATTTTAACGAATCATCCCATAAATCTAAAAATAATTCTTTAGCTTCATCAGCTAAATTTTTACCTTCACTTTGAAATCTATCTATTTCCATTATATGTTGAATTTTTTTGAATCTATTTTTGTGTATAAATCATCTAAACATATTTCAACATTGTTATGAAATGTCAAAGAAATTTTTGTTGATGAATTACTCCCAGGATATATCACGAAATCACAACGGTCTTCTATGTAAGTCAAAAATAGTTTAAAATTATTATAATTATTAGATAACCTTAATTTATCACTGGAAAAATTACTTATCTTATCTGAAACATTAATTATTAATAATAAATTGTCATATTCTTCAAAATATTCGTATTTAATGAAGCATTTTAAATCACTAAAAAATGTTTTTTTTAATAAAGATATATATTCTTCACATTTCTTTATCCTATCATCTATAACTTTAGAATCTCCTATTTTTTTCAATGAAATTTTATCTTTTTTACTAAAAAAACCTTCATTGAATTTATCTATTTTCATTATTATACATTAAATTTTCTTGAATTTAGCAATAGTTTAATATTATCAATAAGTTTATTAAAATCTGTTATGCTTGCATACATAACGCCAGAAATTAATTGAAATCTTGAATCAGAATCGTTTAAAACATTACACAGTTCATTATATTCTACAAAATTATCACTCGTAATAGACATACTAATATTAAAAGATAGATTAAATCTGACATTAGTATCTATTTTAAAACTTGAAATTCCTAATTTATCGTCCCATAATTCTAAAAACAAAGATTTAACTTTATTTACAAAATTGTCATAATCTTCTCTATTATTTTCATTAAATTTTTCTATTTTCATATTACCATTTTTTTCCTTTTGTGAATGGTATTTTCATATCTTTCAAATCTTCTGGTCCTTTTTTAATATCTTCTCCAGTTGGTGTAGTGTGAAAATAATTGTTAGTATCAGTTGCAATCTTAACAGAATCATCTATAATTGCATTTGGTCCAAGCTTACACATTCTTATAACAGAATTTCCTTTTACTCTACAGTTAATCATACATTGATATAAATAACAATCACTAACTTCTGAATCTAAATCAATCGTAGCACTTTCAATTTTAGAATTCAATATATCAGTATCAGAAATTTCTCCGCCATGAATAGTACCATTAACTAATTCTGATGAGATAAAATTACAGCTTGTATATCTACCATTATTCATAGAGCATTCAATAAAATCTAAATCATATAAATCAAATATTGTTTTAAAAGTTGCATCAACCAATTCAATTCTATTAACTTCAGTATCTAAATTTATAATACAATCTTTAAGATTATAAATATTTCTAACCATGTCAAATATCTTAGTATAAATAGTATCATAATAAGCTTTCACTATACTATAATCATTCAATTTATCTACTTGAATATCAATTGTTGGAAATTCTGCAATAAAATCATTATAATTTGAAAATGTTTTGAATATATTAATATTTTCAAATAAATATTTTTGTAATTTTTTTAAATCATTATCATCCAATTTAGCATCACAACAATTCCAAGTAATTGCTATAAAATAATCCATTAATGATAATATCTCAGATGATTTCTGATTATAATTATCTCCTCCAATATATCTCCACTCTAATCTTTGTCCAGATGCTTCAATATTTTCTGCTGGTATAAAATTTATTCCATAATATTTAGTATTTCCTATTTGTACATTATTCTGTAATATATCTACTGCATTAGTAGAAAAATCAAAACCTTTGAATGGAATTAATGTTTTAACACTTTTTGCATAGATATTATTTTTTCTTTCAGGAAAAAAGTTGTATATTCGTTCTTCATCTACAGATAAAATTAATTTTAACTTATTTAAATTATCTAATACTTTACCATTACCTATATCATCAAAAGATATATTGATGTGAATAGAGCATTTTTCATCAGTTCTAGCATATTTATCAAGAACTTTTAAAATTTTCAATAAAATTATTTTAGAATTTACATAAGGTATTGGTCCAGTAATTAATTCTACAAGATCAGCACCACCTGATAAATCTGGTTCAATTTTAAAATTATTTTCATCTGGAGTAAAAGTTGAGTGATATTTTCTATAACCATGTACCTGAATAGGAGCAAGAGTATTATTTAATAATTCAATTAATTTAAAATATGATTTATCGGTATAAAATTCAAATTCAAACCCTATAACAGAATTTTTTAATTTGTTAAAATCTGTAATATATTCATTAGAGTAGATTTTCATTAATATTATATTATATTTTCAAGTATATATAAAAAAAAATTCATCAAAAAATTAATATATACTTTCACAAAAAACAAGGAAATTATGGAAATAAAAAGATTTAACGAAGAAATAAAAACAGTACCATTCTCAAAAATTGATAAATGGAGTGTTAATAATATACTACAGCCAAAAATTAAAATAGGCAATAAAGAATTAGATTTAAAATTAGGTTCTAAAGTTTTAGAGTTGTTTAATAATTACGGATTTGATATTAATGTAAATGTATTTGATTGGATGAAAAAACAGCATCTGTTACTGTCAGATGAAACAAATTTTATTGAAAATAGAGTTGAAGTTGGAAAAAAACAGTCATGGGAAGATTTTCTAGATGATAATGGATACGAATATGATGATTTACCTGAAAATGAACAAAAGAAGATAGACGAGGAATTTGAAAATAGAGGATTCGTTAATGATGAAGCAGAAATAGAATTCTCTGTATTTTTACCAGAAAATTTAGAAAATATTGAATATGCAGCATTGGCAGATGCTTCTGTATATTTGAAAATTCTATCTGATAGTGAATTAAATGGAGTTTTAAATGGTAATACAGATTATCGTATATTATCAGATGAACCATTTGGATTTAAAAAATTTTTAAACTTTAAAAAAATAAAAATAACTAATAATAATATTGAAGAAGTTCCAAGTATTGAACATAGACTATACAAAGATAGTAAAGTGTTTGAGATATTTAAAAGAGAGCTTGGAGGAGATCAAAATTTTAGAAATTTTTTCAATGAATGGTTATCATTAATAAAATAATAGAAATGATATTTGGATATAAAAAGAAAGAGTTATATGACTCATTTATAATAAATTTCATACCTAATGAAATTGATATGTATTGTGAGCCATTTGGTGGTAACTACTGTGTTTTTAATTATTTAAAAATTAAACCTAATTTTTCAATTTATAATGACATAAATACTTATGATAAAAAAATTGATGCTAATATAATTCATCACTTAGATTATAAAGAAATTTTCAGTATGTATAATACTGAAAATATTTTTTGGTATTTAGACCCTCCATATTATAAAAAAGAATTTTTATATGAAAATTGTGAGAATTATAATGAAAATTTTCATATAGAACTAAAAAATGAAATTGATAAGCTCAAAGGAAAAGTTATTATATCATATGAGGATAACCAATTCATAAGAAAATTATATAAAGATTATAATATTAATAAATATAGTGGAGATAATTTTATTTTTAGAAATGAAATAATAATAACAAATGAGAGAAACTGATATCATTAAAATTATAGATGAAATGTTAAAAACAAAATTTCATAACTTGAGCTATAGAGATTATTATGGATTAAACGAAAAATATTTAATTTCTGTTCATCCGTATGCAATACACATATATAAAATCATAAAACCTATTAATAATTGGATAAATATTTTAAATGATATAAATTTTGGAACAGGAAATTATATAAAATTAATAATAGATTATCATAAATCAGATTATATAAATGATATATGTCTTTATAATCCATGTGAAATATATGAAAAAGTGTCTGGATATAACTCTTTAATGGAAAATGATAATATTGGAGAGACAAGTGATTATTGGGATAATAAAAAAGACATATTCAACAAATACCTAATTACACATAAAAGAAAAGAAAAATTAATTAATATAAATAAGTCAATATGAAAACATGCTATAGCGGAGGTGCATCTGGATCAGATTATATATTTGAGCAAGAATCAATTAAAAAAGGAATAAAAGTCATATCTTTTTCTTTTGAAGGACATAACACAAAATCAGATAATAAATATATTCTATCAACAAATCAGATAAAAGAAGGTTATGAACATATAAAAATTGCTAATGAAAGACTAAATAGAAACATAAAGAATATTTCTTCATATGTAAAATATCTAATATCAAGAGATTGGTTTCAAGTAAAATGTTCTGATACAATATTTGCAATTGGTACTCTTGAAAATGAAACTAATGTCAGAGGTGGAACAGGTTATGCTTGTTCTTGTGCGATTGACAATCACAAACCAGTATATTTATTTGAGCAAAATGTGAACCAGTGGCATTATTTTGATTATGAGTCAAACGCATTTGAAATATATGAAGGTATTCCAAAATTAACTGAAAAATTTGCAGGAATTGGAACAAGAAATATAAATGAAAATGGAATGAATGCAATAATAAGTTTATTTAAATATTAAATTTATCAGATAAATTTTTAATTTTCTGTTCTTTAATTTCATCAGGTGTAGCTAATATTAAATCTGCATCAGAAAACGGCATAGTATAATCAAAGTTACTAGTATAATATTTTTTTATATAATCTAATATTTCAATAGGAATATTTTCAAATTTGACATTATAATATTTAAAATTGTCATGTTTATCATAATCTATGGATTCAATTTTTCCGATATTATTCTCAAAAAAGTTTTTCAAATCTTTTGAATATGTCAATTCATGACATCTTACATAATCACCTACGTTAAATCCAGAATTTAAATCTTCATAATGTTTTAAAAATTTCATATTAAAAATTATTTTATAATAATTATATATAAAAAAATCCACAATAAATTGTGGATTTTTTATTACCAAGCATCATTACTTTCTGGTAAATAATAAATATCATCCAAATAAGGACTAGAACAATTTTTATTTTTGTTTTCTATCATTTCAGATTCACTAACAATGATAAAATTATAAAAACCATTATGAATACTTTCTTCTAATAAATTTGAAAGATCTTCATCAGATAAATTATAAAGATCTGATTGTTTTTTAATAATTGCATTAATTGCGAATTCTCTTGTTACTATATGTGTTGTTTTTATGCTCATTTTTAAATTATTTCTCTATAATTAATATTTTTTGTTGAATTTTCATTGATTCCTATTCTACGAAGTTTTCTAACGACTGATCCTTTTTTATAAATAGTTAATATACAATCTTCAGTATCTATTTCAGATGTTTTAATTTTTCCTGTATATTTATTAAAATCTTCTGAATTTTCAAAAACAAATTCAACATTTTTCTTTTCTTTTTCTACAGTGACTTTTTCTTTCATTACATTTCATTTTTTTTTCTAATTTTGCCTTCCTCTACATTTTTTTCAGCAATATTAATATATTCTCCTGATATATCAAAACCGATATACTTTCTACCTAATCTTTTTGCAACAAGAGCAGTTGTGCCTACTCCCATAAAAGGATCTAATACTACATCTCCTTCTTTAGTAGTTGCATTTATACAATGTTCAACTAATTCTTCTGGAAAAGGAGCTGGATGAGGAATATTCATTTTTGGTGATATTCTCCAAATACTTTTTTGTTCAATCAAATCTCTTTTATTGAAAATTGGTGCTTTTTTATTATCTTTTGTTAACCAATATACTAATTCATATACTGGTTGAAAAAAATATAAAGAATTATTAACATCAGCTTTTCTATCCCAAATAATTGTTTGATAAATATTTATATTTGATTTACTAACCCATTCATATGGAGAATACTCTGTTTTATCATATCTTCTATTTTTATGATTATAAAAAAATGAGCCACCAGGTTTTAATACTCTCTGAATTTCATTTAATATTTCTATTTGCCATTTCTGATACTCATCTTCAGGCATATTATCTTCAAAATTATCATATGTGATATATCCATCCCAATCTCCACCTTTTTGCTTTTTTCCTTTCATGAGTCCAAGTTTATTATATGGTGGTGAAGATACTCCAGCATCAATACTATTATCATCTAGTTTTCTTAATCCTTCTAATACATCCATCTGATATATTTTATTAAATTCTAGCATTTATTATTTGTTTTTTTTGTTTTTAATTATAATATAAATTATTTAATCATGCATAAGATGACAAATCAACGACAATTTCTGGTACAATATTTCTGCATAAAAAAGAACAATTTCCAACAAATCCGTGTTTTTTGTTATATTTTCTTTGTGATAATACATAAATACATTCATCTTTATCATCACAAAAATAAATATAAGTATAACCATTATCATCTATTCTCATCTTAACTGTTATGTAATCACAATTAACAAAATTATTTATATCTAATTTTTTTAAAAATAAAATATCATCACTACTATCAGATTTTGATAAAAAATATTTAATATTCTCAAGTTGTTTTTCTTTATATGCATAACCAATTTCCGAAAATGATATTATATCAATACATTTTTCTCTAGTTATTTTTCCAATTTTTGTCAATAAACTAAAATTGTTTTTTATTTTATTGAAGTCAGATTCACTTTTAAATAAATTATTTAATATAGGTATATTCAATAATTCACAAAAAATTAATGGTTTAATATTAGAATCCACTCCTTTAAAAAAATTTTTTTTATTTAAATCTTTAGGAAATTTCATAATATTATTAATATCATAATAATTTTTAACATCAGCAATTATAAAGTTATTAAAATTAGTTATTAATAAATCACCTCGATATGCACTACAGCAATTAAGTCCTGGTATCTTTATTTTTTTTAATTTAATATATTCACATTTAATTATTTTTCTATCAATATTATTTATCTTATTTTTAGAATCTATATCTTTAACTTCTTTATGTGATACACCAAACAAATCAAAGCTAAGCTCATGATTTGTATTTTTATTAACTTTACTTAAATCATTTTTAAATGATTCTTGAAATTTATCTCCTGTTATTTTTTTCATATTTATTTTACGTTATTAAATATATATTATAAATATGATAATTTGTTTGATAATTAATCAACAACAATATTTGTTTAAAATTGAAAGATTGAATTCAAAACTGACAATCTTTTATTTATTGTAGGTAATCCAATTGGTTCAAGAAACCTATTTACGATGTGAAGCATTGTCACATCAAATTGTTCATCATAATCTATTTTAACACCTTCTTTTTCACATATTTCATATGGATATAATCCTCTTTGATATGCAAATACGCTATTTTTAACATGATTACAATAAAAATATTTTATACGTCCTCCTCTAATATTATCATACTTTGTTTTATATTCAGAGTTTTTATTTAATAAGTAATTGTGTAAAGCTGCAGCTTTAACTGCAAAGTGAGCACCCTTAACACATAAAACATCAGTAACATCATCAATAACTTTAATTGGATAATTAGTGCAACTTGAAGTCATACTAATATCTTCAATATTAGCCATCATGAATTGTTTTTTCAAATCTTTCACAATTAGTAATATTTTTCTAATATTCAAATTATTAGGATTAGAAAATATATATCTCAAAAACTCATAAATATTTTCTCTAACAAATGGAGGGGTAGATGATTTAACAATTTCAACACCTTTTGGATAAAAATAACTCATACTTTCATAAAATAAGCCATCTTCCCAAGCTACATTATTTATATAATGCTTTTTTTGTATGTGTAATGCTGATCTATTAATTGTTTCTAATTCAAAGTTGTGTATATTCTTAACTCCATATCTTGCAGCATATTCATCTAGCCAACCATTATATTTTTTTTCTATAAAAACTCTATCCATATGAAGAATGAAGTCTAATTCATCTCCATTAAATCCACATGACTTTATCATAGGAGCGAATGAAATATATAATGAATCAGTATCGCCGTAAATTGTAATTGGAACATCTTTTGGTAACTGAGTTACATTAGAGAAATCATGAATAAATCTACTAAATAATACATTATAACCATTTAATTCTTTTTTATCTTCAACTAAATCATTACGATAGTAATTCAATTTTTCTAATAAATTATCAACTGATTCATATTTATAATGAATATTATCTCCATTTCTATCTAATAAATAAAAACTACCATCTTTTTCAGCAATATATTCTAATCCAAGTAGTTGATGAGTCTTTACATCTAAGTGCCATTCTTTATAGAAATATGTTTCTATTTTTTTAAGCATATAATTTATAACATCACGTCCTTGAGCAGTAATAGCATTTGCAATATGAGAATTTGACAATACAAATTTAGGATGAGCGAATGCTCCATATGTACCGTTAATAACCAATTTCAAAGCTAATTGCATTGCTTTTGCTCTATCATAATCAGCCTTAGTTACATCAATTTTTGTTTTTAATTCTGCTATTTTATCTCTCTTTTCTTGTGCTGTCATTATATTTATTGTTTCTTATTATATCAATTATTTTATAATTGGTTTAAATAAAAAATATTAAACTGACATATAAAAAAAGAGATGATATTAATCATCTCTTTTTATATATTGTATTTATTTATTTTGTTTGATAACTCTATTAATTTTGATATTGAATCTCCTTCTAAATTTAATGATTTTAGATAATTATTAAATTCATCAATAAAATCTTCATTTATATCATACCATCTTTGATCTAATTTATCTAAATCTTCATTTTTATCATTATCATACTCACTATATTCTCCGTTATCTCCATTGTAACAATTAAAATTAACACTATCAAAATTAAAATCTTTCATTATTGAATATGCATCATATACTAATTTTTTAGAAATATGTTCTGATATTTTTAATTTTTCAAACAAAATAATCATTTTTTCATGAATATCAACGTTATTATAAGGATTACCACCACGGTTATAATAACCTTTTGATTTAGAACTGGCATATCCATTATCATAATATTGTAGATGCCCGCCATTAAAAACTTGTCCATTATAGTTACCAAGAAGAACACAAAAACACGGTAATGTTCCATATTTTTCTTTTACCAAATTTAAAAAATCATCATAATTAATATCAGATGAATAATCTTCATATAAAACATCAATTATACCGTGAAATACATCACCTTTTGAAAAATCTTCATTTTTTAATAATAATGTTTTCAATTCTTTTTCATTTTTGAATAATATTATAGAATAACTATTTTCTTCATACATTTTAACATGTTTCATATTATAAATTAAATTTTTTTACTGAATTATCAAACTCATCTTTCTTTAAATAATCTTTATATTTTTCTGGAAATTTAATAGCTATTTTATTAATATCATAATCAGTTAAAAAATCAAATGGTTTATGTCCTTGATTATTTTTGCAATATAATGAAGATCCAGCAGATAATAACACAAACATTGATGCAACATCACTATTTATAGCTGATCTCATCAAAGGAGTATCATTATTATCATTTTTAGCTTCTATTTCAGCACCAACTTCTATTAGTTTATAAATTAAGTCATGATAACATAACGTAGCAGCATAAGTCAAAGGAGTCTGTCCATTTTTAGATTTTATGTTTGGATATGCTCCATCATCTAATAAATTTATCATTTTTATTGAAGGCTCCATGCTTCTACTATCTAAAGATTTCGCATCTAAAATTTTCATCAATTCTAATGTTGATTCAATTTTTCTAATCTCAGAATAATCAGAATAATTTTCAAATATATTAAATTTTATTATCATAAATTAAATTTGTTTGTTTGTATTATATATTCTAATTCTTCTTTATTTTTTGATATATATTTTATTTCATCTAATGACATATTTCTTTCATTGTGCGAGAAATATTTTTCTAAATTTTTTGGTATTTCTTCATAATATATCACATATGGTCCCATGAAATCTGTATCATATCTAATATATTTACCTATATTATTTGATGTGAAATTAATAACGTCATAATAAGAATATAACTCTGATTCATTACATACTACCCAATCTCCAATTTCTGGCTCATCTTTACTAATTGTTTCAAACAATTTAAATTTAGTTATCATATATTGAATTTAGTGGTATTTTTTTTAAATTCAATATCGTCATAGTATTCTTGAATTTCTTCTGGAGTACATTCTAATTTACCCATAAATATATTATATTCATTACTTTCTGATGTTGGATACCAATACCATGTATATGAGTCTTCATGTTCTGGATGTTTTACTAATGAAATAGTTTCAAAATTAGTATTAGTATCTTTAGTTGAAAAAACTTTATTCTTACGAAGCCTTATCCAATCGATAATTTGTTTATCTGGCATTCCAATTTTTTTAAGAGAGATATAAAAATCTGGCATTTTTACTGGAATATTCCAAACTAATTTTTTATCAGAATCTTCAAATAGTTTAAATTTAGTTATCATGTCATTATATATAAAAAACATTTTTAGAAAATAAATATTAATATATATGAATATGGAAAATTCTAACTTAACTAAGCAAGCAAGATCTGATATATTCTCTGAATTATATCCAATTATAATTTTTTATATCAATAAAGGAGCTACATCACAAGCATTGAAAAAATATTATAGAAACTCTAAAAGGTTTAATGATATTTTAGATGATATAAAAAACAAAGGTGCTAATATAATAACAGATGATATTGAGTATAAAAATTTAGTAAGAACTGTATTAAATGATATATTAGATGATTTAATAGCAAAAGAAAAAGATGATGAATATAAAAAACTAACTCACATAAAAGAATTCAACTCATATGAATATAAAAAATAATTATCAAAAATGATAAATGAAATAAATAATATAAAAAAATTCACAGAATGGTCTCCATTATATGAATTTCAAATACCTAATGTAAAATTGGATGAATTTTTCTATAACATAAAATTAGCTACTGCTAAATATACTAAAACTCTTGTTGATTATTTTAAAACATATGAACAATATATTGATTTAATGGATAAAAAGAAACATCAATTCAAAATTAATGATATGTCAGGAGATATTTTAGGTACAGAAAAAGTAGTATTTAAATGTAGTATTTTTGATAAAGAAGATATTGAAAATATTAGAGAAAATTTAGTAACTTTTGCATTATCAGAATTCTATTCTGATATACCTGATTCATTAAACGTTTTTGGTATTATGATGAAACCTTTATCGTTTATTGATAAAGAAAAAGTTAAATATTCATTTCAACAAACAATAACATTTGACACAACAATAAACGTCATATCAACATTAGGTAATATGGTATATGACAATGAATTCAATGGCTATTATATTTGGACTGACAAAAAAGACAAATTAACTGAATGATAATTAAAAGATTTTTTCAATTAAATGAAAGTGTAATTCGGGAAGATAAATTATCTAAAATAGTAGATAGGTATGATGAATTATTAGAATATACAATTGAATATTTAAAAATATATGAGGAAATAGAAGATATAGTTAAAATAACTGATTTTTGGGATGATAATATGATAGCATATACTGACAGTAATGAAAATGAAGAAGAATTTGAAATATCAAAAAATAGAATGATAGAATATAAGAAATATTTAAAAGAAAATGGAATAAATAATTATAAAAAAATAATATCAGATAGAAATGATACATTTGGATGGATTACTGAATATTTAAAATTTAATAATTTATGTAAAGATTCTGAATATGTTGATTTTTATACTTATACTGAAACTGGAAATGATGCATTAGAAATAGGAATAACAGACAATGATGTATTCAATCTTAGCAGGGATTACACATTCGATAAAGATGAATATCAATCATTAATATATTTCATAAATAATATAGAATCTTATGACTCAACAAAAAAATTTAATATTTGATTATGATAGAAAAAGATATGCAAATTAAAGAATTATATGATTTAAAACATATAAATGATAATATAATAACAGGATTTGATTATGAAGAAGGACTGATGACAAGATCATTATCTAATTTGATGTTTCAAAATGAAACAACAAGCACATTTCTTGATAAAATTAAAAAATTATTGATTTATACAATAGAATCTAACTTAATAGTTAGAAATTTTTTCAATTATACAGTACACAAATACTACAATAAACATAATAATTAAATATGGAAATTAGAAAATTTGAAAAATACGAAAATAAAATTGAGCCTTTTATACAAGATCCTGAATACAGACTAATGCAGATTCATTCAAATGGAGACTCAGAAGAAATTGAGAGTGATGTAAATCCATTTGATTTAAATGAAATTGTTCAATTATACTTAGATTATAAAGGTTATGATAATAATATGTGGATAAAAAAAGTAACAGAAGAGATTGTAGACTTGAATATGATTCCTGAAATAAAAATACACTTATCTTCAAAAAAATATAACATATAATTTTTTTATTCAAATTATTATTTGTATATTTGTATTCGGAATTATAATAACTCACTTAAAAAGGTATATAATGAATACAAAAGTTGAAAATTTAAAAATCAAAAAGAACGCTAAAATTAACGAGAAAACATTCAAATATTATTCATTTGATATTGATGATAATTTGCTATACACAAACACTAAAATCATCATGGAACATTTAGTAAATAATGAATGGATTGATGAAGAAGTAGACACAGAAATGTTTGCTAAAGTCAGAAGTGCTGAAGGATGGCGGTATAAGTCAGGACAACTATCATTTGCAAATTTTAGAGATTGGGGTAAACTAAAAGATGAGACATTCATCGTTGCATTCAAAGATGCTGTAATGAATAAGAAATTTGCACCTTCTTGGACAACATTTATAGAATGTATCATAAATGGTAATATATTCTCTATTGTAACATCAAGAGGTCACTCGCCAAAAAACATAAAAAAAGCGTTATATTGGCTTATATATGAGTATGGTTTAGAAAATTTCAAAGATTTACAAATTGAAAATGTGAATAAAGATGTTGATTTCAAAACTCAAATGATAAACAATCTTTTGAAATATCACAAAATATTTGGAACTGAATCTCACCAAGTAATTGATTATTATATTGAATTATGTCCAATTTATACTGTATCATCTGATTATTTCATTGAAAAATATGGAATAATGCCAATAGAAGAATCAAAAAAAGTTGCTCTTCAAGATTTTAATGTATTAGTTAATAAATATGCAAATAAATTAGGAATAAATGTTGAATATGGTTTTTCAGATGATGATCCTAATTTTGTTAAGGCTGCAATGGATCAATTTTTAGAATTAAGATTATCAACTAAGAATGTAACATATTCAGTATTTGATACAGGTGGTGATAAAAGAGTAAAAAAGGTAATGTAAAATTATGATACTCACAAATAAAAGTAGAAATATTTGGGTATCTGAGAATTTCAACAGATATAACAAATTATCAAACATTTTTAATTTATCAAATGATGACATTAAATTTTTAGATAAATTTGAATCAATATATAATAAATTACACTCAAAAGAAATTAAAGAATTCTATAATGACACTCCATTAGCCCACATAGGACGAACTCACAAAGTTCTATATAAGAATTAAAAACAAAAAAAACCAACATTATTAATGTTGGTTTTTTTATATAAACTAATATTGAAATTAGTTTTTGCTATAAAACTCACCCATTGTAACCAATTGAAAGCACTGAGTAGGTGTAATGCCATTTTTCTCTGCATATTCAGCAATGTTTGATCCAGTTGAAACATAACCATTGTAAAAAGAAATTAATTGTTCATTCATTTTTTTAATTTTTAGATTGTTTTATAATTAATTGAATACAAAGGTATATAAAAAAATCTGAACTACAAAAGTAATTCAGATTTTTTATGTTAAATATTATGTTCTATTTCTAAAATTTTTATTTTTCTTTCATATGATATATCTTTTAGATAAAACCAATTTTTATATGACAATCCAAAGTTATCTTTATTTATTGTAAAAAATGAATTTTCATCATTATCATCTAAAATACATAATCTCATATAATCTGTATCAATATCAATACTTATGATTTCATATAATGAACCACAAGTTAAAATTGATGAACCACATTCAGATTTATAACAACATAATTTATCTCCAACTTTTATCATTTAAGCAAAGATTTCAATTCTTCTAAATAATCAGAGAATTGTTTGAATGCATCTTTATAACATTCTCCATCAGTCAAATCAATACCAGCTTTTTTAAGCAAATCTACAGGATAATCACTACCACCAGATTTCAATAATTCCATATATTTTTCTAATTGTTCTTTATCTCCATTCAAAATTCTAGTCGAAAGAATAACTGCAGAAATAAAGCTAGTTGAATATTGAAATACATAAAAATCATAATAGAAATGTGGAATACGTGACCATTCATTTGCATATAGTTTATCAATTTTTATGATGTTTTTATCTTCACCATGATACTTTTTAAGTAATTCATAATACTTATCATTCATCATTGATGATGTTAGAACCTCTTCATTTTCTACTGATTCATACATAAATTTTTCAAATTCAGCGAACATGGTTTGTCTGAATACAGTAGTCCTAAAATGTTCAATATAATTATTCAACAAGAAAATTTTCAATTGCTTATCATCTGTTGTAGTTAGCATATGATTAAGAAGCAATAACTCATTTGTTGTTGATGCAATTTCAGCAATGAATGTTGAGTAACTTGCTTTATTGTATGGTTGATTTTCATTACTTAGAACAGAATGTCCAGCGTGTCCAGCTTCATGAAGCATAGTTGAAACATCATCATATTTACCTTTATAGTTCAATAGAATATAAGGATGAACATCATACACAGAACCATTCATATAAGCACCAGTATCTTTAAATTGATTTGGATAAATATCTATCCAACTTTCACTTATTGCTCTATTCATAATATCTGTATATTCTTCACCAAGAATTGCAGTAGATTCAATAAGTAATTTCTTAGCGTTATCATACGAATATTCATAATCAACATCATCAACAATAGGATTATACAAATCATAATAATTCAAATCTTCATATCCTAAAATATCTTTTCTAAGATTAAGATAATCAAACATTTTATCAAGATTATTAGAAACGTTTTCAATCAATCCGTCATAAATAGATGTTGGAATATTTTCTGATGATAAAGATTGATCTAAAGATGATTTATAATTTCTAATTTTACTTCCTGTTGTTGAACTCTTAATAAATTTGAACATCAATTTAGATAGTGTGTTCTTATATTCATCAAATGTCTTATAGAAAGTATCATAAACTAATTTACGGTCATCTCTATTACTTGACTCAATTAATACTCTATAATTCCTATCATCAACCAAAACATCTTCTCCATTAGATAATTTTACAGTTGAATATTTCAGTTCAGTATTTTTGAATATAGTATAAACATCACTTGACGTAGAAAAAACATCCGAGATTTTAGTAAGAAGTTCTTCTTCTATTTTAGATAAAATATGACTCTTATTTTTTAAGGTATCTTTAATATCAAAATGATAAAGCTTCAAATCATCATTTGATAATATTATAGAAATTGTTTCATCATCAAAATGAATAATTTCATCAGTGATGAATGCGCATTTTGAACTTATTTTAACAGACGCATCTTTCACTTTCTGAACCAACTTATCTGCATCTTCATTATTTTGCTCTTGATCTAAATACATGTTAGCATAACAAAAAAGTTTTGTGATCATTTTTCTTACATCTCCCATTAAATCTAAGCAATCTTTCAGTTCTTTTGGATTTGATAATTTTCCATTAAATAATTCAATTTTTTCAGTGAATCCAACAATTTTATTACAATCACTATCAAAATCTGATCTATTTTCGTAAATATGAGTCAAATTCCATTTAAACTCTTCGGGAATGTCTTTTCTTAATTTTGTTTCCATTTTTATTTTATAATTGTTTGAATTTTATCCGTTTGTGTTTGATTTTGCAACCATTTATTTGTAATTTTTCTATATTTTATGCTATCTTTAATCTCTTTAATCTTTTTTTTGGAATCTTCAATTTCTTTATGAAATCTTTCTTTATCAGAATTATATAAAGGCATAAGCTCATTATATAAATCTAATTGACTTTTATCATTACCATCATTCAGCATCTTAGTTGATTGAATCAAGCATGTTTTTACATCATCATTATTTATATACCAAGTTTTTTGTGTTATCCATTTTTTTGTATCATCATCTATTTGAAATTGCTCTGATGTTAATTCAACTTCTTTCATATTAGTCAAATCAATTAATTTATTTTCATTATCTTTTAGCCATTTAGTATATCGTTCCATATTACCAACGTTTTTCAACATATCAGATATTTTAACTCCTATTCCTAAATCTTCCTTTCCAAGATACATTCTAATAAAAATTAAAGCGCCTGGATGGGTTGTATCATCATCTTTAATAGCAAAATAACAACCAGCAGGAACAACCCATTCATCAGATGGTAAGAATGAAAATGATTTAACATAAATATCAGCTTTACCTTCTTCAATAAGTTCATCTACTAATTTAGCATATTCACTTGATTTTGCTCTAATGATTGATAGTGCCAAGCCTTGACCAGTTTCTTTTGTAAGATGAATAATCTTATTTAGCATTTCTGTTTTTTCCATTTATTTTGTTTTTTTTGGTTTTATTGTCATTTGCATTCTTTTACCTTCTAATTTTGGCATAGACTCTGCTATTCCAATTCCATCTAATTCTTCAACAAACTTCAATAATTTAACTTTACCTTGATCTTGATATACTATCTCTCTTCCTTTGAAAAATACTGATAATAATACTTTATTTCCTTCAGATAAAAAGTTTTTTGCGTGTGTCAATTTAAAATTGAAATCATGTTCATCAATATTAGGAGTCATTCTAATCTCTTTGACTTCAATCTGATTTTGTTTTTGAGTTTTCTTTTGTTCTTTATCTTTTTTCTTTTTATCATAAAGAAATTTTTCATAATCAACTATTCTACATATAGAAATATTATTATTAGATGATATTTCTACTAAATCTAATTCCATTTCATCTGCAAGTCTAATAGCCTTTCTAGTATCTAAAACACAATTTTCGACGTTATCTCCTACTAATCTAACACTTTGATTGGTAATAAATCTATTAATCTTGTTTTGATTTTCTGGTTTACTCATATTTATTATTAATTATTTGTGCAAATATAATAAAATTATTTCTATATACCAAATATATTGATACTTCATTAAAAATATTTATGAAATATATTAAAATTTAATTTATTTTTATTTATAATATTAATCATAGAATAAAGTTGATTATTTTCATTAGTATTAAATAATACATCATTATATTCAGTATATTCTATTAATTTCCAAGCATCTAAAATCAATTCTTCCCTTATTTCTTCATATAATTGATAATTGGAAAAATTATCTTTTTGCCCTAAAAAACGAAGTTCACTTCTTCTAAAATTATCAAGTTCACCATGTCCACAGCAAGGTCTCATAATATCCAAAACATCAGAATCATAAACTATATTATGATTTATGTCATTTGTTAAGTTCTTACTAATTAGTGATGAAATATATTTACATTTATCTTCATCATAAAAAGAATTTTCTAATAAGTATTTTAAACAATTATTTGCACTATCATCTTCCCATAAATCTATTCCACTTCCTTTTCTACCGCTATCATGAAAAGATACTGCATATCTTATTGCATTGAAATCTATATCTTTACCTAATTCCTTTGTATAAAATCTTGACATAAATTCAGAAAAAATAATAGATCTTGATATGTGACGTCTTCCATGAATTCCATATTCATCAAAACTATTTTCATGTTTTTTATAAATATTTAGAATTGATTTATCCAACTCATTTAAAAAATCATTCCATTCTTCAATGTCTTTATTCATTTTATTTTTTGTATTTATTTTTATCGTATTGTTTTTTACCAAAATACTCTGGTTTAGGATATAAAGTTTCATCTAAATATAATTTATCAAAAACATCATTTGAAAAATATTTTTGAAGATTTATTTTTTTGAATTTTTCCATATCTTTTATTTCCTGAACTAATTTATTCAAATCTTTAATTTTAATTAAATATTTCTTAGCAACGTATTTATCTTTCTTATTTTTTAATAAATCTTCTACCAATTTTTGCCACAAAAAAACCTTATATCCTTGATCTAAGAGAGTTTGAGATTTTCTTATACCAACATTATCTTGATCTAAAAAGAATTGAATATCTAAGTCAGAATCAAATAAAAATGATAAGTCAGTGTCAATACTATTTAATCCTATTGCTCCAATAGAATTACTATGAGATTTTTCATAATTCATAAATAATGAATCTAACATTCCTTCAAATATTGTCACTGGTTCATTCCAATCAACATTCAATATATTAAAAAAGTTAGAAAGCTTATTATAAGATAACATTTCTAATTCATCTAATATTTCATCAGGATGTAAAATTGAATATACTTTTTCAAAATTAAAAATCTTAAAAAATCTCTTATCACCAGGCTTCATATTTCGAATTTGCATTCCCAACATTTTTTTACCTGACTTATTCAACATCACAATACATTTCTCAGTCCATCTATCAGTCAAATGATAATCGCATTCATAAATATTTTCAAAATCTTCAATTAATCTTTCATATTTCAAATATTGATATGCAGCGGAATTAAATTGTATAGGTTTAAATTTTGATATTTGATGTTCTGAATGCTCATTAACATAATTAGAAAATTCATCAATATCAATTAATTTGTTCAAATTTTCAGGAATATAAACATCTTTCTTCCTATCAAATTTCATATGAGAATCCGCAAAATCATATAATGCTTGTTTCTCTTCTAACCCAATATCAACTTTAAAATCACTACATAGATGAGTAACACTAGCTCTGCAACCTTCATTAAAGCAAACCATAAATGTAGGATTATCCTTGTAAATGTTTGCTCTTTTTGCATTAGGATCTTTCTGTGAATCACCACATACTGGGCAAGCAAAATTTATTCTATCATTATAATCTTTAATTAGAAATTTACGGGGATCAGAATGAGCATTTTTTAATACTTCTGAAATCTTACTTTTTATATATTCAATATCTATTTTTGACATAACTCATGATATAAAAAATGATTAATAAAGTTTAATCAAATAAAAAACGAAAATCAGGAAGGATAACAACCTGATTTTCATGTATAAAAATAAAAAGATGCAAGATCATGATATATATATTATATATATTTATATATTAATCTTAATTAACTATATATCAGATACTTAATTTATATATTATAATGTTATATCCAGGTTATCTTGTATATTTCCTATAATTTCCATATCTTTTCTTGAATAATAACCATTACCCAATTTGCTATTACATGTTGTAAGTAATATGAAAAGATCATCATTCTTTGATTTGATTTCTTTTATTGATTTTATTGGATTAATCCACCAACAAGTATTTTGTTGATTCCATTCCACAATGTACATGATATCATCATCAGATAGTATATCATTTTCAAAAATTCTAACATTATTCTTATCAGTGATCCCTGTGAATTGTCCTTCTGTTTCAGATAAAATACTGAATTCTGGTATGTATTTACAGGTACGTTCTTCTGTAATAATATCTGAAAATACTATTCCAAATTGGTTATAGTATATCCAATCATTGTTTTCTAATTTTACTCTAAAAATTTTTTCCATTTTAATAGTTTATTGTGTTATTATTCAAATATCTCTATTATATCTACAAGGTTATTATAGATTTCATTGTAGCCACCAGAATGTCCATTGGAATATGAAAGGCTATATACTTTTTTTTGATATTTTTCTGGTACATTATCATAAAGACCACTTTCAGTTTTAATGAAATTTTCAATTACAGAATTTCTATCATTAAAATATTTATGATATTCATCATTAATTTTTTTATATTCAGGAAGAGATTCTTCATATCTTTGAAGTTTTTCTGTATATAATTTAACATCATCTAATGAGTGTTTCTTAGTAAGATATGGCTTTATTGGTCTTTCTGGATATTCATCAGAATTTTTCTGAATAGCATCAATAGTTTCAGAAACACTAAGATTATTTTCTTCCATATAACTAAGTACAATTTCTAATGTAATTTTACCTTTTAAATTTGTTTTCATAACATTAAATTTTAAATGATTATTTGTGTTTAATTGACAATGCAAAGATAACCATTTATATAAATAAAATCTAATTATATTTTGTTAAATAAATAAAAAAAGAGAGCACTTAGGCTCTCTTTTTATTAAATATATTAAAAAGATTCTAATAAATCTATCAAATCCTTTAATTTTATGTATTCTATACCATAATCATCATAATTACCGTAGTATTCCCAATCATGTTTAGTTGTTGATTCTAATGATTCTTCTATTTTTTTAAATTGAAGATAAGTTATTCCTGGCGCTAATTGCTCTAAAACCATATCAAGAGCTTTAAATTTTGGCTTGTCCTCTCCATAATATTCTTCTGACTCATCATCATTCCAACAATTACCACCTTGTGAACCTCCTTCAGACCAACGCATATACACAATCAATTCTTTAATACCATCACATCCATATGGTTCAATAAATATACCTTGATCTGATATTGTACATTCATTGTTTATTTTATCTATTTGTTTCTTTGTTAATTCCATTTTTTTAATTTTCTTATTACAAATATAATAATTTATTTTCATATAAAAAAATTATATTTCAAAATATTTTGATATTATAAAAAATAATTGTATCTTTGCACAAAATAAATATAAAATGGAAAATAAAATAGGTAAAGTATCAAATGCTTTCATAGTATCATCAGGTAGAAGAGTAAAAAATGGTACATATATAACATTTGAAACCAATGTCAATGTGATAATTGGTAATTATGTGGATATTAAAGTTGATAATAAAATTCATTGTTTTGAAGTAATGGATATTTCAATTAAAAGTAAAGACTTATCAGTAGATGCTTGTGAAGTAGGATATTATTCAAAATTTGATAGTATGAAAGATTTTGATTTGAGAAATTTGATTGATATTGATGTTTATAAAATAACTGACACAGAAAGAATTAATAAAATACAAAAAGAATCATGTTACTGTTAAAATATTAAAAATATGGCTAAAAATATAATGTTAAATGAAGAAGATTTTCAGAAATTAACCAAAGGTGAAGTTATTGAAAAAGATGGTGTTAAAATAGCACTTCAAGATATTGGATTTGGTACTATGATTGATATATTAGATGAAAATTATAATGATTATTTAGAATATAGAAAAACACATTTTTAAATGGAAAATTTTGGAAATAAAAATTATCATGTTACAGTAAGCGAAAAAACTTTAACTATATTAGTTTCTTATTGTATTAAAAGTGATTCAGATGAAGTTTGGATTTCATTTAAAGATATAGTAGAGTTAAAAACTGTTTATGATGATTTGAAAAATTTCTTTGATAAAAATGATAGATTTTTTTGGTTTTATGATAATTATGAATTTTCACACTCAAGTGGAGATTTGAAAAATGAAAAAATAGAAAAAATAAAGTCATTATCAACAGAAGAAATGATAAATTATATAATGAGTGGTGAAACTCATCTAAATACCAATGATGATAATAATTATATAAATGCTGAAGAATGTGGATTCGGTAAAATAATGACTTCACCTAAAATGAGAACAATTGATAATGAAGTTGTTGAAAAAAATTCATATATATTAAACTGTTTACCATTCTCAACATTTAATTGTATTCCATTTTCATTTTCAGAAAACTCAATAAAATTCTTTAATTTTTATAAGAATGATATAAAAAAATATTTTGTTGATAATCTCGGAATAAATATGTTTTATAAACTTACAATTATTAAAATTACATTAACATCATATTTAAGTTTTTATAGAGTTAGATATGAAGGTGGAAAAATAAAAAATGAAAAGAATTAGAGTAGAAGAAATAATTAAATGGAATATAGCTAAAAAGACAAAAACAATAAAAGCTAAACCACTAATTTCAATAATGGTGGATAGAAATGTTTTATCAAAATTTTTAGTTGATACATTAGAAGGTAAAGAACCTCTTGGTGATGGATCTATTATTTGTCTTGGTGATAGTAATGATGTTTGGCAACAAATGCCTAAAAAACTTCTTCAAAAATATAGTGTTATTAGTATTGATAATGATGGTTGGATGATTTGTGAACCAAGACCTGATAACTCAGTAGAATGTATAGAAATTACCACAGATTTATCAGAATTTGTTGATGATTCAGATTTTTGGGTAACGGAAAAGGAACATTTTTTTATTAAAGGATTATGGGGTGAAGAAGTTTCTATTCTTGATAAAAAAATAAACATTCAGAGATCAGATATAGGTGACTTCATTTGTAGAAATAGAGAAGATAAAAATGATATTTGGATTGTAAAAAGAAAAATATTTATAAATACTTATAATATCATATCTCAATAAATGAAAAAAGAAAAATATCTTGAATATCGTAAAATATTTGAAAATAATTATAAAGAACAACTAAATATTGGTAAACATGACTTAGGATTTGTTAATTTGCATGACACAAAAAACAATATTTCAAGATTTCAAGAGTTTATTTTTATTTATAGTTGTGATATAAATTCAATATTCACTAATACTGTAAATTCAATAGATAGAAGGAAAAGATTTATAGTTAAAAATAATAAACCAGTAATTAAAATAAGAATAGATTTATCAAATGTTCATTTAGTTGATAATTGGTCAGAGCATTTTGGAAAAGTCGAAGAGTATTATAAAAAAAATATTAAAAAATGAAATGATGGATAAAAAAATAACAGTATTTGAAAATTTAACAGCAAGTCATAATGTAGATCCTCAAAATGGATTTACTCCATTGTGTCCAACTGAGTTACCTGTAACAGATGGTGATAAAATTGTAGATGAATTAAATAAACAGAATAATCTTGTTAAATATAAAACAGTATCAAAAGATATGCATCCTGTTAATTCAATTTGGATAGCAAGTGATGAACATCCTCAATTTTCAACAATAGAAGGAGAAAATGTTGATATTGCTTGGAAATCTCATTGTATATCAGGTACATTTGGATCTGAACTTATATCAGGACTTCCTAAAATGTGTGATTATGACTTTTTTGTAGCAAAGGGATTTGAACCAGATTTACATCCTTACTCAAGTTGCTATCATGACTTAAATAAAAAAATATCTACAGGACTAATTGAATGGTATATTTCTAAACATATTGATACTGTTATAGTTGGTGGATTAGCTACAAATTATTGTGTTGGATCAACTGTTATTGATTTGGTAAATGCAGGATTTGATGTTATTCTTAACCTTGGAGGATGTAAAGGAATTGGCTCAGATGAAGATATTAATAATTATGTAGATATGTTAGTCAATGATTATAATATTGTAGTTGTAAATTCTGCTGATGAAATTGAAGTAATTTAAAAATGATAGGTAAAGCAGGTGATAGAGTCATATATATTGGTTATGCTCCTGATAAAATAGTTTATGATGAATTAATTCTTGATTCAAATTATACAATAAAATATGTAAACCATCATTCTGGTTATGATTTATATGTATTGGTTGGATTTGAAACATGCGTACCATTTATGTCAGATGAATTTGAAACATTGTCTGAATATAGAAAAAGAAAACTTGAAAAAATAAATAATTTAAAATGATAGCATATAAATTAATGAAACAAAGAAAGAATGGTACTCTTGGTAGTTTATTTATAAATGCTAAAGAAGTATATTCTTTTAATGTTTGGATGAATGCTGAGCTTATACCAACAAATGGTTTTTCTGAAAGATTTGGTTGGCATTGCTGTTTCACTCCAAATGCTCCACACTTGAAAGAAAATCTATCAAGTGGAGAAATAAGAGTATGGGTAGAAGTTGAAGTTGAAGGTATAAAAACTTACGATAGACCTGAATCTCAAGGTGGATCATGGATTCTTGCAGATAAAATGAAAATTAATCGTATTGTTGATAAAAATGAATATTGATAAATCGTTAGGATGTTGGAATTTAGGAAATTGTAGTTATTTAGATGAACTTGCATATCATCTTTATCTTAAAGATTATGATAATTGGTTTCATTCTGTAGGTTTTGAAGAACCAATAACACAATACATATTCTGTATGCAACATTCATATGAAAAAAACACAGGACATGTAGCACAATATTACAATAAATCAGTATTAGTAATAAGAAAAGAAAAACTTGAAGAAATAAATGGAATCAAAAAATAAATATTATAAGAATTCTTTAACTGGACATATTATTTGCGAACAAACATTTGTATCAGATATTATTACTAATATTCCAACTAAGTATTATGATTTACATATGCGTGAAATTGTAGATTTTTTTGACTTGAAAGGATATTTGGAAATAAAAAAGAAAAAATTTGATTTATATAGAAGTAGCAGATGGAATGCAGGTGAAATAAATAGTTGGTTTATAAAACCTAAAATAGAAAAAACTTTAATTGAAATAAGAAAAGAAAAACTAGAAGAACTAAATAAAATAAAAAAAAAGTATGATTGGAATGTATAAGGAAATTTATGATGAAATGAATGAAAGGTTGAAATATCTTGAAAGTCAAGAACAAACTGAAGAAATAAAAAATAGAATAGATGAAATTTGCTTATCTATTGTTCATATTCAGCAAAAAATTTTATTTCAAATGGGTAGAAAACCAATGCCTCAAGAAATTGAAAGAAAATTTCTTGTTAAAGGTGAATATAAATCATTATCAGTTAATGAATATAAAATTATTCAAGGATATATTTCATCTAATCCTGCAGTTAGAATTCGCATTAAAAATGATAAAGCATATATAACTATCAAAGGAAAAACTAATGAAACTGGTGTGTCTCGCTATGAATTTGAAAAAGAAATATTAGTTGATGAAGCAAAAGAATTGATGTTATTATGTGGAGATGGTAAAATAGATAAAACTCGTTATAATATTCAAGTTGGAAATCACATATTTGAAGTTGATGAATTTCATGGTGAGAATGAAGGATTAACTATTGCTGAAGTTGAACTTAGTAGTGAAGATGAATCATATGATATTCCAGAATGGTTAGGTGAAGAAGTTACTGGAAATAAAGAATATTATAATTCATATTTGAGTAAAAATCCATATTCTAAAAAATAAACTAAATATTTTATTGTATTTAAAAATAAAAGTATTATCTTTGTGAAATAATTCAAATTAAAACAAATTAAAATGAAACAAATTATCAACAGTATTTTAGATACTGACCTTTACAAGTTAAGTATGATGCAGTTTGTCATAGAACATTATCCTGATGCGAAAGGAGAATATACGTTTAATAATCGTGATAAATCTATGATTTTCAATCGTAAATCTATCAAAATTATCAAAAAACAAATCAAATTGATGGAAAATTTGAAATTGACTGATGATGAGTATGATTATTTGAAAGAAAAAGTAGGTTATATTTCTGTCTCTGCTCGTCAATATTTAGCTGCATATAAATTTAATTCTTCACAAGTTAATATCACTCACGAAGAAAATGGTGAACTTAACATAAAAATTGAAGGTTTTTGGAGGGATGCAATACTTTGGGAGGTTCCTTTGATGGCTATCATATCAGAAGTTTATTTCAAAGTGATGGATAAAGATTGGAACATGGATGGACAAGTAGAATTAATCAACGAAAAAGGAAAACTATTAAGTGATGCTGGAGCGACATTTGCTGATTTTGGTACTCGCAGAAGACGTAATTTTATGACACAAGATATTGTGGTTCGTGAATTATGTAAATATACAGGATTTGTTGGTACAAGTAATCCATTTCTTGCAATGAAGCATGGTGTTAAAGCTACAGGAACATGTGCTCATGAGGCTATATCTGGTGTAGCAGCATTAGAAAGTCTTAATCATCCTAATAAGATTTTCATGAAAAGATGGCAAGAAACATTTCAAGGTGACTTAGGTACAATGTTACCTGATACTTTTGGACTTGAATCTTTCTTATCTGATTTTTCTTTACAAGATGCAAAATTGTGGGATAGTGTTAGACATGATAGTGGAGATGCTCACCTTTTCACTGATAAAATTGTTGAAAATTATAAAAAATTAAATATTAATCCAATGACAAAATCTATTATTTTTAGTAATGCATTGGATGTTTATTCTGCTATTGAATTGATAGAATATTGTAAAAATAAAATTCTTTGCTCTTTTGGTATTGGAACTCATTTTACAAATGATTTCAAAAAAGAGAGTGTTACGAATTTAAAAAGTAAACCAATGAATATGGTAATTAAACTTACTCGTATGAATGGAGTTCCTTGTGTTAAATTATCAGATGATCCTGGTAAAGCAATTGGAGATTCTAAAATGGTTGAAATAATGAAATATATTCATTTTGATATTATAAAAAATAATTATGAAAAATGATATTTAGAGTAATTATATCACATTAAATTTAATAAAAAGAGAATACATTAACTTGTATTCTCTTTTTTTTGTTAAACATAATCAATTTTTATTTATATAATAGATAAATAAAAACATTATTATGAATAAATTTTTAAATAAAATAATATGTGGAGATGCAGTTGATGTGATGAAAAATATACCTGATAATTCTATAGATTTGACCGTTACATCTCCACCATATGGTTCATTAAGAACATACAAAGGAATTATAAAAGATAAAGATCATTTTGATGGTTATAGTTTTCCATTTATACCAATGGTAGAGGAATTATATAGAATAACTAAAGATGGAGGAGTTGTTGTTTGGGTTATTGGTGATCAGATAGTTGATGGCTCTGAGAGTGGTGATTCTT